CTTGGGGCCGAACGATACCTTATCCTCCTCGCCGCCCTTCTTGGCGTGGCGACGGCGGCGGCCACCGAGTCCGAGCTTGCGCAGCGTCTTCTTGACAAACCCGGAGATAAGGTTAGACATTTTTGGTTTATTTAACGGCGAGAATGCTTTTTAACGCGGCGGGTGCGACGTCCCTTACCTGTCGGATTGGGGGCCTGGACAGGAGGGGACTCGACCTTTGGCCTGCGGACCTGGGTGGGAGGGAAGTCCCGCTTGTAACCATCGGTCAAAAACTTGTACTCTGCGGGCCCGTACTTAATCTTTTGCATTGGTGTCTCCACCCCGCCCCGACGGGTGCGACGTCCACGGCCCGTCGGCCTGCGAACCTTGGTAGGAGGAAACGAGACGGGAGTAGCCGGAACAAAAGTGATATCTGGCTTGTACTCGTCATCACCTCCCCGACGGGTGTGACGCCGACGACGACCGGCCTTCTTTGTGTGACGGCGACGACGGCCTCCAGGCTGGACAGAGGACTGTTCAGCAACTGCAGGAGCCGAAGCCGGAGCCGGGGCGGGGGCGGTGGATCCCGTTCCGAAGAAATCGGGAAGCTTCGGCATGCTGAACGAGGGGAACGAAGAGAAGAAGGACTTAGGCTTCTCAGGGGCAGCACCGTAGGCAGTAGAAGGATCCTGGGAAGCCATGATATATTACATTCAAACGAGAAAAGATAAGAGTCTAGAGTAAGAGTAGACTCTATGGACACCCGCGCTTGGGGGCCTTCAGGCTGGCAATTGCTCCACCTAATTGCCCATTACGAAGGCGATGAAGCGAAATACTTTTTCCCGAATCTGAAAGATATCTTACCCTGCAAGTTCTGCCGAGAGAGCACCGCAAAGTTCTTAGCTGAAATGCCCCCGAAATCCCCCGCTGATCGGTGGCTCTACGATTTCCATAACCGGGTGAACAAGAAGTTGCGGGACCAGTGCAAAGAAGATCCCCGTGTCATCTGCCCCCCTCCTGACCCGTCGTTTGAAAAGGTATCCGCTCACTACGAAGAACTCCTACAGAAAGAACCCGACGCACCGCCAGGTATGGATTTCCTGTTTTGCATTGCGTATAATTACACGTCAGAGAAGGAGGGTATTTACCGCCACTTCTTTGCTATGCTTGCGAAACACTATCCTTACGACTCACTCCGGACGATTGTTCAGGGTCACACCTTCCACTACGGAAACAAACGGGCAGTGATGAAGAGTGTGTATACCCTCATGAAAAAATTGACAGAGGCGACTGGGTCAGAGAAACTACTGCCGACGTTTGCGGGGGCATACCAGCGCTACGGATACTATGCGAGCTCGTGTAATCGTGGAAAGACCTGTCGTAATGGCAGGAAGAAACGGGATCACCGCAAGACGTATAAGGTCACGCATGCCCGCCTCATTCATTGACCACGGTGACGAGGCACAATACCATCAAAGCTCCAAGCTTCATAGTGGCTCTTGTAACCCTTGTTCACAACAAGCTCCCCGATCTCTTCAATGTGACCATCTTCAAACATCATTTCTACATCGTCCGCCGCCTCCCACCCCTGCTCCCGAATAAGGTGGCTCATCAGATGCCAAATCCCTCCCAGCGATGCGTCCTCAATGACCTTGCGAGTATGATTCACCAAGATGTACCTCCAGCCCATTCTGTTTTGTTGGTGTATACTAACAAAAAAGACTGGGTTGTTTTACATGAACACTTACCACCTGATGGTAATATGCTGTAGACCTGGTCCCGTAGGATAACGGACGAACTCAGTCTTCACTTCAAAGTCAGGGAACAGAGCACGAAGCTTGTTCTCAACAATACCAGTGCGAACAGCTTGGTCATGGATGTCGCTTTTGTACACATGATACTCCTCTCCAGTATTCTTGATCTTCTCAATCGTCTCATGGTAAATCAGACGAACCTTCAGATCCACCCGCCGCTGCTCAATAGCGGCTTCACGCTCCTGACGAGCGGCGTCAAAGTCGGCACGAGTGAAAGGCTTGAGATCCCCCGTCATCCTGGTTTTCATTATCTCGAACGCCATTTTCCGTGCTTCTTGGGGCGATCCACTTCCCCTTACTCGCATACGCATCGGCAGCACTTTCGCTTCATTGCACACGTCACAGCACTTTGAGGTTTCGTCGTCTACTTCGCACAGCGGGAACGGATTATTGCTTTCGTCCTCGGTGATTGGGGCCAAACAGAAGCAACACTTCATTCTGGTTATGCTAACAAAAAGGATAGGTCTAATACCGATCCGTTTTATAGGATTAATCATGCGTATGAAAATCACACGCAATCACCATTTTGTTTCCATCTTTCACCCATTGCCACACCATTTCAACATTGTTTCCTAACTTTTTACCTAATCTCTTAGAAGCCATCATCATCTTTTTGGCTGTGTACTCATTATTCACATACATTGTAAACAATAACATTTACACTATGGAGATAAAATAATATCCGTCGATCTAATTCTTACACGTCTTTCGAAACCACGCACGAGCTTTGGAGGTCTTCTTGGCTTTCTTGACCAAATCGGCGTCGGTCGTATAATGTGTCTTGCCGCACGTTAGCATACTGGCGGCACGAGCATACCCCCACTGCTGCTGCGTCGCACCCGGACGATGACCTGTGCGCCACGCCGCCATTCCTCGGTTGTACGACGCCCGCACGATCGGAAGAGGGACACCGGTAGCCTTAGAATACGCCTGGAGACCATGGGCATTAGGAAACTTCTTCTTCCATTCACGAACATACTTGGAGGTGCGAGTCTTGACTCCCTGGTCGGTCTTGAAGGGGCGGTATGCCCGAGGATCTTTCCACGACATTGCACGACGACGAGTGGCTGTGCTTTTACGTTGCTTGTTCTGTTTCTGGGTGAGGCCGCTGAAGTAACGCTTAGGCCAGTACATATCTTATTCTTGAACTATATCATTTTCTTCGTGGTCTAAATATACGCTAGTAAAACATCATCTTCCACATGGCCATCCAGTGTCTTAAATTTATAGTCCTTGTTGATTGATAGAATCTTCGCTTTTATCTGCGATAGAAAATCTATATCCCCATAGCTCTGTTCACCCCATGGAAACGGCGTTGTAATAATTCTCAGGTCATCAACCAAGATGATATTGTCCTTGCGTTCAAGGGACCCGATGGCCTCAAGTTCATCAAAGAGTGGGCAGATCTTATTGTAGTTCTGGATAAGATGATGATCAACATGTGCATCCAAGAAAAATATGGTCTTGTTCTTGAAAGCAGCATCGCTCAAATAGGTTTTTAGATTCGTACTGTCGTCATTTATAATTGAACAACGTCCAGTTTGAACATCATTCTTAAACATGTCATTTCCCATTATTACAAACCCCTTGCGAATCTCAATAGAAAATACCTTTTCAAACCCAGCGGCAAGTGCCTTCTTAATTGAAATATCCTCGTTTGGATCATAAAGCCCAGTCTCAAGATACGTAGAACACCCGTGTTCCTCCCGTAGCTTTTCTATATTGAAATTGATAGGCATTTATATACAGATTAACTGATATATGTAAACGGATGTTTGAGTGTATGTTAGACATTCTCAGACAACGAAATATAAATAAAACAAGGCTTCTAAATATTATCAATCCGTTCTCTCTCTACAACCTGTGCGATCATTATGTTGGAGACGAAATACACAGATTTAATATTCCAATCGCAGAGTCAAAAAACAACCTTTTAACCACAAAAAATATATTAACAATAAAAGACTTTGATATTGTCCATGTGGAAGTAAATTGGGTTAACTATTTTGTAACCGAAATCCTGGATAAAATGAATGTAAAAATTATTTTGACAACAGGTCAGTGGCATCTGCCTCAACTTCTTCCAAGTCCGTTGACAGAAAAAATTCTGGGACACCCCAATATTCTTTTATGGGTATCGCAAAACCCGATATATCCCAATAGTGAAAAATATATGGCTTTCCCATACGGCATTGATTATGAAAGTTTAGAGGCGTACAGCGAAGCGCTTCTTTCATTGAGCAGAAATAATAAGACCACAGAGATTTCGCACCTACCGTTGAATCACAATACGAATGCGTGTAGACAGAAATTACCAGTTATGCCCAGACTACCTCCAAAAGAATTTTATGAAAGAATTGCGGATTCAAAATTTATTGTGTCTCCAATCGGGGACAGACATGATACATATCGCCATTATGAAGCAATAGGACTAGGTGCAATACCCATGTCAAACATTGATCGTCTTTACAGATCTATTTTTGGAGATAGCATGTATTATTGCGATATCCATGAGATGATCGAGGGAAAGGCACCCTGTAATTACATTGAACCGAACCGGAATCTTGTATGTTTTCAGTATCATAAAGACCTAGTAATGAAAAGAATTAAGATGTTGTCAGCTTCTCCAGGGCATGCCTACACGCATTCTGTTCCGCCTGTTTCTTGGTCGTAGAGTTTCCCATCCCCAGAATCTCGCCTTCAGGTTTGCACACGGCCATCGTGAACCCTGCCGCCCCGTCCTGGATCATCTTGTATATGGGGGTAAATCCCATCTTCTGCTGACAGAACTTCTGCATCCGGTCCTTGTAATTATCGTCCTCCCGCAACATCAGCGGGATATCCAGGTGCGTCTCAATCATATTGATGACGAAATCATTAACCATCTGGAAATTCATCCCCGAATCAATCCAGAGAGCCGCAATGAATGCTTCCAAAACATCACCGAGTTTCTCGATATTCTGACGACCGTGTTCCGGCTTCATTTCTTCGACATGCTTGGAGATGATAAAGAACTTGTCGAGTCTGAGCTTGTCCCGTGCCAGCGTTCCGAGCGTCTTGTTCCGCACAATGAGTTTGCGGGTATTGGTGAGAAACCCTGGGGCTTCACTGGGGAACCGTTCGCACAGGTAGTTGGCCACCACTGCACCGAGAATGGAATCGCCTCGGAACTCGAGCTGTTCATATGATTCGTCCTGGAGATCCATGACCCCGGCGGGGCAGGGACCTAGAACAGAAGGTTCCCCAGTGAGGGTAGTATACTCCGACCGCCGAACGTAGGTCGTATGGATCATGGCTTTCTGAAAAATTGCGAGATTCTTCACGGTGTATCCTGGAATGCAGAGGATGCGATTTACATCGTCTGCAGTCAAGGGACAGTTCTTGGGATTGTATGGAAAGTATTCAACCGTGCTCATGTGTTTATATATACATATGGCACATGTGAAAATGCGTTAGACACAAATCTTCTCTTTTCTACAAATCAATAACACTGGCGAACCTTCTCGTGTCTCTCCAGGCAGTTCGCCGCCGCCTCGCCCTTTGGAACACGAACCTTCCCAGTATTCGTCCGCACTATGCCGTGAAGTGCAACAATCTACAGCCAATTCTGGAGGAGCTACACAGGGGCGGGGCAGGGTTTGATTGTGCGTCCAGCGACGAAGTCCGGCGGGTCGTGTCGTTCGGAACAAAGGGTTCGGATATCATCTATGCGAACCCCTGCAAGTCAAGAAACGAACTATTCAAAGTAAAAAATGACAAGATTCCGTACATGACTTTTGACAACCCCGCAGAAATAGACAAGCTGCCCAGAGACACGAAACCTATTCTACGAATTTTCGTGGATGATAAAGGCGGTGTGCGTATTCCCCTGAATTCCAAGTTTGGGTTTCCTTACTCCCGTGCTCACGATCTTCTCTGGCGTGAACCCCCGTATCGTATCTACGGCCTAGCATTCCATGTGGGTAGCGATTGTTCCTCCCGTGTTCCCTATGAATCAGCCTTCGATACTGTTGAGAATTTTCTGAGTATGCTTTCGAGTCGCTCCGATGTGTTTACGCCAGAACTCTTGGATATTGGCGGTGGATTCTCGGGAAGTTCTAAGAACGATGATTTCTTCCGTGAACTTGCTCCCTATATTCTCAAGCGGGTCGGGGATCTTCCATTCAAAAAAGTGATTGCCGAACCCGGGCGGTTCTTTGCGGAAGAAAGTTGTACGCTGCGAGTCCCGGTAATCGGCAAGAAACAGCTTCCCAATGGAAAACAATGCATAACGCTGGACGATTCCGTGTATGGTATGTTCTCCGGGGTCTTGTTCGATGGCTTCAAACCAGACTTTAAGTGTATCACCCGTGAACCGTGGGCGCACAGCTCGCAATTCACGATTTTCGGAAGGACGTGCGATTCGGCAGACAAGATCGCAGAAGATGTGTGGTTACCGGACAATATCGGTGAATCAGACATCCTTGAAGTCAAGAATATTGGGGCGTATTCGTGGGTCTCAGCCTCCGAATTCAACGGATTCCCCCTGCCACCGGTATCTATACAAGAGCCTTCTTCGTGAGACGACGGGGAAGGTGCTTGGCAGTGTGGCGACCACCACGCTTCTTCGCAAAATAGTGGGCCAATGTGAGTGCCGAGCCAGCAACGATGGCGTCGTCAATCATACCCGCACCTCCACGCTTGGCCGTACGACGGCGGCGACGTCCGCCCATCGCCGCCTTGCGTCCCCACTTATCCGCAGCATAGGACGTCCCCACTGCAAAAATCGCATCGTCAACCATTCCGACACCACCACGCTTGGATGTCCGGTGCCGGTGCCGGCGTCGTCCACCCGTGCACCCGCACCCACCTCCGGGGCGGACTCCACTTGCCATATCTGTTTGGAATGTCTCAGTCGTCATTATTATATCTACCCATTTTTTTGGAGGAAGATAGGGTGACGACTTACTTCTTCTGGACTGAGATCTACCGTCTCCTTATACTTTGGCTGGACCCATCGAGAAAACGCACTGAATGCCAAATACGATAGGAGTGTTTCAGGGTGGGTATTGTCGGCAATACGATACCCATTAGCATCCCATCGTTTCCAGGCACGAAATACTATAGGACGAAATATCTCTTCTATGATTTCGGGGTATGCGTCCGTCTGTTCTCGGACGATGATGCTACAGAAAGGACAGCGGGCGGCATAGAGCTGGCACTGGGGGAGATGATGGGCATGCGCACGCAAAAAATCATCCATTCGTGTTCGTGAATCGGTGGACGTCCGCACAGAACTGGGCAAAATGGAGGGTTCTGTATTGTTTGTAATCTGCTCTCAGTAAGTTCATTTCACGAAGAGCAGCTTCCAATTCTAGAAAGAGAGCACGCAGTTCGTCTTCATGATCATCAGTGCGCACCCATTCGCCCACTTTGTTCATTCTCGTCATCTCCGTCATTGTTCTCTACATTCATGACACGCTTAAACGCAAACTCCTTGGCGACCATAGCCGTCTTCTTGCGTTCGACAATCCAATCAAACAGCTCCTCTGGCCAAGGCTTGTTTCCAGTTGCACCGCCATTGACATAACTCGCAATCAGATCCTTGAGCTCCTTCTGTGATAGAGACCACGGTTTACTCCACGTCTCAGGCCGCTGGATCTTGATGTAGGATCCGTCGTCCTGAATCTCCAGCTTGTTCAGGTTCTGAAAGTTGGTGCGCCGGAGGATATCGCTCATTTCATTCTCTACAAACTTCTTGTCCTCACGGAGCTTGTAGACAGTGGTATTGATCTCCTTAATCTGGTCGTCCAGGGAACGATACTTCCGCACAGCCCGAACAAGGTCACGCTGATCAATAGCAGTATTCATTATGGTATGCCATATTTCCAGCTGTAGAGTTTATTATCCGTTTTTAACAATGGATCCCCGTGAAGTGGACAAATTGCGGATCGCATACAACAAAGAACACCCGTATGAACCGCCTGTAAAGAAGGGAAACAATATGTGGCAGGAAATCACTCGGCGTATGAAAGATGCCTGTGATACAGGTGCCCAGGCGTGTATTGTCCACGCCCTCGTAAAAAAGCCGGTGGCTCCAGATAGCTGGGCATCGAATGGAACGGAATGGCTGTCGTCCGATGACATTGATGTGTCGCAAGAATACTACGCCAAGCTGATCCCAGATTACTATTATACTGGATCTGTCCCGATAGATTTTGATCTACACAATGAAACTGGAACATGTCTCGTCTCGTCCCTGTGCAGTATGAAGATTTCAGAATTGCACAAGAAAGGGTATCGCCGTGTCGGTATTGTCTTCAACACAGATCCTAGCGACGGACCGGGGGAACACTGGATAGCTGCGTTCTGTGATTTCCGTGATCACCTCAAACATCCCAAGATGACGTTCTTTGATTCGTATGCTCAGAAACCCGAGAAGGAGATTCAGAGATTGATGTTCCGGTGGAAAGAGCAGTTGGATGATATGAAATTGTTCGATGAGCCGACGGAGTTATCTTACAATGCTGTTCGGCACCAATTCAAGGATGCCCAGTGCGGTATGTACTGTATCTATTTCCTCCACTGCTGCTTATTTGAAATACCGATGGACGAGCGAGTCCCAGACGATGTAGTCATGATGATGCGACCGCTGTTTTTCAAATATAAACAACATCGTAAGAAATAATAAGAATGGACACCACCCAACTATTGTGGGTTGTTATATGTATCGCATTTGCCTGCCTAGGTCTTGGGCTGGGAGTAGGAGCATATGTCTACCTCGGCAATATCCCTCCGCCTGATTCGTCACTGACTAACCCGCTTACAGTCTACGCCGATCTTACCAAGGCCGCACCCATCGGATGCCCAAACAAAGATGTCTTGTGTGACTACTATATGGCATCTAGCGGTTATTCCCTCATTCCGGGGAAGACAATCAATACATACATTGTGACTGACGCCCTCACCAAAGTCATCAAGGGCGGTGCACGGTTGGTAGAATGGGATGTCTACGCCGTCGATGGAAAGCCCGTGGTCGGTGTAGCCGATTCCAAGACACTGAAAATGACGACATACAACACTCTTTCCTTTGAAGACTGCTGTGTCACTATCGGCAATGCGGCATTCAACAGTTCGGTTACGCCAGGGTACAAGAACCCCTTCGTCCTCTCCCTTGTATTCCATACTGCCGACAATGCGATTGTCACGCAGTGTGCCGATACCCTGAAGATGACAATTCGCAAGTATATGCTGAGCTCGGAATACTCTTACCAGCGGAAGAATCTAGGAGTTGAACCGATATGCAACCTCATGGGTAAACTGATCATCGTGAGCGGCGAAAACATCAAGGGGAATGGAATGGATGAATTGGTGAATATGTCCTGGGTCTCGTCTCAGATGCGACGCATGACGTATACCCAGGCCTCGCAGACATTTGATCATGAGGAGCTGATCGAATACAACAAACGCAATATTACGCTTGTGGTTCCCGATATGAACACCACTGCTATTTCCAACAAGAATCCTGAAATATGTTTTTCGTATGGCTGCCAGTGGGTCGCTATGTGTTACGGCAGTCTGGACAATGCGATGGAAGTGTATACTGGAGCCTTTTCCGAGAGCTCGTTTGGAATCAAGCCTGATCTCCTGCGTTACCACCCGACAACCTACAAGGCTCCGACTGCGCAGAGTGCGGCAGTATCACTCCAGCCCAAGAAGATTGTTTCGCCCATGTATGACTTCACAATAAAGTCTAACCAGTGAAACAAACATGTCACAGGAAGGAGGACGCTCAGCCTGGCTCAAGCACGTTATGTCTGTAAAGAGGGCTCACCCTAGCTGGTCGCTGGGTGATGCGATGAAGGCTGCAAAGAAGACGTACAAGAAGAAGGGCGGTGCGGTCCCTGAGATGGCCGCTGTGGCCGGTGCGCTCGGCCTGCCGGCGATGGGCGGTCGTCGTCGTCGGTCTCGCAAGGTCGGAGGCGCCGATGGTCCTCCGATGCCCAATGTATCCGCTGCGCTCGGCCTGCCCCCTGCGGGTGGTCGTCGTCGTCGGTCTCGCAAGGCCAAGGTCGGTGGCACTGCGTATGGATTCACTGGAGGCCCGTACACTGGCTCCGAGCTCTCCGATGGTCATGGCGCTTTCCCCAAGATGCCCGATGCGACTTACCAGGGTCCGTCGACGCTGAAGGGTGGTCGCCGCCGCCGGGGAGGTGCGTTTGCTCCGGCGACGGGCGGAAATCCCGCCCAGCTACCCGGTGCCCAGTCTGCTGATGCCCCGGCGACAGCTGTATCCCCGGCCGGTGCGCTTCCGTCGGCCGGTTCCTCCCCTGCTCCGTTCAGCAAGGGTGGCCGCCGCCGCTACACCAAGAAGGGCCGTGGCTACTACTAGATCGTCGAATAGATATCGTTGATATCTGTGTCGATTGGATACCGAGGAGACGGAATATGCGTTCCGTTATGACAGCTTAGAAACCCCCATTCATGGGAAAAAGAAGGAACATAGATCTTATCAAATTCTGGAAGTATACCGAACGATCGTTGGAAGATCCTCTTACATTTTGCGATGAATGCCCAACTCGGGTGATCATCACACAAAGACACAGGGCCTACATGCATACTCACCGTTGAATTTGGTTCTAGAATTCTGGGAAGATCGGTGAGAATATTGGTATATAGAGCCTCCATAAACTCTCCATCGGGATCGGGAAGATCAATGATCACACCATCATACTTGGTTTCAGTCATCTGAATATACTTGAGAGCATCGGCACATACGTATTGTGTCTTAGGATCCATGAGCGAACCACAGTTCTCAGGGAGATTTGTCCTTGCAAACTTCACGAAATCGGAGTCCCAGTCGACTATTGTAATGCTTGTAGTGTTCGGGGATTTGTATAGATTTCTCGCTGCCAGTCCGTCCCCGCCTCCCAGAATCAGAATTCGTTGTGACTGCTGAAATATAGGGCTCGTGAGTAGATAGTGATACCGATGTTCGTCCAGTGTCGAATACTGAATTTCCCCGTCCATCATCAGCATTGTTCCGTGGTTTACTGTCTTTACATACTGGACATGGCTCTTTGATGTTTGGAAGTCGTGGAGAACATCCACAACTTGGTACTCCACTCTCTGACCGTACTGGAACTTTTCCATCTGCAAACAAGATCGAGCAATTCTTCCAAACGAAAAAGTTGCTCGTTTATTCTTTTACGATAGCCTATCTCTAAACCTTCATCACCACATCGAGATATCTTCCATCTTGCACTCAGTGTCACCAGCATAAGCAGTATCCACCTTCTGCTTGATCTGGTCACGGTAGTCCACATACGCCTCGTCCGTCCCTTCCGGCAGGCGAGTCTCATCCAGCAGAATATCTACGAATCCCGTGCCGCACGGGGGCTTCTGACCGAACATGATGTTCGCCGACACACCCTTCATGGGATCATACTCAGCGGACACGGCAGCATTGAATAGAATCTTAGACGTCTCCTCAAACGACGACTTGGCGAGAACGCCATTGTCATGCATATACATTCCGAATCGGTTGACAGATACGAGGCGGCCCTGGTAGGTCATGGCATCCAGGAGCACCGAGAGATGGTGGTAATTCACCGACGATTCCGTGAACACCTCCAAGAACTCATCATACAGGGCTTGGCGAGCGGCTTCTACACCCAGAACATCGAACACTTCGTGGATATGGTTGCTGAATGTGCGAGTGGGGTCTACATTATCACGGGCAAGGAGATCGTAGAGATTGGCACCCTCGACGTCCAGGACGTGCTGCTTCTTGGAGACGTAGCTGTTCACCGTATCGTCCCACACCAACTCACGATTGACTTCACGAGGAATGACACGGCCCACGCCGTCGATGCCCGTGAGAACCACGTCAAGGACACGCTCTTCGAGGAAGCGGAGAGCCATGAGGTTCTTGACAATATCGTCGGGGAAGACGATGCGCATCACGAGCTTCTCAGAGTTGGAGTCGGTGTAGACGCACTGGAGAATATGGAGTCCCGCCTGACCCATCTTGTCCTGGATCGTGACCATATCGTTAATGTTACGAGCCGCCATCTCCGTCTCATCGAACTCGAGCCGCATAATCCACTTGGACGCACAGTCTACCGGGTTGCTGGTCGAGAACTGCTGGAACCGCTGGAGAATCTCACGGTCTTCGCCCACGACCGTCTCGGTGGTCAGAGGGAAGGTATAGTAATACATGCGGACAGAGCGGGTAATGTCCCGCACCGTCGTCTTCTGGAGATCACGAGCGACCATAATCGCCCGATCAAAGCTGTCGCCGTCCGAGGCGGTGAGGTAGACGAAGTTGAGGGGCTTCTTGGGACTCTTGGAAATACCCAGGAGTTCCTGGATACGTGGGACACCCTGGGTCGCACCAGCCTTGACCGTGCCGGCAGAGTGGAAGGTGTTGAGTGTGAGCTGTGTGATGGGCTCACCGACCGACTGGGCAGCGAGGGCACCGACCATCTCCCCAGAATGCACCTGGCTCTTGATATACTTGAACCGCACTTCCCGAATGACTTCGTCGAAGATCGCCTTGGTGAACCGGTGTTCCAGGATACTCCGACGAGGAGCAAGGTAGAATCGCAGGAGACAGTGGAAGACACGGTTGGGTGCGAGCCACGGCTCCTTCATCAGCTTGGTGAGCTCGTCCACGATATAGGTGGGCGTCAAGTCCGTCTTGGTAGAGTAAGGATTGGAATACTTCTCGATGACCCGCTTGAGGTGGACAGGCGAAATCACGGAATCCTTCTTGACGTATGCGAATACCTCCTTCACCAGCATATCACGATCCTTCACAAGTTCGTCCACGAGATCGGGGGACTCGGTGATAGTTTCTGTCAAGAACGGCGTGAGCTCTTCGACCGTGAGTGCGAACATCTTGTAGATATCCTCGAGCGTCATGATCCCGAGACTGATGGGCTGGACCTCCACCTGCGTGGAATCGACACCGTCCTCGCCGTAGCGGTACTGGATAATCATGCCGCCGTTATTACGAACGGTGCCGTCGTGCTCGACCCGCATATCCTCCATGGTCTTCATCATACGGCGCTGGATGTATCCCGTATCCGAAGTCTTGACGGCGGTATCGATGAGACCCTCACGACCGCCCATGGCGTGGAAGAAGTATTCGGCGGGACGGAGACCCTGGACGAAGGAAGACTCGACGAATCCACGAGATTCAATGCCATCATCAAACTTGGTGAAGTGGGGAAGCGTGCGGTCCTGGAGCGTATATTGGACACGCTTGCTATCAATGATCTGCTGGCCGAGCAGGGCTACCATCTGGGTAATGTTCAAGCCCGAACCCTTGGCGCCCGAATCAACCATCTGAACCAGACGGTTGGCGGGAGGGAGAGACTGGATCACGGTTTCAGTGATCTTGGCGGAGATATCCTTGAGAGCATTGTTGATCTTGTTCTCCAGTTCCTCGCCGTCGGTGCGCCCGCTATCATTGAAGAACTTGCCGGCGTGGACGTCCGTGAGGATTTCCTGGACACGCTTGCGTCCCTCTGCTAGCGCCTTGGCTACGAACGCAGTGGTCTCGGGATTGGATTCCAGATCGGAAGCACCGGTGGAGAAGCCAGTGAACAGATTGAACTTGGTCACAATCGCCTGGACTTCGTTGATGAACTGCCCGCACCGCTGGTGACCGAAATCGTTGAAGAGCACATGGAGCACACCTTCGGATGTGGTGTTGAAGGCGCCCTTCTTCAGGAGTCCCTTGGTAAGGACACCGTCCTTGATCGTGACACGGCCGTTGAAATTCATGAGGGGGAAGGCTCCCGAGATGATATTCATGCCCGAGTGCGACTCGTTCGTGCGGACGAAGGAGGAGAGAGGGCGGCGGAGTTTGGCCATGATATTCATCGCAATGTGTTCGGGGATCTGGATAGCAGGGTTGGAGATGCGGAAGGAACCGGTGAGCGTATCCTGAACCATCTGAATAATCGGGGAATTATCACGGGGGCTCACGATAAGACGGAGAACGCTTGCGAGCTGCTGGAGTTCCGTCTCGGCTGCCACGGACTGGGGTAGGTGGAGATTCATCTCGTCACCGTCAAAGTCGGCGTTGTACGGCTTGGTGGCAGAAACGTTCAGGCGGAAGGTCGAACCGGGCAGCACCTTGACACGGTGGCACTCCATCGAACCCTTGTGGAGCGAGGGCTGACGATTGAAGAGGACATAGTCGCCATCGATCATGTGGCGGTGGACTACATCGCCCTCGTGAAGATCGATCATGTCGGGATTGACATACTTGAGCGACATCATACGCTTCTCTTCCTTCAGGAACACGGACTTGGCACCGGGATACTTCACGCCGTTCTTGACTGCCGCCATCAGGCGATCACGGTTGTATGGCGTTACAATCTCAGGCTTGGTAAGGTTCGCAGCAATCTCTTCGGGGACACCGAGTTCATCCACATCAATGTTGGCATCGGGAGTAATCACGGATCGGGCGGAGAAATCGACACGCTTGCCCATGAGGTTACCACGCACACGACCCGTCTTGGCACCCAGACGAGATTTGAGAGTCTTGAGCGGGCGACCTGAGCGCTGGGTGGCGGGACCGATACCCTTGATATCGTTGTCCACATAGGTCGCCACATCATACTCCAGCAGCTCAGTATGCTTCTGAACATACTCACGAGACTGACCGGCTCCAATGAGTTCACGGAGCTTCTGATTGCTGCGCACAATGTTGATGAGGACGTGGGACAGATCGTCGTCCATGCGCTGATTGTCCTCCATCACGACTGGGGGCCGCACGGTGAGGGGAGGAACAGCCAAGACTGTGCACACCATCCACGCAGGATGGGAGAACTTGGGGTCAAAGCCGAGGATTTTGACGGTATTGTCGGTCATGCGCTGGAAGCAGCGGAGAACCATCTCGGACTGGAGAGGAACAATCTCGTCGGTCGCACCCGCAAGCTTGCCCTGGAGAGTGCACACCGTTCCCTGGATTTTCTCAACCTTCTTGATCATCTGGGTTCCGCAGGTGGCACAACCAGGGGCCGCAGCCTTGGCCTTCTTTCCCATGAAATCAACAGACCGTGCACGGATATCGGATAAGCGTTCCATGCCCTTGAGTTCGGAGTTCAAGTAAACGTCCTCAGAGAATCCATCCTGGCTGGCAATGTAGAGCGTGGAACAGTTCACGCAAACACAGTTGAGGGCCTTGATCGTGAAATCTAGGAACTGGTAGAGGTAGACGGGTCGGGCAAGAGTAATGTGTCCGAAATGTCCCTGGCACTGGAGGTTCGTGTGTTTGCAGGTAGGGCAGACCTTGCCGCTCTCGATAACACCGAGCCGGGCATCAAAGACACCGCCGGGAACAGGGTTATTTGCTTGATGGGTCTTGTCGGTAATGACTTCGACGACGGATCGCCGGAGGATCTCTTCCGGAGAAGTGATCCCAAACTGAACGCCTACAATGGACATTGTATTCTTATTAGACTATCCCGTAATATCTTTTTACGATCCGTTCTGTATGAATGTTTCTGGGTTATGAATAACGATGGCAGCAGTTGGAATGAAAATTACACAAAACCCCGATAGTACTGGGTTTGAAACACCAACACCAGCACCACCAGGTAAACCACGACAAGGATCACCGGGATCTGCTGATGGTGCCACCGGTGCATCAACTGCGTCTGGGGACGCTTCGGGGGTTGAAACACCAACCGCAGAATCTAGAGCAGCAGCGGAAGCGGCAGGCTCCCCTATAGCCGCAAATTTACTCGGTCTATTAGCTGCCGTCGCCCCTGCTGACCCTGCTGCTGCTGCTTTGAAAAAGTTTAAAACTGCGGTGCTGGATAGTTTCCTACATCCGGCCGAAGCAGGTTCCACGAAACGCAAATACAAATACGTTTATTTTGTTATGGATCGCCCCGATGATGCCGATACTGACGTTGTATCTTCGTCTACAGGAGCTATGGTCCTAGATGATGGTCAGTCGGGAGGTATGCCCAGACGTGGAAGGGATGAAAGAGCGGAATCTGCACGGCAGGCGGCGCAGCGCAGTCTTGCAGACAGACCAGTTAGCAGATCAGAGCAATACTTATATGACAAAAACAAAGAAAACTACAAAAGCTACATCGATAATGATACCGATGTAAACGGTGTAAAAACTAAAGACGTTCTAGATAACAGTTACAGGGGAGCTATACCTATCAATGTCGCAGAGAAGATACTACTGTGGCTAGGAAAGAAAGGCAAACAGTCTGGTGAAAAATTCCCTGCACTACTTGGTCTGGACAGAAACGATTGGGAGAATCCAGATGCAACTAGGCAATGTGTCAAAGCAGGTGTTAATCCCCGCTCTCCCTGTTGGTTGTGTGGAAATTCGGTAGGTATGGGACAAGCAGGCGTAACAATCCCCAACACTGGTGAACGTGTGAGTGTGTGCAACCACCGTGATAATCAATATGAGTGCGAACACGTCCTTCCTGGCGTGTTTATGCTGTTTCTGAAACGCATGGAAAACGTTAGCCTACCCATTGCACGGGATTCTTATAACCGTTTATATGATTCAAGCTGCCATATCGACAACACCGTAAAGGACAATGGACTGTATCTCAAAGCAGTTTGGAGTAACCCCGGTGTAGGAAGAACAGAAGAGACAAAGTTAGTTTTCAGTCCAAACAATGAAAATATCATGTTGGATATTCTAACGTTTATTCTTTCTACTAGGTTGAGCGATACAACTGAGATTGCGCGTATTGGAACAGGCGAGGCATACCCAAGGTATCCTGGTTTACCAGACAATCCCGATGGAAACCCAGCAAGAGGGTTTACCGAGCAGCAGATAGAAGCTGAAGCTGAAAATGTAATAGTTGGAAGAGGAAGCCTCGGTACGATTGAAGCCGCTGGCAATGAAGCATGGCCGTCGGTGTTGCCTCCGGGAGGTAATCCACTTGCCCCCCCTATGTGTAGTGGAAGGAACGCAGTGCATTTTTACAGCATTTCAAAAAAGGAAGGTGTTCATGTGATTTCAAGATCAACTATTTCAAGCATTGCTTCTGTTGCACTCCCAGAGATGGCAGATGTAGTTGCCGGACTGAAGGCTAGTATCACTGCTCCCCCAGGTGTACAAGAAGCGAATGCCGATGCCGAGCGTGATAAAGAAGCACGTGCTGCCGAGCGTGCCATTGCCTTTACTCGTGCTGTCCGCTACAATAACTATACGCGTGCGTTAATTGAAATTACTCAAATCCCTCAAATCCCCGTCATCCCTGAAGCTTCCGCACTTGACTATGGTGCTTTTAATAATCTTGTAAACGACGTAGACTACCCATTCCAGCGTTCAATGCGGTATGTATTGTCAAGAGCTGTTCTTGCCCCCCCAGGACCAGCCGCTCCTCCTCCTCCTCCTGCCGCTGCCGCTGCACCTGCTCGTCCTTTGCTTGCTACTACAGGCAACATGGAACGAATAGCCGCACTGGCGTCATTAAAGGCAGCAGGTATTCCCCTGGATATTGATCCGGAAAAGGCATGGTCCTGGATATCCAATAGATATATAAGCATATGGAACCGGATAAACGAAATATGTGGAATATTGAATAATCCTGATAATAATCCAACAATCGTAAATTATACTATAAACCTTGCTACCAACCCCCTACTAACTGCACAGGAAGTCGTTTATCTGGGTGCAATTGGAAAGATCAAGCTTAAGGTATCAAGTGCTGCAGCAGAAGCGGCCGAAGCGGCTGGAGAAGAGCTTTTGGCGCAAGAGGCGGAAGAGGCCGCAGCAGCTCAGGGTGGACCAGCTAAGAGGGCACGGACTGGTGAGGGTGGTTTCCGCTTTACCATTCGTCGTCGCTCGGAGACCCGACAGACGAAGAAGAATAGACGCAGGAAGGTGATTGAAGTCAATGTCTAAGGCTAAGGCTGGCGAGCAGCCCAAGCGAGCTGGAACAGATCGGCTTCGAGCCTGATATTTTCCTGTCCCAACGTATCTTCCAAGAACTGGATGAGAGCGGCATACTCCTTCCCCTCCTGTTCCAAGAAGACTTTGGGTTCACGGATCTTCCGAGTATCCATCCAGAAGAGCATACGCTCCACCATACGGTAATACACGAGCCGATCCGCAAAATTGTCAGGCTGATTTTGCCGGGTGTACGACTCCAGGCGGGAGGTTGGTGTCGGGGACTGCATTGTTATTATTAGTATTGGAGAGAAGAGGAACCTGAAGTGTTGACGTGGACTCTACGTATACCGTTGTGTGTTCTACCTGTCCGCAGATATCGGGAACATCAAAATCGGGAATCTTGCCGAATTTATCCATACACTTTGTCCGAATATCTTTCGGGATCATGTAGTTCGTGGCAGAAACAGTGGTGATATCCTGCTTAATGTATTTCAGAAAGGTGGAGCAGTCCTTGCGTCCACCAGGCGGAACTGCCAGCTGCTCCTCTAATTTGCGGGAGACATTGCTCCACTGAACGCTCGCCTGCTTGAAATTATTGGCCATCGTGATCCAGTCAAACTTGTCTTCCAGCATGCTGATGATACTGATACTAATGGAGATACACCCTAGGATTGTGGACGGAGGAACGACAGTATTGGTGAGTTGGGCTGATCCTACAATCAAATTGGCGACACCACTCAGAGCAATGGACACATTGACGGCAATAGACATGGCCGTTGAACGCACCGAGTAGCGAGAATAGGCTTCAGTATTCATCCACTCGAACGATTTGGCCTGGTCGCACCAGTTGGCGAGCATACGGTCGATTTGCGGAGTCCATTTGAGACCAGGTGCGGTATCGGGCTCTTCCTTGGTCTCAGACATTTCTTAATTTACATAGGCCCCTTTTTTCCACCCTGGGGGAAGAATGGCTTCGTCGGATTTGGTGCGTGTAGCCAGCGATCGACCTGTCCATTCCGTCAAACGCACGATCTGGGATGTCCGAATATACTTGATGAACACAAAGACTAGAACAATCAGGAGAAGGATGCAAACAAACAGCGTCTTCATTGTTGATGAAAGGGATTTAAATGCCACGCTCTCAGTCATGTGTGGGATGAGCGGGGATAGCAAAGCCTGGTTAATGCGGGCGTCTTAAGAACGCCTGGAGAAATCCTCAGGGGTTCAAATCCCCTTCCCCGCAGTCCTCTTAACACCTGTAGTTCAGTGGTAGAATGAGGCCCTTCCAAGGCTTTGACCCGGGTTCGGTTCCCGGCGGGTGTAACTCTTTTTTTTGAAATCTGGATAGGTTCCAAAAAAACGAATCACCGCAATTTTCTGGGGAGGTATATCAATGCCGCACGTCTACGTCCTTGAGCTTGCCGAGGGCCACTACTTCATCGGCCGATGCGAAGACTCAGAAGATATCAATGAAAAAATTGACGATCATCTTCTCGGCAAGACTAGGGATCCGCATACTGACCGGTATCCCGTGAAGAGGGTGGACAAGATTATCAGGGATGTTAGCCCCGAGGGCGAGATCCAATGTTACACGCAGTACTTCCAGATGTACGGGATGCTGAATATTCACACCGATCTGAATTGTTACCGCTGCGGACGTCCCGGGCATTACAAGAAGACCTGCAGGACCAGGTGGCACCGGAACGACTTTGAGATCGAGGACGACGTTGATGTTTAATCTCGGAATAGACATAATGGAAGTTGATTCAGCAGTCAAGAAGTGGAACCCCGGAACCCCACCTCGTAAACGCAATCGTGGAGAGATGGAGGGACTGGATTCTCCCCCGTATTCGCCAGCGTATGCGGTGAAGGATCTCGATACGTCTGAGGCCATCAAACATGCTGCCGAGGCCACAGGAGCCGAAGAGGGATGGTCGGCGGCAACCACTGAACGTGAAAAGAAGGCGGCGATGGAGAAGCAGACGAAGAAGGCGGGACGTAAACACCGTGGACGTGGAAAGGGCAAGAAGAGCCGAAAGGCCGGACGCAGGACTCGGCGCCGTTGAATAAAAAACGGATAGATTTAAATGGTTTGGTAGTAATATAAATAAGAAAACATGCCAAAGTATACCTGCACCCAGACGGGCCAGACATTCTCTCGGAAGAAGGATTATCTGGCGCATCTTGAAACACTAGTTCGGGATCTCCCCCCTCCGCAAATTGAACTGCCCTCTGGCCGGCTCGCAATAAGCCTCTTCTCGGGTGCAGGCGGGGACACACTTGGAATGGAGGCTGCAGGCGTAAAAGTTGTGGCGTTCTCTGAAAACAACGCATCCTGTGTAAAGACGCACAAGATCGCATTCCCGAATAGCAAGTGGCTGGGCGATTCGTTGAAGGGCGATATCTCGAAGATCCCTGACGAAGAGTTCCAACCATATACTGGAAAGCTATTCATGGTGTTTGCGGGATTCCCCTGCCAGGGATTCTCGAATGCAGGGAGGAAAGATGTATCTGATCCACGGAACAGGATGTTTCATCAGTTCCTCCGGGTTGTGAAGATCACACAACCTGAGTGGATTATGGGGGAGAATGTGGCAGGTCTTCTAACAAAAAAGACTGACGATGGGGAAAGCAGTGTTATCAGCGTAATCCAAGAGCACTTCAAAGAGATCGGCTATCCTATAGTTTTCAATGTGTACGATATGAGCACTGTCGGAATACCACAGACTCGCAAGCGTCTTGTCTTGATTGGCAATCGCCTATCTATTCCATTCCAGCTGCCAGTGTTCGCAGAAGCACGCCGGGGACTACAGGATATTATTGAGCCGACAATGGAAGGTGCGATGGAGACTGATCTGCTCATCCCGCCAGAGTGTGTTGTTCATGTATCACAGGACGCTTCGCCAACTGGAAAGCCCCACCCGTTCCTCGTCCTCAAACATTCCGAGAATCTCATCTCTTTCAGGAAGCGTGATTCTCCAATTCACAGTGAGGTCCTAGATCTTCGTAATCCCTGTAAGACATTCATCTGTGCCTACACATTTCAGCCGAGGCATTACGTAGGACTCCAGAAACCCGATGGGAAAAAATATATCCGATGCTTGACTGTTCGGGAGGCAGCACAAATACAAGGGTTCCCTGCGGATCATCCGTTCCAGGGATCACACGACGATCAGATTAAACAGATTGGGAATGCAGTTCCTGCGGGTTTTATTCGGCGGATGGTAGAATCCATGATACAGTCTTGAAATCACTTCAAATCAATTCGTAGACAGCTAAACCCTGCGCCCTTGCCCCATCGCAATATTCCGTTAAACAAGAACCCCCCCTTACAGTGAAACACAAACTTAATATCCTTCTTTTTGGTGACACGAATCTCTTCGATTTCCGAAATTGTGAATTTGGGATACCAAGCACAGTGAAAGTCGCTGTCCACATCCCCATGGATTGTCAGCCAATAGTCCTTCTGCTCCAGTGCTTCGTTAGCAATCGGGAGCACTTCGGCTTTCATAGTTTCCAGAACATCATTGCTTAATTCAAGAGCCGCAATAACGGCTGCGCGCTCCTTAAGGAGGCTGGAACTGGCACCACGTTGCGCACGAACATTCCGCTTGAGTTCCAGACCAAATGGGGTTTTTGGATCGGCTTGGGTTTTACAGTCCTTCGCAAACCACTCTTCAAAAGACGGAGTCTCAGCGTGAATATCAAATTGCTCCTTCAGAACTCCAGACTGGATGTATGTCGAATACCATAACTTAGCATACTCCTTGGCAATCGAGTATTTTTCACAACCACCATTGTGAAACTGGACACCTGCCTTCCACGGAGTATCATCGTCTGCGACAGGCTTAAACTTCTTGGATCCCTTGTGTTCCACACCCTTCCAGACGCCTTCATCTGTTAAGCCAACGATACGAACACATATCTCGAAGTCGTAATGGGTGCCACGAGAGGTTCCATTACGAGCACGAGCGTCCACCAGTTCTAGATCCGGAAATTTGTCGGAGAATGCTTTGATAATTTTGAGACCGCATGTATTCTTGGTGTGAATGCCCGTAATGATTGCTTGAATGTCGACGACTTCATTCGAGGCGGCATTGTCTTTCGTGCGTTTATTCGGATCGCTGAAACTGGACATGGTATATTGATCGTAATCTGCCAGAGATAACTTTACAATCCGTTTTCACCAAAACGAATCCATTCTACCTCAGTATTTTTCGTCTTGAGCAACCATGACCCGCACCCTCAAACGTACCATCCCTCCATTCATGTCATTCGGATATCACACTCTGGAAGAATTTGACCATGCTACAACAATGGCAGGGGGTCTTGTTCGGCGCAAGGGCTGTGCCATCGGTGGCGCAATCTACGAAGATCTTGTTTACAACACCATCAAGTCGTCTGCTCTGCCTCTAGTTGAACTCCTGCCGAAGGGAAACGCAAGCGACAATACTAGCGTCGACTTACCTCTCCGATATATTGGCCAGTCACTTCCTGTCGAAACCAAAAAGAAGGGTGCACAGATGGGGGGCACCTCTGCATACTATAGTAGGGACACGTCGTCGTTCACAGGGCTGGCAAAGAATGTGGATGACGCAGACCTTATTCTCCTTGCCGCAAGGGCAAAGATCCCCGCACTCAACGCCTACATTGATGCCGCCAGGGAACTGGAACCAACTTCAACTATTACTGGCATGCCCATTACACTCGATAAGTCTACATACATCGAGCTCGGTCAGCGCAAGCTTCAGGCACAAGCTGCTGCTGAAGTTGTCTACCCCATATCCTTCCTCCGTGACTTCTATAACCAAAAGGGTATTTACTACATCCAGATCGAAGACTCTGGATTCTTCTCGCTCGGCGGAAACCCCTTCAACTTCCCGATCCCCGAGTTGGAAGCTAGCTTCAAGCTTGAATTTCGAATTGGCCCTGCGGGAGGAGGTGGAAGGGCTAGACGATCTGCCGGATACCGTATTCAGGGCCGTCTACACAACTTAAACAAGTCTCCCTACTCACTTGACAACGCTGAGAACTGCAGTCACCTATTCAGTCGTGACTGGACCACTACACCGATCTAAGATCTCCCTGACTTTCCGAGCCACCAAGTATCCCAGTAACGGCGGAACAGCATTCCCGATCGGCTTGTACGCCTTCCCAGTCGCCTTTTTGTTTGGTTTCGTGAGAAGGCAGTCGGGAGGAAAGGTTTGAATGAGTGCTGCTTCTCTGACTGTTAATCTCCTTTCACCTTCCCCGTGGCGGCGATACTCGATGTTTCCATGATGTTCTGCCCGCATCGTGGGCGCAAACTCGTCCAGCCCCACAGCTTTTTGGCCCTGTCCCTTCTCCAATTTCGCAGCCTTGGAATAGACTTGCTGTGCTGGGTCAGTCGTAGTATCGGGTTCCTGGAGATGGGCAAAGTATGGTCGGATAAAACATGAACGGCGGTTGTCCCGAATGACGTTCCAGTCGTCCAGGAGATCGCCTGCCTTATCGTTGCGCAGACCCATAATGATCACTCGCCACCGAGTTTGAGGAATCCCGAACTCTTCAGATTTCACCAGCTGATACTTCACTTGGTATCCTACCTCGGTGAAATCGGCCACAATCTTGGCAATGGGATTGCCGGACATCGTGAGAAGCCCGTTCACGTTCTCGGCCACAAAGACTACGGGTTTCACACGCCTGACAACTTCCACGAACGATTGGTAGAGCGTTCCCCGAGCTGCATCGAATCCTTGACGTTTGCCGGCATGACTGAAATCCTGGCACGGAAACCCGCCCGTCACGACTTGGGCGTCTGGGAACTCGTAATGTTCGGCAAGCATATCACGGATATCTCGAAGATGGTAATTGTGTGCCCATCCATTCAGTTCGGCGATTTCTTTGGCTTCGGGCAGAATATCGTTCTGGAAGACGGTCTGGAACGGCAGGCGACGGAGATTGACGAACCCGTGGCCAAACTCGTTCTCACTTTCGATACAGTCGGGATCCACGCTGTCACGGTGCACCACCACCTGTTCAGCGAATCCTATATCCATTCCCCCCATTCCTGAGAACAGGGATATGACACGGTATCTGTGTGTCATGTATCTATATGTGTTGTCCAGCGTCTCTGAAAAGGATAGGGTCCGTTTTTCAGTAGATTGAAAGAACAAGAATGGGGAGCCGCCTCAGCAATACGTCATGGTGCTGGAGTCCCCGACAACGGTGCCCAGAACACGTGCCTCTCGTCAGAAAGTCCTTTGAGCAGCAGTATGAAGAAGAGGCAGAGAAAAGGATGGCGAAGAAATGGTGGTCTGAAAATCGGTGGTTGTATGTGGAAGGCCACGATCCCGATATCCTGGGGATTGGAGATTGCGATACATCGGACAATCCGAAATGAAGATAAAAACGGATCGGTTCTGGATCTAGAAAATGGTTAGCCGGGCCACAACTACAACAACACACAGAATGACACGTTGGACATACTACCACAACCTGATTGCTGCTATCATGAAACTGGAGGGAAAGAAATTCAAAGAGGCTGCCATGCATCTTCCTGGTATACCGAGTGGTAGCGTGGGATGTAAATACAGGAACTTCGATTGGCTTGAGAGCGGGGGGACGAAAGGCTTCGAGCAAGTGTCAAAGGATGCGGTGAAGGCGTGGAATGCAGTGAAACAGGCGATAGCAGAAGGCCGACCCCCTCGCAGTCTACTTCATTAAATATAACAAAAATTGAACAAAATGAATCAGTCAAGAACCAGTATTTTTCAGTATCATCCCAGAATGAAGCTCAGAAACGGCAAGACTTTCAAAGACGACGAACGTGAACTTGAATGGGAGAGCGACATCAATCCGATAACTGGAGGGTGCGAGTGCCTGGACTGCATGAGAATCGCTGGATGTGTGTTCCACGACACACCCGAAGAAGATGAGAGGAAGAAGAAGGCGGAGACGAAGGCACGTGCAGAAGTGCTGTATGAGGCTGAAGTGTATGCTCTGGAGAAAGCAGGTAGAGAACGCCCAGAGAAAATTGGGTTCCTGGACTTCTACCTGCTCCACTACCGCTCATACTATGAGTGGAACTACGACAGTAGGTATCGGGAGATCCTGCGAAAGATCAATCAAATCCACATGAACCGCCTGATGCGGAAGAAGCCAGAGGATCGTGGGTTCATCTGTGAACTGTGCGAGAGCAAGATCTGGTAAAAACGGATCCGCCCTCCCTCAGTATTTTTCATGTCATAGAAAGATGCCCTACACTCGTCGTAACGCATGGATATGGACTAAGCCGTGCTCTTGCTGCCGGCAGTTTGAGAATGATCAGGCGAAGAAGCTGGATACTCGTGCCAAGCGGGCGGCCAGGCGGGCTGCTCTACCACGTAACCCACCACCGGAGACGATCCAGGTGACAACGGTCCCGACCTTGACAGTGACGACGTACCCCACTCTGGAAACAATCATTGCCCGCATGATGAACGGACATTATGGAACTGGATACTCAGCACCTACGCACGATCTGTACGGGTGCCAGCTGACCGAGGGCGGATACAACCCATGGAGCACCAGCCGCAATTGGGAGGAGTAAGAGTTGAAAACGAATCAGTCAAGAACCAGTCTTTTTCGTTAGCATACCAAGATGAACTACGAGGATCGCCTAGCACTCGTGAAGGCCTATCTTCCCTGGATGGTGGCGGAGGCGGTGAGGAAGCACCATGTAGAAGTTGATGACCGCAAGGGCTTCTTCGTGTCTTGGCTTCGCAAGGATGCAAGCTATGACATCGCAGATATCTATGCCTCCGAGTTCAAGAAGCGGTTTGGAGAGTATATTACCCATAAAATTGAGAACGATATTCGCTTGGTAGCGGGAATGACCTGTATCTTTCTCAGGGCGTACGTGGATATCCACGAGGACGAACTCAAGCTGGGTCGCATGTGCAGTCTAGTGAAGGCGTGTGTGGAGGAGCAACTAGAGGATTTCGAGAACTGGTGTGGCGAAACGTCTATCGCAATGTCGGACGATGAGGATGAGAAGGAGTAATCACTCACTCCGTATACACCCACCCATTCTCGCAGTGGCAGCACAGGAATCCCTGTGGACGCACGACGTACCCCTTGCCCTTGCAGTACGTACAGTTCCGCTGTTTTTCGGCATCAAAGTCGTGGTAGACGCACCTGTAGCACGGCTCGTCGTTGTCAACATAGACCCATCCACTCCCCTGGCAGTTCCGGCACTTCTTTTTCTTCTGTTCGGGCATTTGTATGGTGATCGTAGGTCGGTTAAAATGGATGAACTTTAAATTTGAAGTGACTACAATAGTAATGACCGATAGTACCTCAACTGCAGGGGGGGTTCGTAAGGAAGGGTTGGATAAATTCTATACTATCCCGTGCATATCGGAGAAATGCATTAACACGATCGGAACCAAATACGATTGGAAGACCTGGGATTTAGTTGTTGAACCAAGTGCTGGAAACGGCAGCTTCTTAACGAAAATCCCCACTTCGAAAAAGGTAGGTGTCGATATTGCCCCGGAACACCCGGATATTATAAAGAAGGACTTCTTCGATTATCAGCCACCGTCGGGTCTTACAAACATTCTTGTTGTGGGCAATCCTCCATTTGGAAGAGTGAGTTCCCTCGCTGTTAAGTTCTTCAATCATTCGGCAGAATGGTGTTCTGTAATTGCGTTTATTATACCCAAAACGTTCAGGCGTGTTAGCGTTCAAAACAGGCTTCACAGAAAGTTTCATTTGGTGCTCGATGACGAAATTCCATTAGAGCCATGCTCGTTTACTCCACCGATGCAGGTGAAGTGCTGCTTTCAGATATGGGAAAAACGGGCGGAAGATAGAGATATCGTTAAACTCAGCACCAAACATGCTGATTGGGATTTCCTACCGTATGGACCACTTGATGAGAGAGGACAACCAACTCCTCCAAAGGGTGCTGACTTTGTCGTATTAGCATATGGCGGAAAGTGCGGCAGTGTCCTAAAGACCGGTCTTGATGTATTAAGGCCAAAAAGTTGGCACTGGATCAAGTCAAACATAAGTGTGCCATTGTTGATTGAGAGACTTGGTTCATTAGACTATTCTGTCAGCAAGGACACGGCAAGGCAGAACTCTATTGGTCGTGCGGAACTTGTTCGACTGTATTCAGAGCACTACGACTAAAGGGAGTCTTCGCTTACCCTAAACTTCATAAGATCCACCCAACACTTATCTCCGTATGAAGGTCGCATCGAATACTCCTTCATATTTTTGTCATCTTTCATATCCTCAAGTGTGATCTTGCCGAGTTCTTTGTTTGTCCTATGTGCATACCCGCCATGATTCACAATCAATGGAAGCATATCCTCCTTTGGCACACTAAACACATATAACTCGCCACCAGTCTCAACATTCATCCCGGTGAGGTGATATGCTGTAAGAATATAATATTGAATGTCATGGGAAACGCGTAACTGTACATAGTTGAACTTATCATGTTTACCACCACCAAGCGACACCTTTACCTCTGCATTCTTATTGTCCTTCGAACCATCACCGTTACATTTCGAGGCAGTGTTCTTTACGAACCCGTTCTTCATACGAATATACTTTTCAAGAAGGGGTCCATATTGCTGTGCTGATACACTATTTATCACGCAGTATAGATGTGCGTTTTTTAGGGTTGTCTCCTTCATAATTTCCAGTTCGTGGTTGATAGTTGAACGAGCAAGGTGCTCCTTCAACCTGTGGATACGCCCTGCGTCGATGTGCGTGGAAGATGCCATTTTCTGTTATAATATCGTTTATGGATGCCCTTGTTCGAGTTAAAGAATATCAGATCCGTTTTCACCAAAACGAATCCGTCCCTCCCCAGACCTAAACAGGTCATACAACGATTACAATGGGTGGCCAAACTGCGTTCGCATACTACGACAACGATACTCATCTCCTCACCTACTGGTTCATGCGGGACATGGGCCCCCTGGAGTTCGCACACTATTTGAACGAGCCAATGAATGTGATCAAGGATGTGGCTCGTCCCTTAATTCAGGGTAACTGTCTGCTGGAAGAGTTCAAGAGCGAGAAGTTTCAGGAGGAGCATGATCTCGTATGGGCTGCGGTGATCATGGAAGGCTCCATCGTCTGCTACGATCACCAGTATACCGTTATCATGAAGAAGCGGAAGGATTAAGAACGGCGACGATGACGGCGAGTCTTCCGGCGTCCACCAGGAAACAGTCCAGTCCCCGCTGCCGGGTTGGGTTTGGGAGGCCGGGGGAGACTGGCAATCGGGTTCGAGATCACTACGGTGACAGGTTTGGGTTTCGTGAGATTCCACGCAGGGTTAGACACCTCGGTTTTAGAAGGGTTTCCCCCCCTCCCCCGCCTGCGGGTTTTGCGTTTCCGGTGAGAGTATGACTCCATTCTTACTGTTAGTTGATGTTTTTTAGGAGCTTAGTATAATAGAATACAATGCCCTTGTCACGATCAACGGCAGATCGCGTAACCATAACAGGAGATAAGGTCGAAGAACTCAGTAAGATATCCGATTGGTTCGCCGAGCGTGCGGACGAGCAGGGTGGAAAAACTGTCGTGTTCCACAAGAAGGATTTCCCTGGATCCAAGACCAAGTGGCAGTTCCTCGTGGATCTTGCCAAGGGTCGTAAGATGGGATATGTCGAGAACGATAAGATCGTTGTTGATTCGTCGAAGGGATACACTGCCTCGAAACTGAAGAGGGCGGCAGACTACTTCCTCATCGGAAAGAAGGGAGAGGAGCTCAACACCCTGAAAAACACCGGGTACCTCGGGAACCCCCACAAGCAGCGAACGCTCTCGCACGGCAACAAGAAACCTCGGGCTGCACCGAAGGCACACGACTGGGGCAGTGAGCTCGAGGAACGTGGATTTGGCGGTCGTCGCACCCGCAAAAATGGAAAAAAGATGCGCACAACTCGTCGTCGGTAAATAACAACAACATGTCAGACGAGGAGGTCATCACGTGCGATATATGCGGAGAGGAGACGGCGGACGCAGAGCGGATCACTGATGAGAATTGGGAATACTGCACAGGTCTGGAAAAACAGTTCTGTGGTGTATGCCGGGAAAACAGGGAGGAGCCACCGTGCGATGATTCCGATTGTGAGGCGGATTTGTGTTATAACGCCCGGACGGCAGATACGAGCGGGTGAAATAGCGAACGCACTGTAGCCTTGATTTGCGGATGATACTGTTCAATCACATGTTTGAGAACCGATGTCGTGAGAATAAATAGGGCGGCGGAGTAGACGATGCGGCGGTCAGTTTCTGTGAACTTCACCGTATGCCAGTAAGGATTGAAGCGCCAGATGAGGAAGATGCTCACGTAGACCTTGACATAGTATTCTATGCTAGTAAGATACGTTGGCTCAGTTTCTATGAGTCCTATGAGGACGATGGCATACGTAATATGGATGAGGGATACAGTCCAGAGGTAGGCCGACGTGTGTAGGTTCCAGAAGTCTACCATTAACTATTTAGGGAGAGAATCCGTAGTCTAGATGGCGGTCCTATCGTATAGTTGGTTAGTACGTGAGGTTCTGATTCTCACAACCCTGGTTCGATTCCAGGTGGGACCATTCCCAGACTCGGGATAACTCAGTTGGTAGAGTGGCGGATTGTAGTTTTTAAGCAGACTATAGCGGGCCTCCGCATGTCGCTGGTTCGATTCCGGCTCCTGAGATTTTTAAGGTTCTTTAGCTCACCTGGTAGAGCATCTGGCTGTTATACCGATATAGCCGACCGGAAGGTAGTTGGTTCGATCCCAACAAGAACCGAAGTTTTTATGTGGGTGCTTACGCACTCAGATAAAAACTAGAACTTGTTCCTTCGTCCAAAGCGGTAACCAGGGGGGTAAACGAACTTTGGAGCGGGAGGAGCTGGGGGTGGAGGCGGAGGCGGAGGCGGATTCATGGCTATTATATTAAAATCCGAAGATCTTTAGCGGATTATAACCATACGCACTCTCCACACCAACGTGCGAGAGTCCGTGGACACCTACGGCAATAGACAGAATGAGGACCAGAATAATGAGCTGGAGAGTAGGCAGGCGGCGGATAAAAGAGAAGTTCACGGCAATCAGAATACCTCCTAAGAGTAAAAGTCCTCCATTCAGCGTGTGAGTCATAATAGACGGAACCGTAAACAACTTTTCCATTATACTTGCCGGAGATTACTTAGTTGTCAACCTTAGATACGAGGTGGACGGGGGCGGAAACCGGGGAGGCAGCAGCGGGCTTGGCAGCGGGAGGCTTCGGCAGGCCCAGAACCGGGTGGGGGCTGGTGTGGACAGCAGATACGCTCACGTGAGACAGTGGGGACACAATACGAGACACGGGGACAACACGCTGGACGGCCGGGGGCGAAATGAGGTGGGTGGGCATGTTTGTTGTATACAGATATTTAGATTTAAACGTCGGATGCATGATTCATATGTGGCTCCCATATTTCAGTTGGTAGAATCCCTCTCTTATACGCTTTTTGTCCGTATGCTTTGTGAGGAGGAAGTCGGCGGATCGAGACCGCCTGGGAGCACCAACGCCTCTTTAGCACAGTTGGTTAGTGCATCCGCTTTGTAAGCGGGAGGTCACCTGTTCGACTCAGGTAGGAGGCAAATTATTATTACTCATCTACGATGAAACCGTCGTAGACGAGTGAGCCTACGTGTCTTCTTGTGCTTCTTATTCTTGAACGTCCTCCTCCGCCGTCCGCCAATCTTTACTTTGTTGAGAACTTCAGCGATCATAGCTCGTTTGCTGTCAATAGACATACGCTTTTCTTCGGGAAGGCCCTCCTCCTCTTCCATCATTGGCACACTCTCCACCTTCATGATTGCGTCAGCGAGTTCTTCAATCAGCTCGGGGTTCTCAATCATGCGACGTCGGACACGACTAAACAACTTCAGCAGTGCCTCGTCTTGGGGTGGCTGTGAAATGATCGCATATGCGGCCGCCATGAACGACCGAGGGTTCGGAGGCATCATCTTGTCGAGCATCTCACGAGTCGGCGGGTTGCGAAGAACCCGGAATAGCTGGACGATTTCGGGACGTTGCCGTGCGTATCCCCACTCAGGCCGCCGGTATATGCTCGCAACCTCAGGGTTCAGGGGGTACAAATAAATGAAATCCACTCCTTCCGTCATGGCATCTTTGACAAGGGCAGAGTTTAGACTCAGTCCTACGCCGCCGTACAGTTCATCTCGGACTCGACGGGTACTGATTTCGTTGAGGAAGATGTAGCGCCGACCATATTTGTCAATGACCTTTGCTCTCAACCATCCACAAATAGTACCGTTCGGTGCCTGGGCAACGTAATGAAGGTGATTACCTGGCTCGTCACACTGCTTCTTCCAGGGAAAAATGGTATGGAACTCGGTGTTCTCAAGCGTCGAAGCAATTTCGGCCAATTCCTTGATTTTATCGACATCTCTCTGACAGTCATACCGTGTGACTTTACACGCCATTCTATTTCACTATTTTATAGCGATAAAACAATGCGGGGACTACGACTGAAAACAATCAAGCGGTCACACAATCCCATAAAAAAGTGGGATGCGGTGTTTGTCAAACCGAACGGGCAGACAATTGTCCAGCCGTTTGGTCAGCGGGGATACTCGGATTATACGAAACACAAGAACTTGACACGGAAGAAGCGGTACATTGCTCGGCATGCCCGGATGCACGAAGACTGGTCCGATCCCACCAGGGCGGGAACCTTATCCAGATACATCCTGTGGGGCAAGCCCACTCTGAAAGCGTCGATTCGGTCGTTTAAGAAGAAGTTCCACGTATAACATCAAGTTTAAAGCTCCTATGCAAGTATTCATCCCACGACAGTGTGTAATCGGATTTTTTGTATATGTCCATCGTGTGATTAAACAGGCGAACATAGGCAAAAAAGATTATGCCAATAATCACTGCAGGCGTGAAGTCCATCGTCATTAGTTAAATACGTGATGCATTCTCCACCGAATAAAACGAGTGGCTCCCAATAGAAACTTTTCAACCTTGTAGACTGGAAGAATATTCAATGCGCCCGCAGTCAGTGATCCTTCGCTCTTGGCTTTACGAGTAAACAATCTCAACACAGAGCCCTTGGCTTTCATCACGGCCTTCACTTTCTCATCTACCCCCATTTCTGCTCTCAACCCTGTCTTGAACTCCTTGACCCGTTTCATAAACTCTTTCTTGAGAGCCATAACATCTTTTGATGCTGCCTTGTAGTCTCGCAAGCCCTCTCTGACCTCCTTATCCCTCTTCACCTTTTCCATGATCTTCATACACCTCCCCTCCATCTCAATTCGTCCGTTATTCCACCAGTCGTGTCCTCCATCATTCATCTGTCCAATCACATTGCACAGCGGACACGTTGATCGATGTTGGAGAGACTTCAAAACACAGGTAGTATGGTAAGCATGGCCACATTGTAGACGAGAGGAATCTCCGTCCACAATGATGTCGTTAGTAGTGTTCTCCCGGAATACGGGGACACAAAGTGCGTCATAACAGAGGATACACTCCTCTGTCATTTGTTACGTTTCCTTAAGGACCAATATGTAAGTTCATTTCGTTCTTGGCAGCTTTGGGAACACGACGAGTCAAGAGTTCCGTCTGGCGTCCGAACGTCGAAGCATCTTCTACATCTTCGGGAATACCCTCAATGGCACGGAGAGCTTCGGATACTTTCTGGGGCTGGTCAGAGAAATGAAGGAGGAGCTGGGTGCGGATGGTGTTGCGCTTAATAGCAGGTTTCACTGTCCTCACCTGACGGGAAATGGACCCCCCTGACATCCCTTCCAGCTTGAAATCGTCCACCTCGTTCTCACGCATAAATGTCAAGACAGCCGCACCGAGCTTTACCTTTTCTTCGCTGATTGCCTTGATACGTAGTTTCAGTTGGCGGATCTCGTCGTCCATGGCAATCCATTGCCGAAGCGTCTCGGCTACCGGCGCCGCCTCGTTGTTGTCCTCGGCCATTTCTTTCTGTTTATACTACGCTTGCGACGTGTAAATCTGCCTCCCTTCTTGCCCTTGCGTGCCTTCACTGGAGGAAACGATGTCTTCGTGGGAACTTCAGAGGCAGCCATATCAGCAGGGGGAGCAGATGGGGCGGGCGGAGATGACATATCCGCAGGGGGAGCAGATGGGGCGGGCGGAGATGACGTAGCCGCAGGCGGAGCAGTTGGATCCTCTCCTGCAGCAGGGGCAGGAGCGGGAAGCGGGGGAAGTGCGGCAGCAGCCTTGCTCTGGATCTGAGAAAGTGAAGGTAAGGCAGGAGGGTTAGGGCCGGCAAATTTGTCTAGACTCGGGAGAGAACTTGCCGTGCTCTTGACCTTTGCGATAGCACCCTGTAAACTTCCAAATGCACTGGAAATCGATGCCATGATCTTATCCGCACGGTTATAGAACTTTGTACCTACGGTTTCTACGGCTTTTACACCACGTGACAGAGCCGGTCCGATGACTGGAACCATTCCGGCAGTGGCTTCCAGAGCGGCCGCAAACTCCTTGCGGGATATTCCAATGACCATCGCCAGCCAGAGGAAAAACAGGGAAAACAGCCAGCCGAGAAGGATACCTACAGTTCCTGCGAGAGGGATAGGAATCAGACCAACAATGCTGGGTGTCATCGTCTGAATGCTTGAGGCCATCACGGGGAGAGCCGCAGCCGTCACATCAAGGGCAGCACCAATGAGATCTCCGAATAGAGGGGTGTTCTCCAGAGTGTCCAGGATAAAAATGAACGGGATGATCATTCGAATGATCAGCTGAATAGATTTAATCCCTCCTTGAATTGCTGGATTAGGAGGACTAGGAGGAGTGATTCCAGCAGCGGAATCAATTGCCTTGCGGATTGAATCATTCAAGATGCTATCAATCTTTTCACCGCCCTTCTGGGTATTTATCGGCTGGATCTTCTTGAACACCGACTCGGCCTGTGCAGGCGTAAAAAGAGGCTGACCATCCTTAGTGAATGAACGACGAATGGCATCAGCGGACTTGAACTTACCCTTGTAGAGTGCTTCATAAGCACTGATCATACTGTCCATATTCTTGGCATCGGCAGTGCCAATATGCCTTTCAACTATTTTTCCAAAAGATGTAGATGGGTGCTTGCTATTAAGCTCCCACTGGACCATTATATACTCGCAAGAGATTTAGAACTTCCAGCGACGATCACATTCCAAGCAAGTGACAAACGTCGTCATCGGCTCGTCTGCTGACCTGGTCTGCATCTGGTAGTAATCACACTTGGTCTTCTTCTTACATCCCGAACAGTAGAAGTAGATGGAGGCATTTCCCGAGGGCGAGTAAAGATGTTTCTCCTTCGCAATCTGTGCCTCAATCTGCGCCTTCCATCGCTTTGGACTCAGTTCAACCACAGTCATTTCGGCAAATGCCGCCGGAGTCAGTTCGCCAGATACAAGTTTGGGAATCCAGTCTGGGGCATTCTCGTAAAACTGGATACACCTGCCACGGTAATGATTCCAGAAGGCTACATTTGCCCACGTGACTTCAATACCCTGCTTCGCACAATCACGAATACACCGCTGTAGGAGGGAAACTTCTAGAGCAGCAGCAACATCCTGGGGAATGCCAATCTCAACGTACCTCTGCTTGACAAGATCACGGACGGGACAGGGAGTATTGACATCGTGGATCACCACCTGCTTCGGCTTGCGTTGGCGGGTAGGTGCAACTTCCTCCTCTGGCGCAGGTTCCTCGTCGTCTGGAACATCTTCATTATCCGATACATCCTCCTCCTCGGTCGCCTCTTCCTCATCAGACGACTCGCCTTCAAATGTCCAACTGGCATAGATTGTTTCGTAGTCTGCGGGCTTGAGATTGGTGTATACTGAGGCTAACTTATCGTAGTTGTCGGCGTTGGAGTTCTTAGACAGCATCACGACAATACATCCAATAAACACCTCGTCCTGGAAATTCCCCCCAAGAACATGCTGGTTAATGTTATCATCTTCGTCTTCGCACCCCGACTCGGCAAACACAGTAACCCACGTTTCCTTATCCTGGATCTTGCCCTGAAATTGAAGACCAGGCTGCTTCAGTTTCGTCCGGAGCCATTCCAGAACATCCACAGACTTTGCAGGGACAGTGAGTTCCTGGAGAGCCCCTGTAGCCTGAATCGACGTTGCTAAAACCATTCTTACTTACTTAGTGTTTGTCTCTCGAAAATTACGATCGGTTTTGAATTCGTCAAAACGGATCGGGTATTTCTTAGGAAACCGAGTAGCATATTCAAGTCAACCCAATCAAACAAACAAACAAACAAGATGAGCACATGGCACGAGAAACTCGCAAATCGCAAGCAGGATCAACTGGACGCAGAGCGGAAGAAGCTTGTAGAGGTGAACGATATCAGCTTCCCATCGCTAACGGAGAATTCATGGGGTGTAGCAGCAGGGGGTGCGGGTTGTCCCACCACTAAACCCAAGCTCGCATCGCTCCTGGTCGAGTGGGATGCCAAGGCCGAGGAGGAGAAGGTGCGCAAGGCTGAGGCTGCGGCCGCCGAGGCCAAGAAGAACACTTACAATTACAGCTACAACCACTCAAAGTATCGTTTCGGCAATACCCATTCTCGTGATGAGGATACGTATTACGAGGACGAGTATGAGGACGAGCTGCCGCCTCTTCCCACGGCCGATTCGTCGTCAGACTGGCGGACGGTTGAGCGTCCAGTCCGCAAGCCCAGGAAGACGGCTGTCGAAAAGATGATGGAGGAGCCCGAAATGCTTGAGCCGGCAATTGAGGAGACAAGTGTCTGGCAGACGGAGGGTGTTTGGGAGCGGGAGCGATAATTAGAAGACCATTCCGAATACCGATGAAAGTATCCAAACAAAGAACGCACGAATGTAGTGTGGAACAATAAAAGCAATCACGAAAGCAGTCGCACCTAACTGTTTTCCCGTTGATGTGAAGAACAGTCCACCCGATGCACCCACAAGAACAAGAACGGTGAGAACTCCGTATACTCCGCCCATCGACTGGTAAGCCGCAGCAGCTGCCGCCGAAGCATTGTTCAATGCCATCTGGTTAGACGCTTTTTGTTCGTCTGATGTCGCATCCTCAAGTCCGCCCACCTTGACCACCGGTTTGTTTGGTCCTCCCTGTTCCTCCTCCTCCTTCTTCTGACCGGCACGACGGCAGCGCATGTACAGTTTTCCGTCACGAGGAGTGGATACACCATGGGACTGTGCGTCGTAAAACGTGACTTTACGGTCGGCGACTTCTTCGAGTGGTCGGCGAGAAGGTTTCACCGCCCGTACAAGTTTGGCGTAATCGGACGGGTCAATCGATACCGTATTAGAATACACGATCCACGTGACGTTGGGTTGACATGCGGGCCACACTGTAGTGCCAGTGTAGATGTAGTAGGACGGAGTATCGGGAATAACGTCCCTGATAGTCCATGATTTGGGTAGAGTAATTACTGATCCATGATCTACATACGGAACGAACGCATTGAAAAATTTAGAGGAAGGTGTATCCCCAGGCGTGCTTCGGAGAATGACGGACATGCATATGATCTTTCCACCGGGATGACTGAACATACACACGAGTTCTCCTTCTCCAAATACGGATTCCAAGGAATGCTGGGAGGTGGAAAATAAGACCATTGCGTCGCACGTGTATCCATCCCCATTGAACTTGGCGGTAGGTTTCCCGTTCTGGAATCCGCTCAACACAAGACCGCCCGCACTCGCTTGGGCATTGCTTACGTATGCCGTTCCAACTGCCGTATCGTCAACCGACCATTCGCACAGCCGATCGCATGGAAGCGAAAAAGACTGGGATAAATTAATTGGAGACTGGTGGGGGGCACCGCACGATTTGTATTGATCGGGCCACTTTTGGGAACTATCGAAGATACTGGTCATCCCTCCTCTATTATTAGACAGGCATACTTATAAATTCCGAGATTGACTCGGGTTTGTCGCCCGTCCATTCCAGACTCTGTTCGAACTTTGTCTTCTGCCGAGTCTGGATTTGAGTGTCGACGGTGTTCCTGAAGTACATAGACGTAACACGAACATTGTGACGTGTGTTCACTCGGTATGCACGATAAATTGCCTGGAGTTCGAGGAACGGGTTCCAGTCGGGGCTTGTGTTAATCACGTGGTGGACCCATGGAAGCGAGATTCCGACTCCGCCAGCCTTGATCTGCAGGAGGAGAACACGAGGTGCGTCGATGAAGGACTGGATAACCCCAATCACGTCGTCGGGAACAAACGTGGTCTCGTCGATGATGTTCTTGATCTCGGTAGGTGTGGCCGGGTTGCCGTAGCTCTCCATGGCCGTCCGCTTGGCAGGGGTAGTCTTGCCGTTCAGGACTTCCGTGCGGATCCCGGCCTTGGCGAGTGCCTGCTGAAGCAGCTCGAGCTCGGTCTTGAAGTGCGTGACAATCATCGTAGATTCGCCCTTCTTGAAGTCGTCCTTCACCATGTCCACGATGTGGCGGAACTTGGTGACCTTGGACGGGTCCCACTTGCCCACATCGTCGGGGTCGCCGAGAACAGCAGGCATCTGGGCACGCCAGACCTTCTCAGCGTCCAGAACAATCTGTGGATGTATGGCAGCCTGACGCTCACGCAGAATCATCGTGAGCTTCATCATGCCCCGGACATGGCGGGGAAGGCGGCGGGCGTTAGCGGCGATCCAGGCATTGGTGTCCTCAATGCGGCCGGCAACGTACTCGTAGAGGCGGTGCTCTTCTGGAGACTCGAAGTCGTAGACGTGCTTATCGCTCTGGAGCTCTGGCCCTCCCATAACTACCTCGGAACGGAGCTTGCGGTAGCGATACTTCTTGAAGTCCTCGGCAGGCAGGCCAGGCTGAAGAAACTCGGTGTAGGCACGAATGTCCGACTTGGAGTTGTTGAAGGGCGTGGCAGTGAGGCCCCAGCGGGTGTGAGCAGGGATCTCACGCAGAGCCCAGAAGATAGTCCCAAGGTTGCGGATGACGTGAACCTCGTCCACCACCACCCGGTCAAAGGCCTGCTCACGGAACCACCCGACGTTTTCCTTCAAAACGGAATGGTGTGTGGCCACAACAGCGGTAGGGCGTCCCGGAGTGAGATGTGTCTTGTTCTTGATGTACTCGATACAGTCGAAGGCGAAATTGGACTGGAGACGGAGTTCGGCGAGCCAGCCGCCGACAGTGGACTTGGTGGTGAGGACGAGGGTGCGGGGTAGCAGGTTGTCTCGAATCAGCGTCGCAGTAATGCGGGTCTTGCCAAGACCCATGTCCAGGCACAGGAAACCTCCAGAGATGGTGTGATCAGATTCGCGGGTCTTCATCCAATTGAGTGCGTCAGTTTGGTAGGGATACATTCTGTTGGGCAGTCCTGGATTTCTAGGACTCAAACAGATCCGTTTTCTTCTCGTTTTGTAACAATGGTAAACTCGGAGGTAAATTTGGCGATCGCCTCACTAACCTTCAGTGTCCTGTCCTTTCTCGTGATGGTCATAGGACTCGTCCTTGTATTCTACCCCGGCATGCGTGAATCGTTAGCAGGTGCTACGAGTGGAATGGGATCTACAGGAAGCGGGATCCTAGATAATCTCAAAATTGCCGGTGTCCTAGGTGGAGCCCTATCTCCCGACATCGTCCTGCTCATTGGCTTCATTTCTGATCTCATGAATCTCAAGTTCCGGTTCTCTGTCACGAGCATCATTGGAATCATTGCCGTCATTCTGCACTGGGTGATCGGTGGTTCTATTTTTGGATTTTCCAAGGGCCTAACATCAGCTGTAGCGTCTACTGCCTCGGCCATTACATCGGCCGTAGCACCTAAAGCACCGACTGCTTCTGCTCAGCTGTTCGGAGTAGGCGATGGAAACCCGACGGCTCCTTCGGTCAGTCCTCCAGCGGCTACAGCGGCGGCGGCAGCGACTGTCGCTGCTCCGGCAAGCCCCCCGGGAGTCCTGGGAGCTATTGCCAAGCCGGAGAGACTGGCAGCAACCAGGAAGCTGACGATGCCAACTGGAAACAAACCCCCTACTCGCCGTCCAGGAAGCGTGTCCACTGGTCCCGATATGGGAGAGTCAGCGCCGGCGGCTGCTCCTGCAAGCAGGACAGTAAGTTTTGCAGCTCGCCCCCAGCGCAAAACGGCCGCAGCTGCCACCGAAGCTAACCAGAAACTCGCCGCCAATAAAATGACGGGAGGCGCTGCCCTCCCCGACTACATTACCCAGAAATTCAACCCATGTGCGATTCGTGGCCTCGGGTATTTTGATATCTCGGGGTCTCCTATGGGTATGGCCGCTCTCTCCGCTGTTTTCATGGTGTATCTCCTCGATATGACCGTGGGCAACAAGCGGTCGTCGGCACAGGCCGGAGGATTCGCTGGATTCTCAATCGCAGTATTCCTACTCAACGTCTATTCCTACCGTGAACTCAAATGTATTGACGCCACAAGTGTGACTGCCTCTCTCAAGGCCCTTGTCCTGCCTCTTGCGGTCGGATTGCTTTCGGGAACGGGTGGATACTACGTTCTCAAGAACAATTATGCCGATTTCCTGCCCCTAGACGGCACACACTTTGACGATGGAACGGGCGGAGGGACTACTCCTTCCCCTGCCAACCGAAACCAGGCGCACTGTGAAGCACCCAATGATCAGGGTGAGATGGTATGCGAAGCCTACCGTGACGGTAAGCGTGTCAATGCTGCTTAGGCTGGCTCTGGGTGAGTCGCTTTACAAGCGCAAAATAACCCATCATCTGCGTACCCGAATGACGACCAATCTCCTTGCCGTCGTAAACAGCCACCATCGTGGGAACATGAGTAATCTTGTACAGAGTAGCTAGATGCCCAGGATCGTTGGCCGTATCTACTGTTGCCCACGTAATCTGCTTGTAATCTTCCTGTAGCTCGGATACTACAGGCTTCACCGCCTTGCATGGACCACACGTTGCTGAGGTGAAGAAGTAAGCCTGCATTTTTGTTTGTATTACTCTTCTAGCTTTTCTATGGTTAAATGGGTCTTCTCCACCAATTTGTATGCGACCGCCCCATGAATCTTGGCCTTCTCTAGGTCATACGCTTTCGACTGAACGGTCTTCTTGAGCGCAGAGATCAGGGCGGCGGACAAGAATTTCTGATCCAATGAAGCCGTGTTGGCTAGAATAGCCTTCACGAGTTCAGTTTCGGTGACTGGTCCACCCATGATTTTCAGGGGAATACCCGAAAGAACGTCGTCAACGCTGGTTCCGAAGCGCACGACCTTTTCGGTAAGATCAGAGGGCCGAACGTCCTTCCCGTCATTGGCAGCTTTATTGGCCAGCTGATCGGCAAGATCGTTCCACTTACTATCCGTGTCCTCTCCGCCCGTATGAGCCTTCACATGAACGAACTGGTGTCCACCCAGACCCTCCAGTTCCTTGAGAATCTCTTCTAATAGGGTTCGGTGAACCACCGGCTTTCCCGCTGCCGTCTTCCAGTCCTTCTTCCGCCATCCCGAAACCCATTTCGTCAGGCAATTGATAGAGTATTCGGAATCGGTGCAGATGCGGACAACCACGCCCGATACGCTGCGCTGTGATTTGAGGCCTCGGATTCCCTCAAGGATAGCAGTAAGTTCTGCTGTCTGATTCGTCTGAGAATCGTCAGCGGCAAGAGGACGACCAAACGACGACTCAAGCGTATCCGGATAAACTGCTGCGTACGCCCCTCGTGAGTTCTTACGACCGTTGTTAATGGAAGAACCATCCGTGTATATACTGAGCATCGGTGTATGATTTATATAGGAATGCGAGATCCTGCGTCCGTTTTGATACGCTTCCAAGTCTCGATTACCTCCCGAGTATTCCCAATGTATTCGGGCGTGGCGACGAAGGGGGTTGTCTTCAGTTCTCGGGAAATACACCGGCTCTGAATAGCCATCTGGACATTGTTCACGTATTCCACATGAAACCAGACTCTAGAACGGTAACTCTTGGTCTCCAGCCACCGACGCAGGGACTGTTGGCAGGCAAGGGAGAGAAAATGAGCATGCCAAACTATCAGGAGTTTCACTCGCTTCGACGATTTGGATGTAACCCACACTTCGAACAATTTACCAAACTCGTCGACGGAACACACCGTAGCCGCATCAATCTCAAACGTTTCCAGCTCGGAGGCGTGGGCGGTCTTATACTCGTTCCATACCCGAATCATTTCACGATCGTCCATTGGCTCGTGAAATAACATATGGGGTGGTGGAAAGATGATAGTGCTCATTCTTATTATATTACTCCCCCTTCAGCTCTGAAACTATCTTTCGCACTGGGATCTCCTGCGAGACGATGTAGAGACTGTTCTCAGTGAGCACGATGAAGCATCCATCAATACGAAAAATGTTTTGGACCGTTGATGTATATTCGCTCTCGTTCTTCACGAGATACTTGGCATTGTCCTTGACTCCGATACAGCACTTCTTGTCACGGCTATCCGTCCAGTAATCTAGGAGAATCGGGCGGTCTTCGTCTACAGAAATCTGGGCGGCACGGAGGAGAACGGTGGCCGGGGGAAGGTTCGTTGGCGCCGGCGTGGTCATTTGTAATGTATACTGTTTTGCGTCTAAACCTTGTGAACGCAGTCCTCCAACTTGAACCTTGAGCGCATGCCGAGGCAGGGGGTGTCGGTCTTGGGAATAGCGAGGAGCTGCTTCGCCTTGTCCGAGATGAAGCTGCCCTTACCAAACAGCTTCGCCATTTCCGAGAGAAGCGTGACGACCTGGTCGACCGACTCGGATACTACCTCATTCTTCGGCTTCCTGATGTTCTCCTCGAAATCCGAGAGAACCGTATCCACTGCCTCGTGTAACAGATTCTCAGAAATCAGTCCACGGGTATGGAGTTCACTCGCAAACACCCCGAACCCACGGCGAAGCTCCTTCTGCTTGTGCCACGTGCACAGCTCGTCCTCAAACTGCTGCTTGGACATAGACGTGAGATCCGGGAAACTGATGGTCTTGGACTGGTCGAACATCTTGTTGAATGTGTCGAGCGAACAGTAGATCTGGAGATCGTCGTGGACAGCGGGCAGAGCCTCGCACAGCTGGGCGAACATGTCGGCGAGAAGCTTGGCGTAGAAGGGCATTGAGACGCCACGGTCGAAGATGAAATTCACGACACGCATGCGGAACGTCTGGTCACGCTTACTGATCGTCTCTGCGATCGTCTTGGTCTTTTCGTCGAGCGTAGACTTGACCACCTTGTTGATGATCCCGATAATCACCTCGTAATCGGGATCGTCCTTCTGGCGGATTGTGGCCTTGAGATCGTTGATAATATCACGACGCCACGAATCGTCAGCTGGACTACGCCGCTGAAGGGCGAACTTCTTGGGCTTCTTGATGTAGATCGGTGCGACCGGCGCCAGCTGCATTGCGCCGATCATGTCCAGAACAGATGGAGGGATAGGGAGATGAACGGCAGAACGGAAAGAGTAGAGGAGAGTAGAGTTCATCTTGGTAGCTACTCTATTCCAATAGGAGAGAATACGAATCCGTTTTGCTCGCAAGTCCGCAAAAACGGATTTAAAGTTGTCTTACGAAATAAGGTAGTGCCCACGATGACTTCTATTACCGAATCCACACCTTTCTCGCATACATGGGTACTCTGGTACTTTGATCCCCGTAACAAGGACTGGAGCTTATCAAACTACAAGAAGATTGCGGACATCTCGACAGCACAACAACTCTGGACCATCGTTTCGACTATTCCCCGGGAGGCCTGGGAATGCGGCTACTTCTTCTTCATGAAACGTGGGTTCCGTCCGATCTGGGAGGTTCCTGAAAATGAGCACGGTGGATCTTGGAGCAAGAAGATTCCCACGTGTGATATGTACGATATAGCAGTAGACCTTATCGTACATTCCATTGCCACCGAGGATAATATTATGCTAGCCAAGCCCGATTCCTATGTCGGATTCTCAACATCCCCAAAGGGCGACTTCAATATTGTGAAGCTGTGGACGAATGCAGTGATGCCAGGTAGCGCAAAGACCTACCTCAGCAACGGAATGAAGATGGCAATTACTGACGACGTCGTCTTCACGGCTCACAAGTCCCGTCGGTAACTGGGTAAGTAAACATTCAATAAACCAGTCAATTTTTTATCATGAGAATCCCTACAACAAACACATACATCGCCACTGCGAATACAGCAACAATAGCTATACAGTATCCACACCACTGCAGGGAGTCCTCTACTTCCTCATCCTCGAGTATGTTGAAAAAGCGCCCGCCTATCATATATATCTACTGGAGGCGGCGGGGCTCTAAACTTAGATAGAAGTTGAATCGCATCCCCACGTTTCTGAATTTTGTAGTCATTGTCGTTCACACGCTCCCACAGTGTTGACTTGCCAAACATGGTTTCAAATGGATAATCTGCCGGGCTTTGGATTCCCATTCCCTTCAGAGTATTCAGAATCCCGTAGAGTTTCCCCCCGTCGTCGGTCATCACACAAAACCACGCATCGTTCAGAAGCACAGCTGGATCATACTTCAGCGTGCGCTCTTTCCCCACGTGTCCATAGAGAGAGGTAGATGCCTGATCCTGTCCCAGCAGTCCAAAATCGGTCGTCATGCTTTCCAGTCCCACAACATTTCCAACGGCGTCGTAGTTGTAATTTGATACTTCAGGAGCTTCTTCGGCAGACTTGCGGGCCCACATACTCTGACCACCTTCATACGACCGTTCCTGATACGGCGGAGGAACATGGGGCTTGTTCGGGTCCATTATTCTCTCCAACCACTATTCTTGTAAGTCTTTTTACTTGGGAACGATAGAGGAAACACCAGACGGTTTCATCTTCGCATCTGTAGCCTGAATCGCCGATCCGATCAAGAGCGGCATGGCGAGATTCTTCATGAGTGAAGCGGCCCCTGTAGTCGCATAGGATAGAGAATACCCGATCGCAATCATGTTGGCGTCCTTGGCGTTCTTGACCATGTCCTTAGAAGCTTCTGATACCGCCGCAATCATCGCCATGCGTGTATCATACGGCAAGTCCACGTTCAGCGTCACGCCTTTCGCCAGATGTTTGGAGAGGTCCTTGTTGTCCATGAACCCCTTGATAAGTTCGGGGGTAGGAAGACCGTATATAAATTCTACCACTCCTCCCAGCATTCCACCCTGACCTTCCTTGACAGCCTGATCAATACCTGCCATAAGCTGTGAATACATCTCTTTCTGTTTGGATGATAGCGTAGCAAGTTTGGATGCGTCGTAATCATAGTGTTTGTCTAGAATCACCTTGGTTTGGGCAATTAGAACAGCCCAGTTCGGGAAATTGCCCTTCATGTTCGTGAACTCTTCTCTCCGCCGGTTCTGACCGTAGAGAACAGCTATCAGGATTAATACTGATACTCCAATCAAGATGTATCCGATATTCATTCAATCTAGTTATTATGTCGGCATATTTTATGCGGAAGTTCCTGAGCACGGCATCAAGCACAGCTTGATTTCGCCAAGGTTGGCAATGACGTACTTGATCATCATGAACCAATCGTTCTTCATGTAGAGTTCCAGGTTGTTCGAGAGATTCGTGCACTTGGTAAAGAGCACGAGATGGGGCAGGGAAAAGCTGCCAGAAATAATGGCATTCGTCTCCTCCTTCTTCACCGAGAACTCCGAATCGGAATCTCCGAGAACCGTCTCACGATTCGCAAACTGGCCCTTGCACGCCAAAACCAAGGTAGATCCCACGCTCTTGATATCCACCGTCTTTGCCATCAGGAGCGTCATATCACGGCACTTCTTCTGAAAATCAATGGACGGCATCGTGATACGGGCCGAGAATTCCGTGGACGGCATCTCGATATTCGGCTCGTCACGATCGAGGAGGGAGAGGGAGTAACGTGTGACCTCTTTCTTGTCTCCGTTCTCCAACAGGATACGGAGATGGTTGTGATCGCCCTTCTCAATGTAGAAGGTGAGGGTATCGTCATTGGTCGCCGTCTTCACAATGCGGTAGAGGTGGTCGGTGTTCAGACCGATAACCGTGGGCGTCGAGCACGAATACTTCTCAAACTTTGAGGCCTCGAGGCGCATGTGGACAAGGACGGTGCGAGTATTGTCCATCGCCGCCATCTTGATCCCGTCCTTGTCGAAGGTGAAATTCATCTCGACCAGGATACACTTCAAGGCCTCCACCAGCGTGCGAATGGCCCCAGTCTGAACTGTCTTGGCCTCTACCAAGTAGCTACTGCTCATTTTTATTAGTTCGGGGCGACTTGCTTAAATCCAATTGAACACACCTCCCAGGATGTATCCACACAAAAATTCAATAATATCGACAAATACATTGATATCCGTGATATCTAAAAACTGGTAGAATATGAAAATGGGAACCAGCAGTCTGAGCTTGTATCCCAAGACCCCGAAGGCTACGTGCCAGAAAGAGTTCCAATTGTCGGTAAACAATCTACGGGGAGAACAGAGAAATGGCGTGGATGTATCTTTGGCCCCTAGTGTTGATCGGGGCTTTCGTGATCCTAGTTTTGGTGGGGGTCTTGATGGGCGTAAATTTGGTTCTTGGGTTGTTGGTCGCATCCTTATACGGTCTATTTCCGAAAGAGGCTCTGTTTGAGTCTGTGACGTCAAGATTACGAAACAAACAGGTGGAGGAGAATATTCAGGCAACATTTCGGATGGAGTGCCCAGAAGCACCTCCTCCGACATGCCTCTTTATCTGGCAGCCACACGGTTTAATCTCCGTTTCGTCCGTAATGTTCAATGGCGGTCTCTGTAAACATCCAAACTACCGAGCCAACCATGCAGTCACCCTGCCCTTCTACCACTACTTTCCAGTGATCGGAGATATTATCCGTCATCTTGGGAGTATCCCGTCGGATTCAAACAGCATTACCAAAACTCTACAGAAAGGCGAATCTGTCTCCCTGATGCTAGGAGGTGTCCGGGAAATGCTCGTGGCCGAAGGAAAACATATGAAATTATACATCCGTAACCGCACGGGACTATTTCGAATTGCGCTGGATACGAAGACCCCACTCGTTCCAGTCTTGACTTATGGAGAAAACGAAGTATTCCCACGGTCCAACGAATGGTGGGCTACCGAGCTGAATAACCTCCTACATTCCTATACGGGTATGGCCATCGGAATACCTACCTGGAAAGCTCTACAGAACTGGTTTGAACTGTCGTATCGACCTCTCAAACCAATCGTCACACATGTAGGATCGCCCATTCCTGCTGTGGGTGATATTCTAACATTACGAAATACTTACATCAAATCCGTTGAAGACCTCTTCAAAAAAACTGCGCCAGCCGGATATACCCTGCAGATCGTTTAAGCGACCGGGGCCGGCTCATCGGCACCGCCCTTCTTGCCGTGCTTCTTGCCGTGGGCGACCTTGACAGGCTTGCCGTTCTTGATCGTCCAGCGGTGGCCCGTCTTCTTCTCCCACTTCTTGAGCGTGCCCTTGCTCTTGGCTGCCGCAGACTTGCGAGCCGAGACGATCTTGCCGTACTTGTTGTACTTCAGGTGCTTCTTCGTCAGGCCACCCTTGGTGTGGTGCGCCGTGCCGTGCATGACCTGCGCACGGGAACCAACCGCACGGTGAGCGCCTCCAGTGAGTCCATCGGTAGAGTCCATTTGTTTATTCTACAACAGAGAATTACTTCTTCAGATGGGAGGAGACGTCCTTGTCGGACAAAATCACCTCGGACGGCATCTCCAGGTAAAGCACACTACTGAAAAACGGGGAAACTCGGTGATTGAATACGATACCCCGGATCTTGTCGTTGCTGGATAGGGTAGAAAGTAAGCGGTTCGCAAGAACCCCTTTCTGTAAAGTTTTACGCACAGTCTTGACCTGAACTTTACACGAATCCCCGTTCCAAGCACACAGACCAGTGCACGCATCTTTGGAGGAACCAGTACACGAATGACGCATCTTGCTATAGAATTCCGGCGGATCCTCGGCTGCCGCAAATGTCAGCGTATCGTCCATCCATGCATGGAGAAGAGGACGAAGAGACTCTATATCTGGTGAAGAATGCGATAAGGCAGTGCGGAGATCGGGGTAGTCGTCTGTCGCAATATCTTTAGATAATTGATACAGCAGAAACTCAAAGATCTCGGCTTCGTAGGTGATAGACCTAGCCAGTTTCGTATCCGCTTCAGCAGGTTCGGCATTCACAATCTTGTCCTCGGTTTCGTCGTGGATTGTCCCGGTAATTTCTGTGGGGTACTGGTCGATCCTGTCGCCAGACTGGACGGGGATACGCAGGCCAGCAGCCGTAATCAGTTCCACGACATTGTTCTGAATATCAGTATTGTCGTGGGCATAGGCGTATCCTGGGTGTACCTCTTTGGCATGCGATAGAACATCCATCATTCCGGGTTTCTGGGGATACTGATCTTGGGGGATATCGGCGTATCCCGGAATGTGTTCCGTCAAGAACGTGGGGATCTGGGATGTTGGACGGAAAGGAAGAATGAATGTTCCAGGGAGAAATAGAGCTTGGGCACGGCGGTAAGGATCAAGGACAACCTTGAGTTCGGTGAATCGGGCTTTGAATGTCTTGTTTGCGAATGCGATCGCCTTGTCTATCGTGGGAATGCTGCGGACACATGCCTCTGCTCTCAGAGATTCCAGCGTCCCGAGAAAATCGGGTGGGAATGGTTTTTTGTATATGTTTCCGTTGTATACCGGTGTGGTAGAGGTTCGGGATACGTGAACAAGGTAATCTACGCTTCGAGGATCGTCAACGTTGACGAGGACCACAACAGCCCGTTTCACGTCCCGCACTGCTCCGATATTCATGAAACATCCAGTAGTAATCGACTCGCCGACGTAGAGGACGTAGAGCATACAATTCAGCGAGAGCGCAGAATACTCCAATTCTTCAAGAGGTGTCAGTTCCTTTTCACGGAACGCCTTATCTATAGAGGCAATCCTGGCCTTGATCTTGTCGTGGTCATCGGAATCTGCCATCTTCCATGATCGGAAGAAGGAACACCGCTGGACAATATCGGGATTCACTGACGGTTCACGGACATTTCCTGTTCCTCCAATGACTTTGGAGAGCGTTTCCGATGCCCGACCCACCCCCGCCCGGAAGAACCCAGAGTTTCCGGAATGGATACGATTGCCCGCATCGACCGTCGTCGAATAATCAAGTTTCAATTTGGCGATTTTCCCGACGTCTTGGGGAACGTAAGCCAAACGCAGTTCATCAAGTCGAGTCTTGGTATCTCCGAGAACATAAAACAGTTCGGCGACATTGGGACGGACAGACGCCACCGTTGATTTGTATTCTTGGGAACCAGTGAAACAGCACGGGATCTGCTTGCTCCCGGACCCAGCCTTGTACTTGACAAACCCTGGAAACACAGATGTGGAATCACGCTGGATCACGGGGAACTCGGTAACATCCTGCGTCTTTTCAATAGCTTTATCGTTTGACCTTACTTTGCCAGAACATACAGGACACGTATCGTCCACCAGCTGTTCCTTCTTCAAGGGAATGCGGTCTACCGTGCACCAGTATTCCGGGCAAATAATGAGTCCGTCAGGATCCTTTACTTCCGTGTATTTGGACCTTCCGTCGTTTCGTGGATCGTATTCGGCCAGGTCACCGTCACCATCAAACCTCGCAAGTTCGTCGGATCGCAGGACGGCAGGCTGGCGGTTTTTCTCGCATTTCTTGGATGCGGGGGAGTCAGTGGAATAGAGATCGGGATTGAAGTCACGGAGCTGGGTGAGGAAGTAAGTGGACAAGGATGTAGCTCCACGAGATCGGACAACTTTTGCCTTCTTCGCTTCTGGTGCCGCTTCCTCTTTCTTTTCAGAGACGGAGAGGCCCGCAAGTTCGCCTAGAAGTCCGTCCAGGAAATCGGTATCGTCGCTCTGTGAACTCTCGACTAGGGGAACCGTTGCGATCTCGGCTTCTACCGTCTCCATCCGCTTCGGACATACATCGTTCAGTTCAGAATTGTTGGGGTTCATCAGGATATCACGTAGGATGGAGATGTACCCTACTACCCGTTTCATATCGGGCGCATGAGTCACCGCCGCCTCTTTCGCCGTGAATTTAAAGGAGGGAAGGAGAGAATACCGCCGCTCACCGATATCGGGATTGTCCGACACAATCTGTTTCACGCCCTGGAGAAGAGCGGTACACTCATCCACAGACAAATCCGGGAACTGGTCGTGAACGTCGTCGGTGCTGGTAAACTCGTTCTCTTTCAGCATTCCGAGAATGCGCAGTTGGTTGTCCGTTAACCCCGTATCGCTCTGGTCGCTGCGCAAGAATTTGAACACCAGCTTGCTCTGATCTGTTGATTCATAGATATCACGAAGACAGTCAAAGCGGCGGAAATCGGCTTCCTTGAGATCCGTAGAATAGTGGATGATCGCCGACATATCTTGAACGAGCCACCGATCATCTTCGTAATCCGCCGGGTCCAGGAAAGCAGCAAGACCGTCAATGGATACTAGGAACTCCTTGACCTCTTTCTGTAATTCTGCGTGGTTCAGTTTGGAGTCCGGGGTGCGGGAACACGAAATGGTGATTTCGGTAGAGTTGACAGTAATGCGGTCAAAGGATGCACGGGACCCTCCACGGTAGAACACGAGAGCAGGTTTGTTCTTGGACGGTTTGGTAGAATTCCACCAGTATGACCAGGTCCGCAAGTCTAGATGCGGGGTCTTCTCCTTGTTCTCGGTGAAAAACTTATGACGGGACTGCTCGGATCGGCTGGAAAAGAAGGACACGACGGGGATGGCGGGAGATAGGGTCGTGCCGTAAAAGATCTGTTCAAAGCGGTTTCGGACGGCGTTGCCAAAATCTGTATCGACCAGCGGCAGTTTCCACCGGACTTGGCTGATAGTGACTTGACTGGGTCGGGGAAAACTCAGATCCGTGAGGGCAGAAATGAGAGCGGTTTGGCGTTCGATGCTACGAACAACATCTTCGGGAACCACCGATGGGGATCCAGCACGCATGCGGGGATAGAAGAGGACTTCGAGTTTGGGGACGAGAGCAGAGTAGGGTATGACCATGAACTGTTTAGCAGGGTAAGGGTGGAGACTCTTGAACAGAGATTTCGTTTCAATAGTGACCTGGGAAGCGGGAGGAAGGTGTTCAGGAACATCTGTATTGTTCAGGGGAAAGACCCAAGACCGCTCTTCGGGAACACCGAGAAGCCGGAGTTCATGGAAAGACGTTTCGCCAGCTGAATCAAGAGCCATCCATCCCGACTTGTCATAGGATGCCGCAAGTTCCAGTTTGGGTTCACGGGATGCCTGGTAATACTCAAGGCTTTTCTGGACAACTCGGCCTTCAGGGGACATGCGGAGAAACAGATTCTCCCATTTGCGTGAATCTTTGGAGTAGTAGTTTCCTTCGAATTCACCGTTGACGTAGATACGTAAACGGTCGGGATGGGAACCCACTGCTTTTCCGATTCGGGACTGGACAGTATCGATAGTGTCGTCAGTGAACATCGTGATGGAGGTGGAGGATCCTGTTTGCATGTTTAGAACAGGAATGGTGACTTCCTCCGACATTATTATATTGCTCAAAAATAATGTCATCGCTAGGACTTGGTAATAACAAGAAGGGATCCCGTGTCGCAGATTCATCCATGCTCACTCGCAATATCCGTCAGACGGCAAATTCATTCTCAGCGACCAGCGAGCTGTCTTATCTAGGGAATATGGGCGTTCCCAAGTTTCGTATACCCGCTGCTCAGACGATCCAGACAGTTTACAAGAACATGACACCTGCCGATATCAATTCTTTCAATTCGGCAGATCAGGCATCAAAGAATATTCGCACTTAACAATGACCTCAAAGAGCGGAGCACTCTCGTCAGGCGAGTTTCTACGAACATACCGAACCGGTGTGATCGCAGGAGCCAATGCGTCCTATTCCACGATCCCTAAAAAGGCAGGCAAGTCGTATGCGACAACTAATGACCTGCTCGAAGCTCAGAACCAGCGAGGAGTTCTTGCGGATTTATCAGAGTTAGTGAGGACAGATTCGGTGTGCGGACCACACATTCCTGGACAGTATGAACCCCTAAAATTTGTTGTAGCAAATTTTATTACCTCCATTTCCTCTGGTCAGGGCAGTATTTCTTACAACAACACTGGGAACCTCTACGTGACGAACGGCACCAATAATGTCTATTCCGTCGGGCGCAGTCCAGGATCAGTAGCCACCCCTCTCACAAATATTGGGCAGTTATCGAATGCGTATGGGATTATGCAGTCACAAATTGACAATACTGTTTATATTGTCAATAATGGAAATGGGAGCATTCTGGAAGAAGCAGTTCTTGGTGTATCGTATCTCGTGACTCTCAGCGCATCTCTCGTGGGTATACAAACGATCGCACAGGATTCTCTTCGTGGAAACTTTTACGTTACGAAACTGTCGGGACTCCAAAAAGTTACAACCACGGGGATAACTGTTTCTTTTGGAGGCACAACCAACTATACAGGCATTACCTACGCCACAAACGACAATTTATACGGAACAACCACAAACGGAATATACCAAATCAATATAGCTACGGGGGCATCGTCTCAGATATATGCTAATAGAAATCTTACCGGAGGAATCATCCAGGCAAACGATGGGAACCTTTATGTGACGAGCGTTGAGAACGGGGGAATGGTGATACAAGTTAAACTTACAGGGTCAGCGAGCGTGTTTGTAAGCCTACAATCTTCAATCATCCCCCAATCTATCACGCAAGATCGAGACGAATACTTGTACGTGTCTTGTCAGAACGGAAACATCTACCAAATAGTCGTAGCCTAGTATAAATAAATGTCATCGGCCCTTGGAGACAAGAAGGGACGTGTAGCCAATTCTAGTGATCTGACTCGTCTACGCCGGAAGACTGCTGAACTGGCGGCGTATGCGACATACACGGCAGCTGGGAATACGAAGAAAACACATACGCAGCTGGGAACAACTGCGGGTGTGTTGGCAAATAATACGGCAGCGATAACAACTATAGATGCGGCTACCACACGTGTTGGAATCAATCCTATTACTGGTGCGACTGCTGCACCACACTCTACACCGATAACGTCTCGTTACATACCGACATACTATTGATTACAGTGGAGAATCTGTAATCTCCATCCCACAATACGATACTGGAGAATGAGCATAGTTCACGGGATGGTAAACGCCTATCTGCGTAGCATCCTGTAAAAGTCGCCGGAAATTAGCCCAGAACTCTGGGGTGTGCTTTCCTGTAGACAGTTCGGTCGTCATCAAGTGGGCCATTTCGTGAAGGACCACAAACATCACGGTGTTCAAATCCACCAGAGGGTATCCTGGAGGATTGGTCTTGTCACGCAAACATATAACAATCTTCTCCCCCTTGTTTTCGGAATACGATGTATCGTGAGACGTCATGGAATTTTCCATGATGCTGTGGGGATTGTATCGTTCCACCAAGTTCTTGGCAGTAGGATCACTGACAAACTCTTCCTGTCCATAGAAGGCTGCAACCTTATCCATATTCCCCTTGATTGTTGCCAGCATTTCCACTGCCTCTTTCTTGTTGGGAAGATCTTGGACAAGGTATGCCCGGCCATCTTTCTCGGCTTTCAAGGAGACTAAATTTCCGGGACCGCCATTCACATATTGGTACAGGAGGTACCCTAACATGGCAATGACAATGACCACCACATGTGGTGCAAACTTCATTATTTAGATGTGTTAAAAGGTTTAGTGGGTGGGCTTGGCACCGGCACCCGACTCGCCGATCTCGAGCTCACGGCGGTACAGGTCCGGCTCGATCGTGGAGTTCAGGAAGGGCGAGATGGCCGCACGGGGATTCGGCGGGTCCGAGCGGATGTCGAGGTTGGCGTTACGGAGGGACTGGCCGACCGTGTTGATGCCGTAGTGGTAAGTGGGCGTCAGGAAGTTCTGGCCCTTGAGGTCGCCGAGTCCAACCGGGTTCGTGGCGGCCCACGATGCACCGAGGCCGCCCTTGGGAAGCAGCTCCTCCGGCGACAGAACCGTCTGGGAATAGGTCTGCTGTCCGCTCGGGTGACGGCTCTCCTGGGCGAGGGAGGGAGCCTGGTCACCGCCCTCCGAGTGAGGGTTCACCGTAGGGGCAGAAGGGGTGTTGGACAGAGGTCCCTGGGGCTCCATGCCTCCGGCCTCCATACCCTCGCCAAGGAACTTTGAGCCGCTGTATGCATTCACGACGGCAACGAGGACAACAATTCCGGCGACCACAGCACCGAGGCGAACGAGGCTGTTCTGAGATAGTTTCATCGCTAGTTTATATTGTCCAAGAGACAAAAAGAATGGACAAAAAGAAGGATAAGGCTCCTGGCTTCTTTGATAAGATCTTCCAGGACATCCTTGATTTCAGTAGTCGACCCGAGACGCACTCCTACATTGAATTACATATTATCAAGCCCCTTCTCTCCCGCATTTTCCACCAGCTCTACCCTTACCTTATCGGTATCCTGGTTCTCTGGATTCTCATGTTTGCCTGCCTTGCCGTCATTCTTCTCATGCTGATGCGAGGCAGTATTCTCGACAGTATTGTCCTCTTCAGGAAATAGCATACGAGTCAGCTGTTCCTTATTCAGCCCCCAGAACCCCCGCAGATCACGGGTCTTGGCGACCTCCCGAAGTTCAATAATCGTCATCTTCTCAATACGGTATCGTGACGGGAGTTCAGGCATCCCTAGCAGCTCGACGAGACGAGCCTTCGAGAGGATATAGTATTGCTTGATCTTGCGGCCCTTGGCCATCTTCTTGAGAGCAGAGAGAGGAAGAGAATTCAGGTCAGACATTTCGTTATTTAATCTGTTTTTACCATAACAGAGCAGGATGGATCTCATATCCGTTTTGGTGGTTTTGGTATGTACTCTTATTGCTATTTTTGCGGCATTGTACGCCTACGGAATGTCAAACCTTCAAGAAATCAAAGACAACTGGGTCCAGTACCGCTGTAACCCTATCTATATGCCGATGGCTGGGGTTGTCGGGTCTGATATATCCTCCAACTTCCTGAATTGTACACTACAGTCTGTGAACACGTATGCTGGCTTCGTGATGGATCCCATCTACCAGAATTTTAAGATCTTGACGGATATTTTCCAGTTTCTCATGAAAGCCATAAATGATATGCGTGGAGCTGTGACCGGTGCGTCTGGGGGATTCATGGGAATTATTCAGTCCACCTTCGGAAAACTACAGAACACGATCCAGAGCACAGTCCAGTTGTTTGGACGTGTGCGAACACTGATGAATCGCATGATGGCAGTATTTGCTGTCATGATGAATATTGTGTCTACGGGTGTTCAGACCGGTGAGTCTGTCAAGAATGGACCGATCGGACAAGCAGCTGAATTTTTCTGTTTCCATCCATCTACCCTCATATACACATCGGAGGGCACAATACCGATCAGTGCTGTGCGGCCGGGAATGCGACTGGCGGATGGACAATTTGTTCGCAGTGTTCTCGAATTCGATAGTCTTGGAACGAAGATGTTCAATATCGGCAATATCCGTGTATCGGGCAACCACAAAGTCATGTTGGAAGGAAAGTGGGTACGGGTCGAGAACCATCCACTTGCACAGGAGGCAGAGTCGTGCGAGAGGGTCTTCTGCTTGAATACGGAGAACCACACTATACATATCGGTGGATTCCACTTCAAGGATTATGAGGAAACAAGCAATCCAGCTATCTTATCTGAATTCTTCCGTCAGGTCCAAGCACATTATGGAGGATACATCTCCGTGGAAAAGATTGAGAACCCCGAGAAGTATAGATATACAGGTATACTCCCCACTGCCCACGTCATACTGGATGACGGCAGTCTTGCTCTGGCGAAGAATATCAAGATCGGAGATGTTCTGAAATACGGAGGGGAAGTGGACGGAATCGCACATCATCAGATTGACGGAGTGTCTATCTACAAGGATGTCCAGGTTGCTCCTGGATCGTGGATTCTGAATGAGAACGGAGTAATTCCAGTCACGGATATCCACTCCCAGAAGACTTGTGATTATATCCAGTTCATTACGAGGGCTTGCCATTATGCTGTAGCATCTCCGACGGGGGAGTTTGTCATTTTGGACGATCACGAAGTCCCCGACGACGACATTCATACCTGGCGCGATAATGAAATTCAAAAAGAGGTCTAAACGATAAGATAAGATAAGATGGATGTTTTGTCCATTAGCGCCGTAGCTATCGGCCCGCTCCTCATTCTGGGAGTGATTCTCTATACATACGTCCAAGCAAATCTTGAAAACTTACGTGATAACTGGACGACTTACCGCTGCAACCCCCTCTATATGCCATTTGCAGGGGGGATACAGCCCGAAGTATCCACGCTTGAGAACTTTGAGTTTTGCACGAACATGATGGCGAACAATATCTTTGGGTTGTTGATGGAACCTGTTCACTTGATGTTCAGCGTCTTTAATCAGCTGCTTGGGATGCTTAACAATGATCTAGGACACATTCGTAATTTTATTACAGGTATCTGGACATTCATTACCTCCTTTGCCGCAGAAGTGTTTGCCAAGATCCACAACACGTTTGGAGAGATGGTGGCATTGCTGGCACGGATTCGGGACTTGACAGCACGTATTTTGGGATCAGCTGGATATTCTGCCACCATCATGATTACGGCTTACCATTTCATAAAGTCGCTGGTGGATATGATGATCACACTCGTCAAAACAATTGTGACAATTCTGTTTGCGTTGTCTATCATCTTATCGTTTGTCTTCCCTCCCCTGCTCGTATTCGCAATATCTCTTGGAGGTATGGTCGGGCTCTCCTTCTGTTTCCATCCCGATACCCTCATTCACGTTCAGGGCAAGGGAATGATCAAGGTTTCGGAGGTGAAGGTTGGTGATGTATTCCGTGAAGGGTGTGAGGTCACTGCCACAATGAGGTGTTTGGCGGCGGGAGTTCCTCTCTACACCTACGAGGGAGTTGTCGTCTCGGGCGAACACCTTGTCCTAGAGAACGGCAAGTGGATATACGTAGAGGACTCTCCCAAATCTATTCCTTTTGTTGGTCCCAACCCCGAACTCATCTACTGCTTCAATACTACAGATCACCGAGTTCCGATCGGACAGACTGTTTTCGCAGACTATGAAGAGATCGAAGAGCCGCCGAATTATGAAGCGCTGGATCCCTCGGACAAGGTTACGACCTCACTGGGACATACTCCCCTCATGTTTGCGTTTCCTGGTATGCAGACTTGGGATGGAGTCATCAAGGCTATTGTAAACCTTCCGAATGGTAAGATGCAGGTATTCATGGGAAATCACGACGGAATGTTTATGCTGAACGGAAAACGTATGGTCCGAGACTACCCTGACTCCCACGATCCAGCAGAACTTGCCAAGATCCAAGAACGTGTTCTGGCTGAGCTCAACGGGGACGGGAATAAAAATGTAGTCGGCTAATAACAATAGAAAGTATGAAGGACAAGACATCCATTGTTCTCGCCGTAGGTGCTGCCGCCTTTGCTATCGCAGTTATTTCTCGTTTCTTCCTGACTGGCAGTGTAATGCGTGAGCCGTTCATGCAGCAGGATATTGGTGCCCCCGTTGGCACGGACAATGAGGGAGTGTACAGCGGAATTGATATTTCCAACGGAAACTCGTGGTCGCAGTCAACTGCCCCTACGCCGCTCAAGGGATACGAGGCCGCCAATGACAATGAACTCTTTGCGTTCCAGAACTCGCCGTTCAAGCCCGAGTGCTGCCCTACCAGCATAACTGCGGCTGGCGGATGCCTCTGCATGAGCGAGCAGGATGGAAAGGCGCTGGCTTACCGCGGAGGAAATCGTGTTGCTTAAAGACTCGCATATATCAATAAACAATGTCCTTTGAGATCCAGAATGTTCTCAAAGAATGCTTTGATGATATACGCAAGGAGTTCCCCTCTGTCGTCCCAGTTCTGGATGCGAACTATCCAGAGCCGATCGATTACAAGGTAGAAGCCGAGCGGTTCAAGACTGAGGTCCAGCCCCATTTCATGGCGGTTGTCAAGAAGGACGATACCCTCTTCGCTGCCCCTCGCTTCTTTCTTCGTGGAATTGATTTTTCCCTGCTGATGGTTGACGCCTCAGAGAAGCAGAAGGAGGCAGTGTGGACTTACGCCCGGATGTTTCTCATGTGCTCCTACCTCGGCTCGGACATCATGGAGACGGTCAAGGGACTGTGGTCCAAGTTCACAGGCAAGAACTCTACCGACGAGATAGATGAAGTCCTGAACAATAGCGAGACGCAGTCGGGGATCACTGATCTTCTAGAGACGCTCAAGGAAACACGCATCTTCAAGCTGGGAATGGAGGTCATGGAGAACCTGAACGTGGAAGCTCTCGGTCTAGACTCGATTGACTTCACGAATATCCCCGCACTCATTGAGATGGCCAAGAACCCCGAACACCCGACGACCAAGAAGGCGATTGGTGTTGTCCAGAAACTCATTGAGCAGAAGATGCGGTCGGGCAGTCTCAAGAAGGAGGATTTCGTGCGTGAAATCGAGATGCTCAAGGAGAAGTTCAAGCATTCGCTGGGTAAGCTTTTCAAGACGGAAATGTTCGGAGAGACAGATCGCCCTACCCAGACTGCCGAGACGATCATGAGCAATCACCCCGAAGCTCGTCGTGCCCGAATGCTAGCTCGGCTACAACGTAAGGTCGCAAAGAAATAAGTAAACTAAAGTCTCCCTATCACAATAATGAGTCGGGAGAAATTCTGGTTAGATGATCCTGCCAATCTCTTTACCAACTGGAGTCGGTTCCTTCCTACGAATGAGATGACCGTTCCCGAAGCACTCAATGCAGTCGTGCGGTTCACAGTCTATTCATCCCTTCTTATTTCGGTGATTACGCAGAAGACGTGGTATCTCCTCCTGATCCCTCTCGTGATGTTTGCGTCTGTCTTTCTAGTGAAGATGTTTCCCACGACACAGATTCTCAAGGAGACGTTTTTAGGTGCCGCACCCACCCGTTACGCTACCCCCACAGCCTCCAACCCGTTCATGAACGTTCTGTTCACCGACTATGTTGATAACCCCACTCGCCCCCCAGCCCCAAATATCAATGAACCCCATGTGAAGGAGAGTATTGACGAAGCCTTTTCCAAGACTAGCGACCTTTTCATGGACACCTCGAACAAATACGGTCTAATGCAGTCGGCACGCCAGTGGATGTCCCAGGCATCTACTACAATTCCCAACGATCTCGACGGATTCCAGAAGTTTCTGAACCGCGACAACGTTTCTCGGAAACATGATTCGGAGGCGTATGTTGTGGCCAAGGGTTCCACATCTAAGCCCGATGGCTATCTATAAGCTGTTCGATCGCACCCGCATCCATGAGTGCACCCGTATGATGCCAGCTCTTTCCATTCTTGTGAACGGCATAGGTGGGGAATCCCTCTATACCGTTCATAATCCCCGGGGGCACAGCCTGTGCTTCCACTTCTACAATACGAATACCCTTTGATTTATCACAAAACTCTTTCCACGCATCCTCGGAATTCTCACACGCTGGGCAACCCTGTTTATGAATGCGAACGATCATCGGGACAGAGCGTGACATTTCTGCCATCACCATGCGTTGGTCCGACGGTTTCGTATACGATCTAGGGTCCTTGGGCATTGTGTATTCCTATGAAATTAACTCAGAACACCGTCTTTCCAATCGGAACCCCGCCAGCGGCCATAGGGTCGGGGAGAGCGCCCGCATCGTTCTTGGGATAGGAATCTGGGACCTTCCCGAAATCTCCACCGTTGGGACCTACGGGGGAGTATCCACCCCGGAACTTACGACGATATGTCTTGCGACGTAGAGAGCGACGGGTCTTGCGTGTGCTCTTCTTTTTTGTCTGGCGATATTTTACCATTTATACATGTAAGAGAAAGAGAAATGATCCGCTCAGAAGTTATGGCATGGACTGCGATCTTACTCATTATTCTATTTGCGTTTGTCCTGATTCCCGTCCATGAGCGGTTCACGGATTCTCAGGGAAGGTATACGGATGTATCTCCAAATGCCCCAGCCCGCCCTTCATGGATGGGAGCACCCACTACAGATGCGATTGTCCAGCCAGGAAGCATACGGCCGATAGATACGTCGACTGCGTATTCTCGCACAGCACCACCAGTTACACGTCTAGGAGCCCCCACATCAAATATTCCATCGGCGCCGGTAGGTGTAGGTGTAGGTGTAGGTAGCGGAGGCGGATCCGGAGATTCCTCATTTATCCGATGGGTTGTAGCGGATACTACAGCCGGTAAGTTCATAGATTGGCATGCTTACTTGGATTCCATGATGAAGCTTGGTCCGAATCTAGAGGCATGTACCCGAGGTGCACCCCCTCCAGCAACTGGACCAACTCAGGCCCAGAAAGCATGTCTTGAATCGGCGGGGTTGTATTTCTCGTTGGGGGATGCACAGACAGCCTGTGCGTCTGATAGTTCGTGTACCGCTGTTGTTGGAGGTACACCTGGACCTGTGTCGGCGTATACGAAGTTTAGTGGAGACGCAACGATTGTGACGTTGGATTTGACCCCGGGGATGGTTCCTCCAGGACTACTCGGAACGAAGGCATGGGTTAAGAAATCCGGTCTCTCCCTTCTTCCTTCACCAACCGCCGCTGCTCCCCGTATTTCGTCCACACTGGGCGTCGGTGACCCCTCGCTGTCGGGAATGAATGCGGCGTACACGTCGGGAATCCGCCCACCCTCGGGAAGTCCATGGGAGGGACTCCAGGGACTCACAGAAATGGCGTCGGTTCCTACGGATCCCTTTTTTAATGCTCAGACACGCCCAACGCCTCCTCTTGGAACTCTCAATCCTGTAACTCCCGATACTGGCCTGTTTGGACCTGGACCCACTATCCTGCGTAAGAATTTGGTAGGATGTACGTGCGCATCACAGGCTGCGGGATGCTCCGTCCACCCTCAGCGATAATTTGATATCTATTAGTAATAGTAATAGTCATGAAGTACATGCTCATCGGACTCATTCTTGTCCTGGTAGGCGTGCTGTTTTTCATGCCAGCACGTGAAGGACTAGACAATCCACCATCATATACTGATCAGGGATGTTGGAAAGACCAGGGAAACCGTGCACTGAATGGTGGACCCCAGCAGTATGGTTACACCGTACAAAAATGTTACGAGTATGCGAAGAGCGCAGGGTCTGATACGTTTGCGCTTCAGGATAATGGTTGGTGTGTGACAAGTAAGCCTGGAGACGATTACAAGAAGTATGGTAAGGCAGAGGGAGATTGTGCCCCTCTTGGAGGTGCCTGGGTCAACCATGTATTTACCGTGAATCCTCCTCCTCCACCCCCTCCTCCTCCTCCCGCTGCGACGTGCCCGACCAATGGTGAGGGAATTACAAGCGTCACGCAGAGCGGAGGCCAGAATGTGCGCTTATACACCCAGACTGAGTGTACATCTATCAAAGGGAACTGGATAGGAAATGGTAAGAAATCGTGGGGTATGCAGACAGATCTGGTGGGCGAGTGTTACGGAATACCTGGAATCAACGTATCTTTCTGTAATCAGACGTCCCCTCCTTCTGCCGCTGCCAAGTCTATTGAAGCACCCGCACCTCCGCCAGTAGCCGCTCCGCCTCCTCCGCCGCCGCCCCCTCCCCCGCCGCCACCGGCGCCAGCTCCAGCCCCTTCCCCTTCCGCCAACGAAACGCTAATGGGAACCCTAATAAGTCTTCTACAGCAGGATATCAAGAGCCGTGGATCTCTCTTGAATACGGCAAATAATCCCAATGTGCCCGTAGGATCTCTCCTCACCCAGACCACGGTGGTTCCGAACGGAACGATTCCGGGTCCATCGACTTCAACTATGTCGATGAGCAAGGGACCGTATGATGAAGTCCCAAAGAGTTCGCTGGTGCCTTGTACGTGCCCCACCTATTCTATGAACTGCCCGATTCATGTAGGGTCTCAGCCCTCCTCGCATATTCCGGGGGATACTGCCTCGGCCCTCTCAAAGGCCCAGGACCAGTATGACATCATGCGACCGTTCAACAATACGGAAAGGGATGTTCCAGGTTTCCTAAACACATTTAGTGCTTTTGGGTGATAGTATATAATGTTCGGACTCCATAACCATCGTGGAAGTTGTTGGGTAAACGCCGCACTTCAAGGATTGTTCTCATGTCCAGTATTGATGGACCGATACTCTGAACGTGAAGATGTAGACAAGGAAAACCCCGTAGATGTATGTCTGGAATCCATTTACCGGAATAATGGAACCACCGGTCTTCGTGAATTCTTTGAGGTGATTAAGACCACCTACCTCCCCGCCGGTGAGAATATTGGCGACAGTCACGAACTCATCGTCCATCTGTGCGACAAGCTGCCGTGGCTTGACAAGGCGTTTCGGTTTGAGACGGGGGATCGTATTGAGTGCGGAGGATGTAAAGCAGTTCAAGTCGAAAAGACAACCGCTATCGATGTGAACCTCGTGCCTTCCAGGGCTGGAATTCCCCTACTTGATGCGATACATGAATACGTGCGCCCGCAAACGATCTCGGACTGGAAATGCGATAAGTGCTCCCATCTCGGATGTACGAAGCAGGTTCTGTTTGGAACCTTCCCCAAGGTTCTAATGTTCTGGTCTACGACACCGATTGACTATTCGAGTTTGTTGGTGTTGAACGGAAAGAAGTATTTTCTGTTTTCCGTTGTGTGTTTCAATGGAGGTCATTGGTGGACATATGCGAGGAAACTCCCGCCGGGACATGCGTGGTATGTCTTGGACGATATGAATGTCCGAGAAATGGACTCTAAGAAGTTCCCCGTGGATCGCACGATGCGTGTCCTGCTTTATTTCCTATATGAAAACTAATGAGTCAACCCGACCTCCCCACAATTCTGACACTTGTGGCAGGTGTTATTGTCATCGTTGTCATGTTGATGCTGGCAGTCACGGACTTTCTAGCTTTCGTAGCGTTTAGTATCCTCATAGCTGTAATTTCGTTTGTCCTCTATTACTTTGGGTTTGTCTCTTTCAAAGTCCTGCCGAGGGAGCTAGATGTGACCTATAACGTAGACCCTTTTGCGAAAGAGGAAGTGGCATCTGTTCCTGCCCCTACTCTCAACGAGGTCTTCTATGTCTCTGACAACCAGTTCACCTATGAACAGGCACCTCTAGTATGTAAAGCCTATGGCGCTGAAATTGCGTCTTACAGCCAGGTAGAGCAGGCGTACAATGCCGGCGCAGAGTGGTGTGGATACGGCTGGTCCGATGGTGGAATTGCCCTTTATCCAACACAGCAGGCGACGTGGGACAAGATGCAGAAGGATACAGATCCTGCGAAGCGGATCAAGTGTGGTCGCCCTGGTATTAATGGTGGATACTTTGACCCCAAGACAAAGTTCGGGGTGAACTGCTACGGCACTCGCCCCAAGAAGCCGTCGGGAGCTGTTCCATCGACAGACCCTATGATGGACAAGCTCATAGAGATGCTGAAGAAGAATCTGTCGTCCTTCGTCGTCCAGCCCTTCAATTCGAAGATGTGGGCTGAGAACCCGGCAATGAATATCCAGTCGTCACAGACGCCAACGCCATCTGCCGCTCCCGTCCCCGGTGCGACACAGCCTACGACGACACAAGCTACAACACCTGCGTCTCCGGCTGTAACATCGACGCTTCTGAGTGCTAAGCCAACAGTTCCCGACGCTCCCAAGGTTGCTCCTACAGTAACGTCTACGTCATCGACTGAAACGACTGGAACCGACCCGATTGGAATTATCAGCGATCTGTTTAACAATCTAGAACAGACTGCATCAAATTTTATCAACTGAATAGATAAGATGAGCACGTGGAACCCCGATGATGCGCATGTCCTACAGTCTCGCTGGATGTTCCAGACACCAGTGAACGCACAAGATGCCCCTCCTCGCACGCCGTTTGTGGGTTCGTTCAACGTTCCCCTGGCTCGTGAACGCCTCCAGCCTAATAATTTCCAGTGGCTTCTCTACCGCCCCCAGGAACATGTGATTCCGCCGTTCGAGTATTTCAAGAACACCCGTGCTCCGTCTCGGGTTATGACGTCCACGAATTTTCACCAACCTAATAAGTAATAACACCATGATCGAAGTCGCTCTATTTACTGGTGTCGGATTGCTAGGCTATATCCTAGCTACCCAATACAAGGATGAACCCGTCGCACGTGAACGGTTTACAGATGCGGCAATTACATCATCTGCCATCACGCAAAACGACAGTGTCACATACTCGCAGGATAAGGGTCATAATAACATGGTGCCCTTTTTCGGAGCCAAGGTGACCCAGAATATGCGAGCCAATGCGAACTCGTCGATTCTCGATACGTTCTCTGGAACTGGAACTGATTATTTCCAGAAGCGTGAAGTCCAGTCCTTCTATGACGTTGTTCCCGGTCAGGGTCTGCCGTTCGGAAACCAGAACGAGTCTGATTTCTTCCAGTCCCGTATGGTTGCGGGCAAGAACATGCACAATGTCTCGCCGATTGAGCAGGTGCGTGTTGCCCCTGGTATTAACGACGGATACAACAATCTCGGTTCGGGCGGATACCAGCAGTTCAACGTGACCCAGGAATTCGCCAAGCCCCGTACCACGGACGAGCGACGCACGGCCAACAAGCCCAAGCTTTCGTATGATTCCCCCGTCATCCCTGGATCGCACTACATCACTCAGCCTGGCCTACAGGCCCCAGTCCTCAAGAATCGCCCAGATACATTCCAGGTTCTCACGGACGATAAGGGCGAGTTGATGTATTTGAATACTACGACAGGTGCCCAGGTCGCCCCGGCCAGCTTCCCGCAGCAGATGTTCAAGGAGCAGCAGCGTGAGACAACCAACACGGAACATTATGGTGCGGGAGGTGCGGCATTCACGTTTGCCAACTATATTCGTGAATTCACGGAGCCGTTCGAGCAGTTCATGAAGCTGACGGTTGGCGAATGGGCTGGTCCTGGAGGCGGTCAGGGTACAGCCACTGAGGGATCTTACCTCGTGGACCAGTACCTCCAGGCCTACACGAACCCTGGGCGTGAACTGTCATCGATGACGAATTACACGACGGGCGGTAATATCCAGGTGAATGCGGGAGAGGCGCAGGTGGGTGCCGTCAAGGTCAATAAGGACGAGGATATGATGATTCATGCTCGTCAGTTCGTGGACCCTGCGAATATCGTGACAACGGGTGCGTCGGTGCAACAGCAGGGCACATACCGCTTCAACGAGCCGAATCCTCAGGATCAGCAGCTCAAGAATATGGATCCTGCCATCCTGGACGCATTCCGCTCAAACCCGTATACGCACAGCCTTGCGAGTGTAGCATAAGAATAATAGAGAATGGAGATTGGAGATGCTCTACAGTCTTTATTATACGGTCAATTAACTGTGGATATACGCAATCCTACCTATATCGAACAGCTTGAAATTGTAAGAGTTATTGTGGCGAATCCGGGGGCTAGTCGGAGACTGAAGATCGTCGGCGACGTCCACCCGTGGGTGTCGATGTTGCTGAAGGGCGTGGGCGAACGGGGGAAAAACTCAGGTTGCGACTCGACGCAGGTGGCAAGGGTGGAGTTGGGATCGGGGTTGGAGCAGGCGCAGGCGCAGGCGCAGGCGCAGGAGCCGGGAAAGGTATCGAGGCAATAAGTTTCTGGGATTCCTGGACTAGTTGATTGGGCTGTCCATCTGTAGGCTTCGGCGGAACGAATCCATTGAGATGATCATCTGCGGCCTTTCGCAGAAATTCATACTGTCCACGTTCCTCGGATTCAGGCGGGAACGTTTCAATTTTCTTGGCAATGACTACGTACGCTTGGTTGAGGGTAGGTTTGTCCGCTGTCACCAATAGAACATCAAGAAGATTCGCACGACTCGACGTATAGGCAGCAATACGCTCCTGGATACTTCGTGTTTTCAGTTCGTCTTTCGTTAGAAAGTTCAGTGTGTTCAGAGTTGACTGGTTCTTGAGAATCTCGGCAGGTGTCACGGGTTTCACTGGAAGAATCATATGGGTCGCATAGGCTACCCCGAAACAACATACTGCCGAACCAGCGGTTAAAGCGGCGATCATTATGTATAGCACAAAAACAATTATGCGTCTCGTGGACGATGGAACACTCATGCGTGTTCAGAACAATCTCCTGCACTCTAAAAATATTCATAATCTCCATGGATCATGGTGGTTTAACGTATTGATGTTCCTCCTTGTCGCAGGGATATTCGTCTTCTTTCTCCAGACGCAGTATACGTCCACCAAGTATATCATTGAAGCTGAAGCGACTCGCAAAGATATTCCATTCAAAGAAAATTCGTTCCACAACGCTGTGCGAAATCGTATTGATATGTAATAACATATGACTCGTCGTGCGGATCTTCTCAAACTCAAATTTGAGATGGCGTATCGTGGTATGCCGAAAGACAAGGCTGAAGCCCGGTTCACGGAAATTGTAGCCCCCGTTCCTGCCCCGCCTCCTTCGCCCGCTCCTGCTCCAGTGCCAGCAAGTAAGTAAAACGGATTGGTTGGAATTCAGAGTTGAATAGACTCATCCGATTCCAAATGAATATCTTCTTCCTCCACTGGAATCCTCGCAAATGCGCCAAATATCACTGCGACAAACATGTAGTAAAAATGATCGTGGAATCTTGCCAACTTCTGTATACCTGTCACTGGATTCACTCGGAGTCTCCGCCCTATCTTGACTGTGCTCCAAACGGAGGGTACAAACCAACACACCGTAAACATCCTTGTGTAATCTGGCTGTGCGAATCGCTCGATAATTATCGATGGCTCGTTAAGCTCACGCACGCACTTCTAGCTGAGTATCAATTCCGCTACGGTGATCGCACGCACGCATGTGAGAAGCACCTGGACTGGCTGAGGGCAGTATATCCTGTAGGTCTTGTATCACACGGGATGACCTCGCCCCGATGTGCGATGCCGGATGAATACAAGATAGGGGACGCAGTGGAGTGTTACCGAGCATATTACGTCGGCGCAAAGCTTCGTTTCGCAACCTACCGAAAACGCCACCGACCTCATTTCTTGCCCAAGTATAATGAGTGAGGGCAAGCCAAAAATTACAACCACAGCAGCGGCGGCCTCTGAGAACCTCTCTGCTCGTGCAAAGAGTGCTAAGGCAGCTGTAAAGCGGCGAAACTCTGCGTCCGACATATCAAAAGCATTACCTGCTACAGGAGCTATGGGGATTGAAAACTTGCGGGCGAAGGCTAAGAAGGCGAAGGAATCCTCCGCTGCTAAAGCTGCCGCAGTATCTGATGTATCCGCCACAACTCCAGCCGCAGTATCAGTATCTGATGACGCTTTGTGCTCACCATCAGGTAATCCATCAAAGATACCTCTCCCAGCTGGTTGGGATTCAACAATCGACCCTTCTAATGGTGCGCCGTATTTTTATAAGGAAGGTGCGCCTCTAAAGACAGGATGTGGAGCAACGTGGGAAGTTCCTACTAAACCTGCCGCCGCAAACCCGATTGAGAAGGCCGTTCTCGGAGAGACGGGTCTAGATACCCAGGCAGCAGATACTATGACCGATGTAGCCAAGTTAGAGTTTCCCCCGGAACTCACCGGGTGGTCCCGTGTAAATGTCCCAGCCACTGACTTTGACTGCCTAGTCCACTCGATGCTCATTGCCGTAAGCCCGACCTTCCGCAGGCAGCCTCTGGCCGTGCGTAATGCGATTGCTAGCAAGTTCCGTCGTGATGGTCTTTTTTCCAAGACCGTGGGGCTTACTGATGACGAAGCCAAGCGTATTGCGGCGAACCAGACGTATCTCCAGACCTCCGAGCTCGAAAAGTTTGCTAAGCAGCATGGTCTTAACTTTTTGATTGTGGCCAATACGTCGGGGGCAACACAGGCAGGTATTCTGAAGACAACGGAGAAACTTCCGGGACAGAAGGAGGCAAGTGTCCTGGAAGGAAAGGCGGGGGCACCAGTGTATGTGATCTACAATGACAATCAGAACCATTTCGAGGCTGTACACGGACCCACTGGCGAGTATTCTATGCCGTATGACGAAGCCATCAAGATCGCCAAGAACTTTCACAAGGATGTCCCGAAACCGTCCGAGGCCCCTCCGCCCATGGCGGTAGATACAGCTCCAGCTCCAGCTCCTGTTCAAGCCACCGCCGTGGATGGTCCTCCTCCGAAGACAGATGATTTTGGGTTTATCAAGCTCACAGATAGTGTAGATCCCCCAGATGTGATTGTCCATAATTTTAAACTCAATCGTGATGGTGATACTCTGAAACCCTCGATGCACCTGATGGGATCAGAACCTGCCACCCCGAAAATTGAATCCCTGAAATCTACAACTCGGGAACGTACACGTGCAGAAAAGAAGGTATTGAAGCGTAGCGATGGAACAATCGTTGCTGCCGACAGTGTGATTTTGGGAGCTTATACGGATATGGAAATCCCTCTATTCCATTTTGCAACCGATGTAGAAAAGTTCCTAGATGATCCGAAAGTTGTTTCATCTACTACCAAATCAATTCTTCCTCCAGCAAGCCCGCTCTTGAAAGCGTTTGTTGTCGACCCTACGGGTGCGATTACCTTCAACCTCAAGAGTCCTATCCCCGAAATCACGTTTTCTCCTACCTCTGCCCAGTTTAATAACTTTTCAGTTGGGCCAGTCGGTAACAAAGATCACCGTGTAGCACTACATGGATTTCTAGTGACTCCTGTGACGGTAACCATTAAGGGACGTGGACCCGTACAACTCAAATCAGGATTTGAAATGGTATCTATTCTTACAGGAACGCTTGGAACGGCTCCGCCAGGTGGACCCGAGGTAAAACCGACAGTTCCAACAACGCCAATTCTTGAAGCTGCCACGCCCACGGCTACGACTACGACTACGACTGCTCCGCCCGCTACGCCCACGGCTACGACTACGACTGCTTCGACTGCTCTGCCCACCGGAGAGAATACTGATGCAGCAAAGAAACTGGCGCAGGACATGTCCCAACAGGCGTCCGATCTTATCAGGATAGAGGCCAGACGTGACAGGGCTGAGGCCGATATTGCTGGGGCAGGTGATGTCTCTCCCCAGCGTCGGCTACAGCTCATCAATGAAGCCCAGCAAATGAAGAAGATGTCCTCCGAAGCCAAGAAGAAATGGGAAGCTACTGGAAAGAAGGTAGTGGATCTAGCCGAGAAGGAACACGACCGTGTGAAGAAGGCACATGCCAAATACATGGCCACACTGAAGGATAAGAAGGATGCTGCAAAGGCAGCGAAAGATAAGGTTGCGAAACTGGAAAAGGATGCAGCGGCAGCTAAGGATGCCTTGGACAAGGAAGTTGCCAAAGGTGATAAGTCCACCAACAAGCGTAAAGAGGCGTTGGCCAAGACTTCGGTTCAGATAGCCAAGGATCTGATGAAGGCCAAGGCAGATGCCACGGAAGCAGATGCAGACGCCGCACTATGGGCGAAGGATGAGCAGACGGTAGAAGACGGTCTTGCGAAGTCAGCGGTAAATCTCGAAGACATCCGTAAGGCAGCGAAGGATCCTCGTTACGTCTCACCAAAGACTGCGACGGCAGCTCCTGGAGCAGTCAGTGCAATGGCTGGGCAGGCGGCAGCCCCTGCAAATGCCGTTCAGCGTCCGGTGAATACTGCTCTTCAGCACCAGGAAGCCAGTCGTGGACTGGTAGCTACCAACCCCATGCGTGATACCCCCGCTCCAGCTCCAGCTCCAGCTCCAGCTCCAGCTCCAGCTCCAGCTCCAGCTCCAGCTCCAGCTCCAGCTCCAGCCCCTCAACGCCTCGTAAATCCTCTTGCGCCTACCCCAGAAGGTCTGGCTGCCCGTGCTGCTGCCGAACAACGTTTAGGACTGGGCGAGCGTGGAACCCTGGGAGCCCCCGTTGCTCCTGAACTCAATACTCCACTAACCCAAGGCGAAGTTGTCCCCCAGGTTACTCCTTCGATCGCCCCCGCTGTCGCTGCTTCTTTAGACATCTTCAATCCTAATGTCGCCCCGGCGCCGGCTCCTTCTCCGGCTCCGGCCCCCGTCTTGAATACCCCGCTAGTCCAAGGAGAAGTTGCCCCTGCTGTCTCTTCTTCTATTGATCCCGCTCTCGCCGCATCTCTGAACGCTTTCAATCCTAATGTCACCCCCTCTCCAGTCCCTGCCCCCGCCCCCGCTCCCGCTCCCGCTGCGACCGGAACCTCTGTTCCCGCACCGACAGTAGCCATTGATGCGGGTGTCATGACCTCGCTGGACCAGTTCGCTCCTCGTCGTCCGAGGTACACTGCGCCTGTATCTGAAATCGCTGCTGCTCCTTTACCTGCTGGACCGACCAGCATCACCGGAACCATCGACGAGAACTTCGATAGGACATTCAGGGATGCGGTCACAAATTTCATGAAGAGCGTGGATACAGAACTCAATCTCAAGCTTCTGAATGACGAGAATGTAGAGGAAGCGTTCAAGAATAAGAGTCTATCAACATACCTCTCCGATCTCAAGAAGAATCATCGTGGACAGACGTTCACTCTCCAGTTCCCTTCTCATGAATTTGTGAAATCCAGTGCTGCCAAGGGCACTGGGTGGAATACGGGCGGCGGAGATTGGGAAATCCCAGCCGAACGCAAGATGGGTGGAGATACTGTGTTTATCTCGATTGACAAATTCAAGTATGGTTCCACTCTTGTCAAGCAGAAGAAGACGGGCGGAGTTCGTCCCAGTGGCCCAACTTTCCGCTTCGAGTTTGAAGTGAATTATCCCCAGGAGAAAGTCGGTGGACGTCGGCTTTCACTGAAGCGGCGTCGAAATCCGACTGCTCAGAAGACGATGCGTCGTTAAGATATACCCAGTCACATACGGAACAAACAACAGAGTAAACCATGTGACATAGGAAGGTAGCTTATAGAGAACCAAGGCTCCCAGTGTGGTCAGGATCATATAGAGAGCATCCACGACCAAAACCCATCCACTTCCCTTCATTGTCGTATACGATTTCATGAGGTCCATGATATCGTTTTCGCCTTCCGGGACGAGAGGAACTAGAAACAGGCTGAATAGGATATCATGAGTCATCTGTACTGCCACAACGACAATGAGGAAGAAAAGGAGATTGTAAGACCCTCCGATGGCATATGTGATCAGCTGGGCGAGAACGAAGCCTACCACGACAGACGATACGTCAAGGACATACGCAATCACTCCAAACTTGTCATACCAAATATTGATAGGCCCGTCACGATCAGCAGTATACCTCCAAATAAATAGACCCGCAGTATCAACGACCGCAGCCGATGCGAGAGCTGCAAGAAGCAGCTTCCCATCCCAAAATTTACGAAGATCCATTGTTTTATATAGACAATAGATGTTTGTCGTTCTCGTAGGCGGATATTCCAATCAGCGTTCTGAATTCATGCGCATAGTTGAGGCAATAGACGACGACCGGATTGTCTGGGTGGAGGACAAGAAATCCTTTTACTATATTGCCAAACTCTTTGTCTACTTTGGCGGTCCAATCTCTACTCCCCCTGGAAAACTCATTATCACCTGGAGCGGAGACCATCTTGAAACTCTTCACCGAGTCTACAAAACTCTTGGGTTATAATAATGTTTAACATCCTCTGGGTCTTTGGAGGATTTCTCATTGGAATGATTGTCACTACAATTTTCGTGCCGCCCCAGACAAAGAAGAAGCTGGTCCCTGATGTCCGCAATCCCGCCATAGTTTTCCGAAACCCCGACATTGAGAACGGTTGTTTCCGTGCAGCAGCCTACCCTGTCCAATGTACAGATAGCATTGATTTTCTGAACATGTAACAAGCAATAGAATGAACCTAGCCCAGGTTCTCAAGAAACCAGAAGCCAACTACTTCTTTTCCTTCGTTGTCGGCTTGGGACTCGCTGTCCTGATGTTTCATCGTCCACAGATAGAAGTAGAAGTGTCTGCGATAGCTCCATCGGAAATTAGGGCGATGGTCACTAGAGTGGATGGAAAGTGTTATCGCTTCCGAGTGGAGGATGCGTCGTGTCCGGCGGCGAGAGTTTCGCTCTAATAGATATACAAATGGACGCCACCCCCCTTGATCAGCTGATGCCCACAGGAGGATCGCAGCAGCCCGCCATGTCCTTGCCGGCCGCTACTACTTACCCGCAAATGGTCACGCCAGGAACGTCTTCGGCTATCTATACTCCTCCTCCCCCGACCCAGGTCAATCAGTTCAACCCCGGTGCCGCAATCACCGTCCTGAAATCCATTATGACGTATGTGTCTATCTTTGCCGCCATCTTCCTCATTTCGCTGACGCCCGTCCAGTCCCTGTTCCTTCGCTACATCCCGAATGCGTATGGCGGTTCAGGTGTCGTTTCGCTGACCGGTGCGGCGTGCCTCGGAGGTCTTGGTGTAGTGCTTGTCTACATTCTCCAGATGCTTCTCCAGCCCCTCGTCTAGTATAAATCGGATTGCTTATTCTGTTGAAATACAGTAAGCATGTTACAACCAATTCTTGACAAGAACCGGAGTCGGTCTAGAGGACCAGAATACGATCCAATCGCAGCCGTGTTTGATCGCATTCTTCTTGGTCCTGGGTTTCATTTGAATCCAACCTTTGTTCAGAGATACAATATCACACATATCGTGAACTGTGCGGAGAAATCAGCATGTCCTACGTGGGCGTCCACACATGTCGGACCGAGCGCATACATTGCTTTGGGTGCCGAAGATTCAGTGGGGTTTCCACTCATTAAAGATTACTACCCTACGTTTGAAAAAGTTATGGATATGTTCCTGCGTGAACCGACATGTATGTGTGTGTATGTCCACTGCGTGGCAGGTATGAACCGTTCAGCAACACTCTTGGCAGCCTATCTCCACAAGAGATTTGGGATTCCGATGGAGAAAGTCGTGGAAGTCATGGCCAAGCAACGACCGTGCGTGATGACAAATCCCTCCTTCGTAGAACAACTGGAAGAATTTGCCCGTAAGTAAGTAAGAAGTAATGTGGAAAAGCGTTCAATCCTCAATCACATCAGCGGGCGACGACCCTGTCGGTGCCGGAAATGCTATTCTAGACAAAGCGCTTGGTCCGTCCTTTGATTATCTCCAGACTATCCAGTCTCCCCATGACAAACATGTGGGAAGCGAAGGAACGATGGACCAGGTGGGGACTAACGCCAATGCTATTTTTAGCTATGTAGACAATTTGATCGTAGGACCTAAAGTCGGTAATCAATTTTTCAAGGATACGGGTGGAATGTGCCGCTTGCCTGGAACAAAGGATAAGGACGGTAACGACAATGGTGACGGCGAAGTTGTTCCTCGATTCTCCTATACCAACAACAAGTTGGGAGGCGATGATGCGGCAGCGATCCTTGGTGCTAGTTTTCAGAAGGCAGTTGCGGGCAACGGGTTCGACGGTATTATTCCGGGAGCAGGTGGAGACTTGGCAGCTATGAACCCCCTGAAAATCATGAACGGACTTGTCTTGGACGGAGTTCCACCGTGCAAGGCCTGGACCTGTCCTACAACCGATATTCGGTCGGGTGTAGACCAGGGTCCTCAAACAAAATTCTTAGCCACGTCGTTGGAATTCAATATGAGTCCGTGCAGGGCTGCAACTGCCTCTGAAACTGCTAATCTTATGGCGATGATCAATGCGGATAAGAAGGCGGCCGAGAAAGTAGCCAAGGACGCAGAAGATGCGGCTGCGGCCAAGACTAAATCAGAAACAGCAGCGAAGGCAAAGAAGGACGCAAAAGGACTCAATCCCGGTGAGAAGTATGCGAACTTTCAAGACAATCTGTACCAGGCACCTGTTCAAATAGACTATATTGACTCTGGGTCCGCTGCCACACTTGCTGTGGCCTTTGTGATTTTTATAGGATACGTTCTTTTGAAGAATGATTGAATGAACAGACTTACAGGTGAAACTCCAAGCACAACAAATAATGTCCTCGGACGTTTTCAAGGTCAAGAAATCTCGGGATGGGGCATCAAAGGGAAGGGAAATTGGAACCCTAGATTCACTCCACGAACGGTATGTGGATGAACTCCAACAGGGTTCGTCCGATGAATCAGTCCGGGCGCTGGAAACTAGGCACGCAGAATTGACTCGAGAACTTGCGGGAAAGTTCAAACCTTTCGTATTTGAAGACGTGATGCGCCAATCTAAGTTACAGGCGGAACACGATGCGCTCGTACAGACCATTTCAGATGCGAGGGAGAAATGCGATATTCAGAAATATTACCTAGAAAGCGGAGACCTTATGCTGGATTACTATGCGCCCCCTAGCAAGAAGACAACATCCAAGGTAGATTTTGGATCCAGGATCCCGGGGACGTTCGATAAACTGTTTTCCGTGACGGAGATGTCGGCGGGTCCATCCAAGAAAAAGATGTTTGACGAATACCTTTCCCGCCGTGGTTTATCGAACGGTTTGAACATTGCCGAGAACGCCGACAATATCAAGAAAATGGCTGAGCATTGTGCACCGTGTAATATTCCCAGGGAAGAGATTACATCAGAAGGTATTCTGGTCTGCCCCAAGTGTGGATCAGAAGAGTATGCCCTGGTTGTCTCTGATTTTCCTAGTTTCCGTGATCCCCCAAAGGAACGGAACAATTACGCATACAAGAAGCAGAACCATCTCAACGAGATCCTGAACCAGTTCCAGGCGAAGGAAAGCACAGAGATCCCAGAAGATGTCATGAATGAAGTCATTTGCGAGATCCGCAAGAGGCGCATAGACAATATCGCTCTTTTGACTGAACAGAATATCCGTGAAATCCTCAAAAAGTTGGGGAGGAACCGGTATTATGAGCATGCGGCTCATATCCTATCCAGGCTGAACGGGAACCCCCCGCCCACCATTACTCCCGAGATCGAGGACAAGATCAGAGCCATGTTCCAGGAAGTCCAAGCGCCATACCTCCTCTACTGTCCCGATGAGCGCCGGAATTTCCTGTCATATTCGTATATCATCTATAAATTCCTGGAGCTGCTGGAGCTGGACGAGTATAAGGTCCACTTCCCGCTTCTCAAGTCCCGTGATCGGCTGATTCAGCACGATACGATCTGGAAGAAGATTTGTGAGTATCTTCAGTGGGAGTTTATACAGAGTATTTGATTGTATGCTCCAGTGTAATCAATATTTGTCTTCAGAATATCACTGAATCCCGAACTCTGGCGGCCGAGTGATGGGTACGCAAATACCCAGCCAGATGACTGCAGATTCTTCCAGTGCTGATCAATAGCAAACTTAGTGCAGGCTCCTCCGTCAATCAGCTTCTCAAGTCCTTCCTTGAAATTTGCAAGTAGTGTGTCATAATACTCCTGCTTACAAATGTAGGCCAGCGTTGTCTGGCACCTTGTATCTGTTACAAAGTGTTCGTTCACCTGGGTCGCATTTGAAGAACTAAAGCTAGGACAGAGAACCGCTACCTTGTAGTTAACGGTCTCAAGGCTCTCAATTGCCACCCTGATTTCATGGGGCTGTTTGGTCCACATCAAATCATCTTCCACGATCATGACACTCGGAAGGTTGCGCTCCTTCGCAAGTTCAATACACCGAATATGGGAGAGAGAACATCCCACTGCTCCATTCTCATGTAGGACTGCTGGAAGCCTCTCAAACTGCAGGCCAACCGATGAAAGTTGAGACTCCACCTCTGTGCGACGATCTGTGCGAGAATCAAGGTTAATGTAGATGAGGTGTGGAAGAGTCTTTGGAGGTAAAAGGTGAGATTCGTCCGAATACCAGCCGTTCTTTCCGTTATGAATATCCATAATTGACTTGAACGCATACTCATACTTCTTCGCTACATTGAACATGTCGTACAAACGCACGGCACGTTCACGGATGTAAGCCCGATCAAACTTTCCGTCCACGGCCATCTGGATTCCCACGCAGTAATCCTGTAGCGTATGACAGAGCACGCCTGTCTTGAATGGCTCAATGGTCTCTGTCTGCGCACCATAATCGGGTGTAATAGCAGGGGTTCCGCACAACTGGGATTCTACCGCGACTCCGCAAAAGGGTTCAATGAACAATGTGGGAGCCACGAGAGCTTGGAGAGAACCGAGGTAGACAGCACGCTCAGTTCCGCTGATCGGCGGTTTGTAGACGATATTGGGACATACGAGGAACTGGGTAGGATCGCCCTGTCCACAGAGAATGAAACGAATATGTGGCATTCGTCGGGCGATTTCTACGACAATGTGACACCCCTTGCCGTCGTAGATACGTCCAAGGAACCCGACGGTATTGATCTGGGGAGTCAGAGACAGAGGCCATTCGAAGGCATCAAAGTAATTGGGAACTACAAACCAGTAATTTTGTCCCCACTTCTTTTCCACTCCCAATACCTGGTGAAGCCACGCATAACTCTCAAAGATACGGTACGGGCGTTTCGAATCGTTGTATCCGATACCGCTCTCGCATACAACCATCTCAAGTCCATCAAGTGCGGCATCATGAGATGCTCCAAACGGAAGACAGACAATATCGGTCTTGATGCTACGATAATTCTCTTGAAGTAGGGGGCGAAGACGGGCGTTAAATTCCCTGTAAAGAGGAGTGGACCAGTTGCCCAGATCTCCAATGAAGGTGGTATGATCCTCAAGCTTCTTAATAACATCTGCGTGCGCCATTTCGGGATGGAGTTGTTTATAGGACATCACACGCAAGACATCCCATTCGTCACGGGTCATGAGTTCAATCTCCTTTGTGGCCTTGGTTTCGGACCCCTCTACACCGTAATGGTAGACTTCGAATCCTCGAGACATCATCATACGGGGGAACCGGAGGACCTTACCAGTATAGGCACAATGACTGAAATCATTGTTGGTAACAGTATGTGGCAGTGCCAGAATGTGGAGTCGGATTGCCGATGCCATTTACATACTCAAGTTGAGACATATGTAAATGGTCGGAAATGGGGTTTCGTTCGTTGTCCGCATACGCAACGAAGAAGAAACTCTGGAAAAGTCCGTGCGGTCTTTGGGTGGCATCACGTTTCCTCATGAGATTGTTCTGATCCTGCATCGGTGCACGGATAGAAGTGCCGAGATCGCCGATCGGCTTGCAAGCGAGAATCCGAATATCCGCATCATGACCTACGATATGGAGATCTCGAGACCAGGATACGAGATGCTTGCAACCGATGCAGATTCAAAGCACAGTCTGGTAACGTATTACAACTGGTGGATCAAGCAGGCGAAGTATACGTGGGTGTTCAAGTGGGATGCGGATTTCGTAGCATCTCCCGTGCTTATCAATTTCATGAATTCAATCGTCTGGGAACAGAAGAACATGAACATTTCAATCGTAGCCAAGAACTTGATATCTAGCAATCGGGAAAACTACTTGTGCGGCGGTCCTCGAGTATTTAAGAAGCACGTCTTCTGGGAAGACAGCCAATTCTCTCCCGGTGCCGAGTTCTGGCATTTCTCAGACGAGATGTATATCGAGCATGCCTCCGAACTAAAGGATCTCAAGGCGTACTGGACGGAGCCAGCATGGTATCTAACGGAAGATTCAGACGAGGCTCGGCTGGTCAAGAGCCGTATGGATCGTCTGACGGCCGATTTTGGTCCTGAACCTCCTGGACTAGCCCGAGCATCCAACCCCGAATGTGATCCTATTTTCACGGCGATTGCGTCGGCAAACGAGTGTAAGGGTCCAGACTATGTAAACATGTTCAGCTGAAAACGGAACTGTATTACAGCCGGGAAACACATATAACAAAATGAAGCCCCGTTTCGCAGCATCCGATGTCGCATCTCTCCTTGGCCTAAACCCGTATCGGAGCAAGAATGAATCTCTCCTCAAGGTGCTCACTGCGATGCCCAAGTTCAAGTCGGTGATTCTGGGTGTGAAGGACACGATGGGCGCCCGAACGGAGCGGGAGGTTGTAGCCCAGGCAAGTGGTCCAGCACTGCAGGCTATGTGGGCATCGGTGGATATGGCGTGCGGGGCCACCTCCGATTACCAGATAGAGAAGGCGATCACGACATTTAAGCAGACTCATATTCGCCAGGTTGTTCAGGAGACGCTGGAGGGTAAGAGGGCACCTACAACTCCGGCGCTACAGGAGGCCGTGGCTCGTGTGATTTCGGGTCAGATGGATGTTGCGACAGAGACGGCTCTTCTGTGCGTGAATCCCGAAGTGACGCTCAAGATCGAACAGACGCAGGAACATCAGGTTCTCGCCAGCGAAATCCAGAAGCGTCGTGGGACTCGGCTGGAGGATAAGGCCGAGAACGAGCATGCGGTTTCTACGGGCGTCCAAGTGACGGACCGCAATACGTTCGTGGAGTTTGAGTCTGATTCTTATCGCCTCATCGGATACCTGGATGGCATGCAGGGGGATAAGGTCGTGGAGACGAAGAATCGCAAGCGGTTCTGGACGACTCCGCCTGCCTACGATTTCATTCAACTGCGGTGCTATATGTTCATGAAGGGCGAGAAGGATGGCGTTCTGCTGGAGAACTTCCCGGGTCGTCCTCCTCGCACCACCGAGGTCCCGTGGGACGACGAGCGGTGGATGGATATTCATGCTGGACTATGCGGTGTCGCACGGACGATTGCCAATATCACAGAGGAGGACGTCCAATCACTTGCGCAGTCGGTATTTGCGACGATGAAGAGTTAGAGAGCGCCGAACCCTCCGAGTCCTCCGACCTCCTCGACGTAGGAAGAGCGATCGTCCGTTATAGATAGAGAACAGCGTCCCTGCCTTGATGATATACGTACCGCCAGCCGCAAGATTGACGATTCGGTTGGACTTGAATTTTCCCTGTTTGGTGAGTTCCCCAGGAAAATCTGCCGTAATCGTGATTTCGGAATCCTTGATGAGCTGGTTCGGGACAAACTTCCCTTCACCCAGTTCGTATACAGCCATTATATATACAGGTGAAAATGGATCGCCATCGTCTATTTTTGGTTTGGAGCATCTTACACAACAAGAATGAACAGACTCCTCCACACTATCTTTCTCGAGAACAAGGACAACAAGAATCTCTGGGACACGTTTGAAGGCGAGTGCCAGAAATTCTACAATGAACCGGCACACAGTTTTACCGAAATGAGGGTACGGGATAACAAGAAGGTCCGGGGCGATATCTTTGAAGAGTTCTGCGTGCTCTACTTGAAACATATCGGAGGATACGATGACGTATGGCTCCTAGCCGATGTCCCTGACACGATCTTGACAGAACTGGGAATGAAGCGACCAGACGTAGGTATTGATATTGTCGCAAGGAAGGGCAAGTTGTATTCAGCGGTACAGTGCAAATATAAGAAGCAGGAAACCAAGACGAAGATTGTCACCTGGAAAGCGCTCTCTACGTTCTACGCCCTGTGTATGCGGACCGGACCATGGGAGAAGTATGTGGTGATGACTAACTGCTCGTTCGTGCGGCACATGGGCAAGAAGTCCAAGAAAGATCTCTCCATCTGTCTCCGGACTCTCCAGGGGATCTCGAAAGAGAAGTGGATTTCCATGTGCGGAGTGGAAGGTCACAAGATGGAGGACGATGCCCCTGTCCCCAAGACGGACGAAGATGTCCGACAGGCACGATTGAAATTCTTCGGTAAGATATAATGGTGAGCACAGTCAGCAGCACTGCCCCTACTGGATCCACATTACCGCCTGCGTCTAGCTCTTCTACCTCAGCGGGTGCGGTTCCCGCTGACCCCCGAGCTCCCGCAACTCTTCCCAAGGATTCGCCTGCCGCCGCCCTTGATACAAAGACAAAGGATGGCGCACTGGCCACTGCCCCGACAGCTCAGCCTGGGGCAGATAAACGTTGGACAGTCAAAACTATTCTTGCTGTTACAGTTGCCGGTCTCTGGCTTCTTTTTGGCCTGATTGGATTCGTCATGTCGCTCATCTGTTTCGGATACTCGGGATCCGTGGGTGAGAAGATCATGGGTCTCGTGATTGCCCTCTTTCTTGGACCGTGGTATTTCCTCTACTATTTCTCGAGCGGATCGTACTGCAAAGCTATGCCCCCGACGCTGTTTTAAACAAAACAAAACGGAAACGATATGGTGGAAAAAATTGAAGGCAATACAAAGAATGTTACGAATTGCGGATACAACGAAGGCTCCCGAGGTTGAGACGTCGTATACGTTTCCTCTGGATCCTTTCCAGAAATGTGCAGTAGCCGCTATCCAGGCTGAAGAGAATGTTCTCGTCACCGCCAAGACAGGTAGCGGTAAGACGCTGGTGGGAGAATACCAGATTGAGTATTCTTTGAAGAAGGGTGGGCGGGTCTTCTATACCACCCCCATCAAATCCCTCTCCAATCAAAAATTCCACGATCTCTCGATCCTCTACCCTGGAAAGGTGGGGATCATGACGGGCGATATCAAGTTTGCTCCTCAATCGGATGTCGTGGTCATGACGACTGAAATCCTGCGGAATCTCCTCTTCAAGATCGGATCGTCTACGGAACATATCGGGAGCACAGCCGCTCTCTCGCTAGACGGTGTTGATGCGATCGTCTTCGACGAAGTCCACTACTTCAATGATCCCGCCCGGGGAAAGGTATGGGAAGAGTGTCTGATTCTCCTGCCACCCCGTATTCGGCTCGTCCTGCTTTCGGCGACAATTGAAAGTCCAGACGTCTTTGCTCAATGGATCGGTGAAATGAAGCAGGTTCCGACACATCTTATCTCGACACAGTATCGGGTAGTTCCGCTTGAGCACCGGGTTCGGGAAAAGCTGCTCATGGACGAGAAGGACCAGTTCAATGGCCAGGCCTATTCCGAGTATCTTCGGTATCTCAAGGGTGTCGACGATGCGAATAGGAAACATTCTGATGCAGTGAAAGCTCGGGTTGCTGGCGATCCTGTTGTGGCTCGTGAGATCCGTTCTAACGGATTTCTCCACCAAATGAACGAGATGGTCGACACTCTTCGGCAGGAGAACAAGCTCCCCGCTATGTTCTTCGTGTTCTCCCGCAAGAACTGCGAGACGTATGCGTCCAAGGTGACATCCACCCTCATTGATGCGTCCGAGGGTGCTGTGATCAAGCACCGGGTGAACTTCCATCTGTCTCGCTATCCCGAACTCAAGAAGCTCCCGCAATATCATACGCTCATGGATCTACTGATGAAAGGTGTGGCATTCCATCACAGCGGGATGCTCCCGGTGCTCAAGGAGATCGTGGAGATGCTGTTTGCCGGCGGGCATCTCAAACTTCTGTTTGCGACAGAGACGTTTGCCGTGGGGATCAATATGCCGACCAAGACGGTGATCTTTACGAGCTACCGCAAATACGACGATGACGTGGGCGGCCTGCGGATGCTGCGGACAGATGAGTATATCCAGATGGCAGGTCGGGCGGGACGACGTGGCAAGGACGTGCGAGGATTCGTTTACTACCTCCCCGACCGCAAGCCCGAGGAGCTGGAAGATGTGCGGACGATGATGAAGGGGAAGCAGCAGTCTCTGGAATCCAGGATGGATTTCCACTACGATTTCCTCCTGAAGTGTCTACAGAATGGCACAACGGGATGGATGGGGATGATGGAGAAGTCGTACTGGCACGACCAGCGTCAGCGTGAGTTGGATATACACAAGGCTGAAGTTCGGGAACTACAGGGGAAGTATTCTGGTCTCGATGTGGCGGTGTTTGAGCTGCGTGAGATGTATGAGACTCAAATCCGAGCCACGCAGAACGCTGAGCGCAAGAGGATCCAGGCTCAGCTGGACGGGTGGAAGAACAAACATGTGGGTCCCAAGTGGGAAAAGGGGTGGCAGGATTTCAAGGAGTTCAAGAAGAACCGTGAGAAGATTGCGAGGTTGGAGGAGAAGATCGAGGCAGCCACGAAGATTGAGGTCCCGTTCCTGGTGAATCTCCAGCGACTGGGGTATGCGGACGGTGATGGCGAGACTCTGACGGAACTAGGAGTCATGGCTTCGGAGATCAACGAGGGTAATCCTCTAGTGATGTCCAAGATGTTCGGGCAGTTCAACCTCCCTCGCTCAGAGCTCATTGCCCTTCTCTCGTGTTTCGTTGAGGGCGAAAAGACGGAGGATCCGATCACCGTATCGTGCCTGCGACTCCCCGATACCCTCAAGAATGCACTCTTGGCGGCGCATATCATTGCCCAGGATCTGTATTCTCATGAGAACCCCAAGAGCCGACCGGAGTATTGGACTATTCACAACTACTGGCCCGAGATCGTCTACCGCTGGATGGAGGGGGATGAGATGGGTGTCTTGTGTGCAGAGTATGAAGTATATGAGGGAAACTTCATGAAGGCTATTCTGAAGACTGCCAATATCGTGGACGAGTGGGTGACCTTGGCGACTTATACGAAAACCCTGGAAGTCTTGGAAGTCTTGCGTGAATTCCGCACCGACCTTGTGCGTGGCTTGGTCGTCCCCGACTCCTTGTATCTCCGCCTGTGAGTTCCACCAGGTTTGGATTTGGACCAACCGTGTTTTATCCGATCGTTCATGATAGCTATTTCTGTAGCGGTAGGTTTATCGGAGAACCCGTGTTTGTGTGTATACTTTTTACCATGTTTACGCAATGTCCTTGCTTTCTCCAAGGCTTCAATATACTTATGGATCCGCTTCTCCCTTGCAGCGGGGTGTTCTGTCTCCATTGTTATATTACCTTATTTAAGAACAATATGAAGAAGATCTGGAAATATATATTTTATGCTGCAGTCATCCTGCTCGTCTTATACGCCCTGTTCCAATCAACCCGTGAAGGATTCACAACTGCGAACCCTCTTCCTTCGGAGGCAGAGCTGGATGCGTTAGAGGCTTCATTTACGAAGGCCCAGGCAGAAGCTAGTAAAAACAACATAAAATATCCCCAGATGGCAACCAATGTTCTACAAGCTGCCCCGCAAAGTGTAAAAGCCGTAGCTAAGTTTGTAAAAGCTAACATCATACCCCTACTGCCATACAAGATGGCAAAAAATGCCCAAACACCCGAGGGAGATGTCACAGACTATTTTATAGTCATTTTTATGATTATGACTAAGAAACCCTTGATCGCCCCTCTTGCATATGCTGTTCGCCAGCAGTCCGCTGCTCCCACACTCCCCGCATTCATTGATATGACAGTCAAGACGGTCAAGGAAAATGGAACACCACCTCCCCCTGCGGATTGGCCAGATGCGACGACAAGGGGACTGATCGAACAAATGAAAAAGGGAGAGACCACAATCCAGACACCTGAAGGGGATACTGTTCCGAATCCCGGATATTGGGGATACAAGTATATCTACGGAGAGCCGAAGGCAGCAGGTTCTGCGGCGAGCTCGTCTGGATCTCCCGCTCTTGGCTCGTCAAAGTGCGTGCCGTCTGTTCACAGTATTCCCGGTGGAATGACCGAGACTCGGTGTTTCAACTAGAACTAACGACCTAACGAACACTGAACATGAACATGATCTTGTTGGCCGCATAGGATTCCAGTTTATGATCCAGTATCTTCTCCACCTCATCATGCTCATAATCGGCATCCAGCGTAACGATAGTGGGATCACCGTCCTCATCCAGAAGTTCACGGTGAACAGTCACGAAATTCCCCTCGATATCGTATGCATCGAAAGCCAGTCGGGGGCGCAGATTCGGCCCCATACCTATTTCAACCGTCTTCCTGATCGTCCAATCATGTACCCACTGGGTTGGACGGTCAAGAGTTGAATACATATACGCTCGTTGATGTTCAACCGACCATCGAACATATATGACATCACCATCGTTCAAATCTTCAAATTCGGCAAGCTGATAATCTTGGTCGCTATAGGCGCTATTGTTTCGGGGTGCTAGAGGAGGATCCATTTTGCGGTTCACCGATAGCCAGGAATACAGATTCGTTTTGATCAGTATCGCTAAGCGTGATGTGTAGACGGATATGGACACCGTTCTTTGCGTGAAATTTCCATCGTCCCATTAAAAAGGATTTGCGTTCCCATTCATGGGCTGGGCGTTCGGGGTTTGATCCCTTTTGATAATACAGTTCTTCAATATCAATTTCGTACACCTTTTCGCCGACATACCAGTCCAGTGTTTCCCCGATGGATACGCCGACAGGGGCAAACCTACCATTCATAAACAAGGTCCCAGTATCTGTGAAGCACGTGACTTTCACCCTCTCGGGAACTCCGTCATTTAAAAATACAATATCTCCGACATTCACCAGTCTTCTTCTTGGTTTAAACATATTCAGATTTAGCCCTAAATAGAACGCCATAATATTACCACACATTTACTTCGTAGTTAAATTTTATGGACATAAACTATATGAGGTGCTGTTTCTGTATTTGCGTGTACAACAACGAACAGGGTCTACCCGCAGTTCTGAGGAATATAACGAAACTCCGAACACTGTTTTCCGACTCTAGAGTGGTAGCCGCCTATAGTTCGTCAAAAGATGCGTCACTGTCTATTCTTCAGGCACATGGCGTCGAGATCGTTATGGTCCCCCCTTACCGCCAAAAAACTCAATTCACATTCTCACCTACAATGATTGCAAAACCAACAATGGCCAACCGCACAGCTAGAATCGCCGATGCTCGTAACTGTCTACTCCAGCATATTCGCCAGTCTTACAGTGATTTCGAGTTTTTTGCAATGATCGATGCCAATAATTACTCGTGTGTTGGCGAGGTGAACCTAGACAGTGTTTCGTCTGTTCTTCAGAGAAATGATTGGGATTCTATTTCGTTTCATAGGGGTGGAGGATACTACGATATGTGGGCTCTCTCCTATACACCGTATATTTACAGCTTTCAGCACTTTACAGAGATGAAACGTGTTATTGAGGACATGCGCAAGCACTTTCACTTTTTATTGATGGACTATATCACCAATCGCCCAACTGAATTGATACCAGTGTATTCCTCTTTCAACGGTTTTGCTATTTACCGAACCCCCAAGTTCCTGAACTGTAGTTACAGCGATGTTATTCATACTGAATTGTTACCTGACTTCCAAGAACAGGTAAGGATGTATGGACCTCCAGTTCAAATTCTTACGGGGGACTGCGAACACCGTAAGTTTCATCTTGAAGCTATACGGAAAAACGGTGCACGTATACGTATATCTACTCAACACGTTTTTCGGAAACTTGAGAATCCTCCCGAAGGACTACAGGGGCCTGCCTGACCTAAACTAGGGTCTGATCGATTTTGATGTGGAACACGAGTCGCTGTTTCCAAGTCGCTCTTTGCATATCCAGGAAATACCGAATAACCACGGGGGTCCCCGGTAGAATATCGTTAGGACACGTGATCATCCTCGACCAGTCAGATACCCATACACGGGTAGACGACACGACGATACCGGGAGTGTTTTCAGGTCGCCGCTGGAGAATGTCCATGAACGCCAAGTCCCGGGCATGTTTCTTCGCAAATTTCTGGAGACGGTTACAGTCCTCCCGGGCATTGGGGACCGGCATACCTTTCATGGCCATCTGGTTGACTACATCGGCCCACCTGCGGATGGGAGAAGAACCATGGCAGTACCGAGTCTGGAATCCCCAATGTTGGACTTTGGGAGATGTGTGTTCGTATGTTGCGGCCGCATAAGCAAACATTCGAGCATTCAGACCAAGACGCTCGTATTTATCCATCTTCTCGCCATCGGGCATAGAATGATGACGAAGTAGACCCTTGCCAAGTTTTACGAGTTCTTCAGCCATCGTCTTGTTGTAGAAGATCATCAGTTCGGCAATCCAGTCGTGGGGATCGATAAGCGGACGAGCGGCCAGGTGTTCGCAGATGGATTGTAGAAGAGGGATAGAGATCTCGGTGGCTAGTCGGCAGCTATCGTACGTATACGATGCCTTGTTAATGATCGTCACCTCCTTGAATTGGGGATCCCGGATATATCCGTCCCAACTGAAGATGAGGGCATACCCCAATCTCCTCTCCCCAGGTAGAAGCGACATCTTGTGTTCAACCGTCTTGGGAAACATGCTCCTTACAGGAACCCCGCCGTCGTAGAGAGACTGGCCGATGTTCTGGGCATGAGTCATCCATGGATTTTCTGCGACCCATTCGGCAACATCCGCAATCGTGATCGCAACCTTGGTGATCCCCGACTCTTCCCAGATAGAGATACAATCATCAATATCCTGGCACCCGGGGGGGTCAATATTGATGGTGGGAACATCAAGAACGGGACGGAAGAAGAAGGACGAAGGCTCCTTCGTTTCGGGGATCTTGGTCCAGTAATCGGGAGAATAAGCGACGTGAATCGCCTTCCTCTCTGCCAGGGGATCCCCACATGCTCCCACGACTTCCACGATCTGACCACGTGGGAGTTTGTCATCATTGATCTTTTCGGCAATCACTAGGATATTCCGTTTCAGATCACGGTGCGTGGATGCCACGATCATCTGAGGGAATACATTGTTCAGGGGACTAAAGAGATACATCGGAACGTTTCGGGATGTGAGTCCATACCTCGTTTTGTTGGTAAGTTGAAGAACGCCGGCAATCCGTGACATTCTGTGGTTGCCCCTTCTTTACTGCCATGGGTCTACATTCGTTTTTATGGTGTTTGCGTTGGCATTGGGGCATTTGTTACACGGTGCGGCGGCAGGTGGAGATAAGGATCCCTGAGACAACATCATATAGTAAGCAATCCCCGCCAGTAAAACAAGCCCAAGTATCCAGAAAATCATTATTGTTTTCAGGTAAGACGATTTATACATAAAATAAATGGGCATACCCTTCTATTTCGTCAGTCTTATCAAAGCTCACAAAAATATTGTATCCAGAGTTCGAGGAAAACTTCAGCCCGATATCCTTGCAGTCGATTTCAATTGTCTGATTCACAATTACATGGACGATGCCCGCCCTATTGAGAGCGTGGTCGAAGCACTCATAAAACTCCTAGATGAAACATGCCAGGCGAAATTTCTCTACATTGCGATGGATGGCCTTGTTCCTTACGGCAAGATCGTACAGCAGCGATACCGCCGTTTCCGCATTTCTGAGACTGGGGTCTTTGATCGTAACCAGATTTCTCCAGGGACGCCGTATATGAAGGAGCTGGACCAAGCCGTTCGGGCCCGTCTACCCCATGCCATCATTTCATCCACCGAAATCCCAGGCGAAGGCGAACACAAACTCTTTGAATGGATCAAGACTCTACCCGCCCCCCAGCGCCAGAATGTCGTGATCTACGGTCTAGATGCCGACCTTATTCTCCTCTCACTCTCTCAAACTGCTCTCTGCCCTCAACTATGGCTACTCCGAGAGAACCAGAGTTTCCAATCAAAGATGGACGGATACTCGGTCCTATCCATCCACGCCCTCGCAGGGGTTCTTCCTATCCCAGCGGATCGCTACGTTGCGCTCTGCGTCCTCTGTTTCGGCAATGATTTTATGCCTGCCATCGGGATGTTTTCCTTGCGTGAAAGCGGACACGACCGGGCGCTAGAGTGTTATCTCCAAGCAGGTTCGCCCGATCTAACGACAGTTGCTGGTCGTCAGATCTTCTTGCGGACGGCAGCCACACAGGAACTGAAATTCTATACCCAGAAAGTCGGAGCACGAGAGAATCCTGCTGAACGGGCGATCTTTTCGCCAGATGCCCAGCACTTTGAGAAGCGGTATAATCTTCACCTTCTCGATGGAGTCACAGATACCCAATATCTGGTCCATGCGTTCTGGAAGACGTTTCATTGGACACTACACTATTTCTGTGAGAACGAGTGTCTCGACTGGAACTGGGTATACCCCTACGCCGAAGCCCCCCTAATTTCTCAACTTGTACGATACGAAGAAGTCCCGACCGTATGGAATGCCAAGACACCAGCCTTCACCATCACTCGGCAATTACAATTCATTCTTCCCCAAAAGTCCCTGCGGACAACCCATAAGCGTGTCCTGTTTCCCGATGAGTGCTACAACGAGGAAACAGATATGCGTATTCCATGGATGCGAAGGTATGCGTGGGAATGCGATCCCCGTATTTCTCTGCCTCTCCCTAGCGAAGAGCTGACCTCGGTCCAATCTTTCCAATATTGCGAAACGTAAAGGTGCTTGAAGGGTTCAACCGAGGAATAAACGTTCCACTCGACGATAAAGTGGAGGTAGGGTTCGAAAGGGGTGAGACGTTAATATCTGAAAAGACCGAGAGATCCGACCACTGAAATGACCGTTTAGACCAGTAACTATCTTCAATAACATTGAGTTCCCGTAATTTTGGAACCATAGAAATACCCGACATCGTCATATTCCGCATCCAGTCGCTTCGTATGTACGTCAAATATTCCCGACGCCGGGTAGTGGCCGTATCTTCAGGTAGGAACACTACAAGTTCAGCCATACTGTCTTCAAACGAGTATACTCGTCCACGGTTCCGAGCATTCACAGAATTATGCGCCCGCATAACAAATTCCAGGACTCCTCGGCGACTTGATTTCCATCCTGGATTTATGAGTGTATACGCCGCAATGGTATCTGTGAAATGCTGCATACAGCTTGGACACAGAATTGTTGCAGTGAACGATAATAACCATCGTGAGAACATTTCTTGTTCAAGATCGGTCGGGTTATCAGGGTATAACGCAGAGATGGAATGAAGCGTCGCCCATCCAAGTGGGCCCCAACCTTTCGTCATTTTACTCTATTATACTGGACGATCAAGAAAGAAGTCCCGCACCGACCGAGTCAGCATACAGTGTGCGAAGGACGGCCGGAGGGATATTCTTCTTCTCGCTGGAGATGATTTTCTTCTCAATTAGACGCTTGCGAATCGTTCCAATATCAGTGTGTGCCGCCTTGGAACGAGCTGTCTTCCTCGCCTTCTCAATTCCTCCTTCCATCATGAGTTTTACCGAGCGTTTACGGGTCGGCGGGGCCTTGGATGGATTCTTGCTGGGGTGGATCTTAGCCGTCTTACGCAGGATTCCACGGGGGAACGTCTTGGTGCTGCGCTTACGACGTCCGCCGATACCTGGTCCGCTCGGCATGGCTCCACGAGGATTGAGGGGGTGCTGGATCTGGTAGACTTTGGCCAACTTATCTTCCCCGTTAAATGCGGGGTCCGTCGCCTCATTGATGATATCGCCACCACCAACCTTGATAACCTTGTATTTGTTGGGGTCGGGAGCCATTCTTCTTATTCTTATAGAAAACGGATAAAATGTCTTACGGCGAAGGTGTCTCTCAATAACAGGATGGACGCTATCCGAGCATATTTCAAGCAGGGTATTTCTCGTTTCTCAGAGTCACAGATCGAACCGTATGAGGATTTCCTTCGCAACAAACTCCCGCTGATTCTTCGTTCCACACCTCCCATCGTGGTGTGGCACGACCAGGACGAAGCGACGAAGAAATACAAATACGAGTTCCGCCTATCCTTTGATAACGTATCGTATCTCAAGCCCCGTATCCAGGAGGCCACCGGTCGTCTGAAGCAGATGCTGCCCTGCGAGGCTCGGATCCGCAACTTCACCTATGCCGCCCAGATGTTTGTGGATATTCGCCTGAAGGTTCGATCGTACAGTGGTGCGGATCTTTCCGAATTCAAGGAGGAGACCAAGTTGTTCGAGGGCATTTCGCTCGGCAAGATCCCGGTGATGCTGGGGTCATCGCTCTGCGTCCTCAAGGATTACCCCATGACGATGGAGGAGCTGGGAGAGTGTCCCCAGGATCCCCTGGGCTACTTTATCGTTCACGGTGGTGAACGTGTGATTCTGTCGCAAGAGAAGGTGGCGGACAACCGTGTCATGGTCTTCCTCAACAAGAAGGCGACTACCAAGCATTCGCATTCAGTGGAGATGAAGTCGCTTCACGAAAGCTTTACCCTGCCTCCCAAGAAGCTGGAGATTCGTGTCTCCGCCAAGTTCAACGGTCTGGGGTACCCACTCTCCATCTGCATTCCCCGCTTCCGTGAAGATATTCCGATCATGGTATTCTTCCGCTGCCTCGGCATTACTAAGGATAAGGATGTCCACCGTCTCCTGAATGTGGATGACACAGATTACCTGGCAGCGTCGTTCAAGGAGTGTGCCGATATTAGTGTATTCACACAGGAGGAGGCGATTGAATACCTGTCGCACCATCTGCAATACCCTCCAGCCGTTGAGGACAAGACTCCTCACGTCCGTGCCCTTCTCTTGACTGAGTTCCTGCCGCATGTGACACTGGCTGGCGAGAAGCTGGAGTCCGAAGTATTGGTCGCTCGTAAGGTCAAGATCATTGCGAGTATGGTCAAGAAGCTCCTGGATACTGCGAGTGGCAAGATCCCCCAGGATGACCGTGACGCTTACCCGAATAAGCGGGTGGTGACCACGGGTGCCCTGCTGACGCACCTCTTCCGCCAGCTGTTCCAGAAGGTGTGTAAGGATATCCGCTCCAAGTTCGTCCACGAGATCAATAATGATAATTGGAAGCGAAGTGGCAAGCCCCTAGATGTCCTCGTCCTTTCCAATCTCTACAAGATCCTCAAGGTATCCTCGATAGAGGGCAAGCTGAAGCAGGCACTGGCCACTGGAAACTTCACGGTCCAGGGTCTTGGAACATCGGGGTCTACTTCGCTCTCGAACGCCACCAAGTCGGGTGTTTCGCAGGTCCTGAACCGCCTGTCGTATAACGCCACGCTCTCGCATATCCGCCGTATCCAGACGCCGGTAGAAAAGTCAGGCAAGCTCCTGGCTCCTCGCAAGCTCAATGGATCTTCGTGGGGGTTTGTGTGCCCCGTGGAGACTCCAGAGGGTCATTCAGTGGGTATTGTCAAGACGATGAGCCTGATGTCTACTGTATCCACTCACGTGCCCTCCTTCGTGGTCCTCAATCTTCTCAAGGAGATATCGGGGGTGGATTGGGTAGAAAATGTCTGGTCAACTGGTCAAGTCGCAATCTTGGTGAACGGTGTCATCGTGGCATACACGAATACGCCTGCTGCCGTCCACTCTCAGCTGAAGACTGCGAAGCATACGGGGGCAATTCATCCCCATATCTCCGTCGCCTGGAATATCATGGCGAACCGTATCCTGATTGAGACGGATGCCGGCCGTCTTGTTCGTCCGATCTTCCGAGTTATGGAGGGTAAACTCATTCCTCCTCCCACATCGGATGTATGGGACGACTGGGTGCGGACGTGTGTAGAATACGTGGACGCCAATGAATCCGAGGTCATCCGTATCGCAATGTTCCCTTCCGAGATTGACGGGCACACGCACTGCGAGATTCATCCACACATGATTCTTGGTCACATGGCAGCGATCATTCCGCTGTCCAATCACAATCAGTCCCCTCGTAACGCTTACCAGTCAGCCATGGCAAAGCAGGCCATGACCCTCTACGCCTCGAACTACCACAAGCGTCTAGACAAGAACGCTTACCTCTTGGCATCTCCCCAGCGCCCGATCGTGGAGACACAGATCATGAGTATCCTGAACATGCACAAGATGCCGAGCGGGTGTAATGCGATTGTGGCCATCGCCTGTTATTCCGGATACAACCAGGAGGATTCCGTGATTCTCAACCGGGCCTCCCTCAAGCGTGGATTCATGCGGGGGTACTACTACACCGTCTACAAGGACGAGGAGCATCGTAATGTGGCGAGCGGACGTGAGGAGCGGTTCTCCAAGGCTCGGCATGAGAATACCAAGGGATTCAAAAACACGTCGTATCACGCCATCCAGGAGAACGGTATCCCAATCAAGAATGCCGTGGTCCAGGAAAACGATGTTGTGATTGGCAAGGTTGTGAATATGCGCAGCGATCCGCACGGATACCTCTACCGTGATCTCTCGACCACCCACAAGAACTCGGAGCCTGCTCGTATTGACGGGGTGTGGCAGGATAAGAACTCGGATGGGTATCCGTTCGTGAAGGTCAGAGTTGTTGCCGAGCGCACTCCTCAGATCGGTGATAAGTTCGCTTCCCGTGCCGGGCAGAAGGGAACATGTGGAATGATTCTGGACGAGTGTGATATGCCCTTCACGGCTTCGGGCCTGCGTCCCGATATCATCATGAACCCTCACGCCATTCCGTCTCGCATGACGATCGCCCAGTTGCTGGAGACGATGTACAGCCGTATCGGCGTGCGCACCGGAAATCTGGGTGACGGCACGCCTTACTCCCACCTCGGGATGGAGGATCTCAAGGTTCACATGCGCAACCTCGGTCTCCACCCTTACGGTAACGAGATCATGTATAATGGTCAGACCGGTGAGATGATGGAGGTAGAAATCTTCCTGGGAACCACGCATTACCAGCGCCTCAAGCACATGGTGATTGACAAGTGCCATTCTCGTGGTCGTGGTCCGATTGTCTCGCTCACTCGCCAGCCGTGTGAGGGCCGGGCACGTGATGGCGGACTGCGTGTGGGCGAAATGGAGCGGGACTGTTTCATATCGCATGGTGCGGCCGTATTCACGAAGGAGCGACTGATGGATGTCAGCGATCCGTTCAGTGCTGGGGTGTGCACGGGCTGCGGGTCTCTCGCTACAATCAATGAGAAGGATCGTCTCTATGAGTGTAGGTCGTGTGGTGCCAAGGCTGGTCTGGAGGATAAGACCATTCCTTATGCGGTCAAGTTGTGGTTACAGGAGTTGGAGGCGATGCACATCTCGCCTAGAATGATTTCGCCCGCTTAGTTGTCTGGCGCCGGTGGTGACGACGACGACCCGCCACCTTTTTAGTCTTGGTGTGCCTACGACGGCGACCTGCTGTTTTTGGCTTGCCAGTGACAAGGGCTACAAGCCCACTGACGGCATCACTAACAGTTGCGTCAGTTGTGGGTAGCGGAGGAGCAGAACGCAGAGCAGCTAAGGACGCACGGCGCCGGCGGACAGGAGGGATAGAGAAGGCCGCACGGACTTCAGGCTTCAGTTCCCGCTTCATGGAATCCAGCTCGGCATCCAAGATGGCAATCGCCTGGCGCTCCTTTTCCATATCTGCCATAAACTCCTTGAATTTGGAGTCCGTCACAAGAGGCTTAATGGCTTCCCAGATTGTCTTGCCGTCCAGTGCCAGAAGGGTTTTTCCACCCTCAATGAGCTTCTCACGCAGGATGTAGACGATATAGACGCAGAAGAGAGCCACACCTGTCTGTCCCGCAATCACTCCACTTCCAGCCGCAACCTGAGCCGAGAACTCAAGGGCGGTCAAGGTATTGGTAAACATCGTTCCGAAGGTAGGCAGGGCAGCGGAAACGTTGATGAGGCCGTTGACCACAGCCGTTCGCAGACCCTCGTTGACTCCTACCACTACAGCACCCGCAGCCGAAGCCCACTTGAGGGCCGCCACAATATCCACCGGTGTTGCCTCGGCCTCCGCACTCTTGGCCTCAATCGCCGACGCCATATCGGTGGTGATCTTGTCAACCGTGGTGGCTCCACGACGGCACTGCGTCGTAAAGAACTTGGCGATCGCACCTCCTAGTTCACGGAACCCACCACCAACCTTCCGCCCCTTCCGCCGCCGCCCGCCCGTTGCTCCTGTCTCTGGGACACCCAGTCCTACAATAGCTTCGGACATGACATCTGCCAGTTCGGGATCACAACCTCCAGAATAAACAGTCGCAATTGTAGCTAGAACTTCATCCGCAGATGCTGGGACTCCCGCCTTTGCCGCTGAACCGTACTTGTGCAGGAGGGTCACCAGCCACTCTGGGCGATTCCCTGATGGAATTTCAATACCCTTGGATTTGGCCATATCAATGAGAGCGGCCACCGCCGACTGACCAGAAGAAGACATTATTCATACCCGAGAACAAAATTAGGAAGAGATAGTGTATACATAATTCGAACCACTGGCACTATCAAAAGACACAAATGAAAGCTTGTTCTGGCTGCTGATAATAGGTGATGTGTATATCAATCCTGGAGTATTGTATTGAAACAGGTTCGGGCTAGCTGTGCTGAATGCGACTGGTCTCGATGAGGTCGGAGGGGTAGGGTAGCGATAGACTGCATTAGAGGAACATACATAAAGAGATCCACCCGCATCAAGAACTGGTGTTATGTTGCTTAGAATATTGCTCTCAAACGATCTCCAGAAACTAACCACATTTCCCCCTGTCGAATCAATGTATGCTCCAGGAACACCTAGGAATCCACCCGCAGCATACAGAATACTGCTTGTTGTCGTGAAATACAACCAAGTTGTGCCTTGGAAATCGGTGAATAACATCGGGGATGACTGAAGACTTCCTATTCCAGACAACGTTACAATTGTATCTGCACCTCCTCCGAATCGTGTAGGAGTCTTGTTGATTACATATATGCTATTCGACGCATATGTTGCCAATAGATTTCCAGCCATCAACGGGGCGTTACATATTGGCAGGGTTCCAGTCGGATATGACCAGTATTTCGATCCAGTTGTTGCATTGTATGATACTATATTTCCTCCTAGTGTTCCGGCAAATACAGATACTCCGTCGGAGACTAAAGAACTCTTGAACTGATCACCTTCTAGAGTATTGCTCCACACGGTATTCCAGGATGTAATATCACGAGCAATTATCGTGTTCCCGTAGGCAGTAACAAGTAGGGATTGTGTATCCAGGAACACGGGAGCCCCTGCTATCTGCTGGTTCAGAGTAGTGCTGTAGCGAAGATATCCAACCTGGTCTATAACTTTCAATAGTTTGGAATCAGTGATGAAAGCTACAAGACCAGTAGAGGAAACAACGACCGGCGTAGAGACTGTAGAACCCTGGGGATATTGATAGAGAAGGGTTGGGAATACCGTACCCCCAGATGTTGTTAGAACATTAAGAATTCCACTCCGTGTCATGAAATAGATGTACCCCTGTGGTCCAAACGACATTGGAACGTAAGATGTTTGGGATAAACAGTTGATGATACTTATTAAACTCGCAGACAGTCGCAAGGATGTCATAGTCCCGGTGCTTATGAACGATTTTGTGGACTGTGAGGTTGGTGTTTCCACAGGGTATATTGGGGCAATCGGCGGAGTTGGTGGTGGCGGAGGATTTGGATTTACCCGTCCAGGTGTTATTGTAGGACACAGAATTGTGGCGGTGTTAATACACGAATACCGAACTTGTCCAGGTCCGTCTCCCGGAGACGCACGTTTTACCGCAACTCGCTGTGGTGAAGCGAATGACCAGTACTCGGTAGGATTGAACGGCACTACTGACTTCTTACAGTATCCTGGAGCTGGAAGACCACAGTTTGGGAAATGCGGCGATGGAACTGGGGCGGCAATTGGGGATCGCACAAATATATTAAATGCTACTTTTGTGAAGAGCTGAGAGCCAAACGGATTTAGGCTTGTAATATACAGATCCCCCTGTTGATCCACTGCGATTTGGTTGGGGTTTATAAATTGGTAGTTCTGGGCAAAACTAGATAGAGTATTACTACCTCCCCCTGCAATAAGGATACTTGTATTTTTAATGATGTTGTAGAGATACACTCCAGGAAATGCTGACTTGGTCTGAGTATAAAGGATATCAGTTGGTGTCAATACTGCGAGACTGGTTATTCTGCTTTCCGGAGAAGCAGCTGTAGCAGACTGAAGTGTATTTTGACCGGATGTGAAATCAAAGTAGTAAATGTTTCCAGTATAACTGTCTGCTGTATAAATGCGTGTTTCATCAGCACTCAGAACAAGCCCGCTAAAGATGGAATTTGACCCAGTAGGCTGCTGAAAAACGAGGTTCACCTGTCCCTGCCCGTAATTGTCTACAGTAGAGATAGCATTACCATTTGCAGTAATAAAATATACAGTGTTCTGCGAATTAATAGCGACTCCTCCAGTGTTTGATCCGAACGCTTGAATATTCTTTATGTTCCCTGTAGATCCCAGTGGGATCCGAAGAAACTGTGAGTCAGAAGGCGCACTCAGAAAAAGATACTTCCCGGCCGGGTCAGTGGTTAAGGACGTAATAGATCCGCTCAGGGTTCCAGTATATCCTGTGATAGTGACTGGGGTTATACTACCCGAACTCTCGTTATATTTGTAGACACGACCGTTGGATGTTCCGAAATAGAAGTTGTTCCAGTAATACCCAAACCCAAACGATGATGGAGCTATACACATGGCTGAAATCTTGTCGCCGTTTAGAGCCGTCTGTAGATTCAGTGAATACTCGACGGTGGCTCCGCTCATTATACTGGACACGGAGAATTAGACGTAGGACTTCACGAGAAGTAGTGAGATGGCATCGTGGATAACGGCTCCCCAATACGCTTCATACCACGACCTCTCGAATCCTAGAATCATCACTGCAATAACGACAATCGAACGCAGGAATGTGTTGATCAGCACATTCGAAGTTGGGACGAAGAAAATGTCCATTTCAGTCTAGCAAAGAAAAAAATATAAGAGGGGCGAACGCACTCGGCAGGGGAAACCCGCCGTGCCGCTGTCCGTAAGAAAAAAATAATGTCAGTTAGGAGCATAAACAACAATGGGAGGTGGTCTAATGCAGCTCGTCTCGTACGGTGCCCAGGATATCTACATCTCCGGCAACCCGCAGATCACCTTCTGGAAGGTGCTCTACAAGCGCCACACCAACTTCGCCATGGAGGCGATTGAGGTGACGTTCAACGGCCAGGCCGACTTCGGCCGCCGTGTCACGGCTGTCATCAGCCGCAACGCTGACCTGATGTACCGCACGTACATCCAGGTGACGCTGCCGCAGATTGCGCTGACGGTCAACAACACCCGCTTCCGCTGGCTCAACTACGTCGGCCACCGCCTGATCAAGCAGGTCGAGATCGAGATCGGCGGCTCGCGCATTGACCGCCAGTACGGCGACTGGATGCAGATCTGGACGCAGCTGACGCAGCCCGTCGGCACCCAGGTGTCGTTCGACGACATGGTTGGCAACTCCGCCGACCTCGTGCTGCTGAAGGACGCCGCCGGTGTTGCTCTGGACGCCACGTGCGCCGCCTCGGAGGCCACCAACTCGTGCCTCTCCCGTGCCGGCTGCCCGCTCAAGACGCTGTACATCCCGCTCCAGTTCTGGTACTGCCGCAACCCCGGCCTGGCCATCCCGCTGATCGCCCTCCAGTACCACGAGGTGCGCATCAACGTCGAGTTCGAGCAGAACTACAACTGCTGCTACGCCGAGGTTGCGTCGCTGCTGCCCTCGTCGGTCCAGCCGACGGTCACGGGCACGATCAACCTGGGCAACGGTGTCACGGCCGTCTCCCAGCTCCAGCTGGTTGCCGCCTCGCTCTACATTGACTACGTCTACCTGGACACGGAGGAGCGCCGCCGCTTCGCCCAGCAGTCGCACGAGTACCTGATTGACCAGCTCCAGTTCACGGGCGACGAGACGGTCACGGCCTCCTCGAACAAGATCCAGATGAACTTTAACCACCCGGTTAAGGAGCTGATCTGGGTAGTCCAGCGTGACTCGTTCGTTGACTGCAACGCCCCCCCGACGCCGTGGATCCAGGAGGCGTACGGCCAGCAGCCCTTCAACTACTCCGACGACTGGTCGACGGAGGGCATCGTCACGGCCGTCCTCGGCCGCGGCGCCCTGGCCACCAACGGTACGGGTGCGGGCATCCCGACCTACTCGCTGTCGGCGGGTGCGGGTGCCGGCCAGCCCTCTGGCACGGTGCCGGGGGCCCCTTACCTGCCCGGCCTGGGCCTCGCCTCGGGTGCCGGCCTCACCACGGGCTCGGCCATCTACGATGGCTCGTCCGGCGAGTCGGACCAGTTCTTCGAGGGCACGACCAACTACCTGCTCGCCAAGGTCATCCTCGCCTCGAACGTCAAGTGCGAGGGCAAGAACCCGGTGGAGGTTGCCAAGGTGCAGCTCAACGGCCAGGACCGCTTCGACGAGCGCGAGGGCCGCTACTTCGACAAGGTGCAGCCGTGGCAGCACCACTCGCGCACGCCGTCGGTGGGCATCAACGTCTACTCGTTTGCCCTGAAGCCCGAGGAGCACCAGCCCAGCGGCACGTGCAACTTCTCGCGCATTGACAAGGCCACGCTCAACCTGACGCTGTCCGTCAACACGGTCCAGTCGGCTCGCACGGCCAAGGTCCGCATCTACGCCGTCAACTACAACGTGCTACGCGTCATGTCCGGCATGGGCGGCCTGGCGTACTCCAACTAAACACCCTAGTTTTCTAGTGGTGGTTGTCTGGAGCTAAAACATAAAAATTAAATAACGGTCTCGGCAACGAGGCTCAATACAGGCTGTAAACGCAGAATGTATTGATTTAAGGCACGCCGACCGTTTACATATAAATGTTTGATATCGTTGTACCCCTTGGTCCTAACGATTCTATATGGATACACAAGCAGATCGCAGCAACAAAAGCAAGCATTCTTGGTTATCGAAACATTTATATTGTAACACGCCAGTCAAACATTCAAATTGAAGGATGTACGATAATCAACGAATCGATCTTCCCGTTCACTATTGAATCGGTTCAATCAATTCTCGGAAAGAATGAACGGAACGGATGGTATCTACAGCAGCTCTTAAAACTGTACGCAGGGGCTGTCATCCCTGGGATACTTGATCGCTATCTCGTGATTGATAGCGATGTCTTCTTCAAGAACCCAACAAAGTTTGAAGAAGATGACATCTGCTTGTATACTACGGGCACAGAACACCATAGTCCATATTTTGAACATATGAAGAGGCTCCACCCGAGTCTTACCAGGAAGATGGATGCATCTGGCATCGTTCACCACATGATGTTTGAAACCAAGCATATAAACGGTCTTTTCGAGTTAGTGAAACAGACGCATCCTTCCCTTGTGTTTTGGCAGGTGTTTCTTAAGAACGTAGATCCTCAACACATCCTTCATTCCGGAGCATCTGAATACGAGATATACTTTAATTATATGTTACACCACAACCCTACATGTATTCGTATTCGTCCGTTGAAATGGACAAATTCACCAACAATAAATAATTATAGTCAACACTACGATTACATTGCGGTTCACTGGTATATACGAATTTAGGGGGGCAAAGCCTCTATACTAATAAATGATCGAAGGATTTTTACAGTCAATGCTTAATGCAGGGGTTGATCGCTTATCCGAATGCGTTATCTTCGATATTGGAAGCCGAGACTGTGAGCAATCGATTGAGTTCTACAAAGCCTTCCCCCGTGCTAAAATTTTTGCGTTCGAATGTAATCCAAACACGATTCCGATCTGCCAGAAAAATATCGTCCCCTACTCTGATCGTATAACTCTGATTCCGAAAGCAGTTCAATCGTATACGGGAGTGTGTAAGTTCTATCCGATTGATCAGAAAAATACCGTTACGACATGGAAGGACGGGAACCCGGGAGCAAGTTCTCTCTTCGTAAACAATGGGACCTACCCAATTGAAAAGTATGTACAATACGAAACCACCGTGGAGTGCACAACACTTGAGGATTCTATGAAAGAGCACGGAATCTCCAAGGTTGATTATATTTGGATTGATCTACAGGGTGCAGAGCTCATCGCACTACGAAGCATGGGAAATATGATTTCAAACGTGCGTTTTATTCATACAGAAGTATCACACAAGCCAATGTACAACGGACAGGCAATGTTCACAGACATCAACGAATTCCTGCTTCGGAACGGGTTTCGTCTCATCAATGGAATAACCTTTGGGGGATGGCAGGAAGATGCGATCTATATGCGACGCACTTAAATAATACAAAATACACCATACAATGCCATACTTCACAAATTCATACTGGCTTGACGTTTCTAAGCTTACACCTACGTCAGATACCCGAGCTATAGCAGTGGATACACCGAATGCTGTGAAACCCAAGAAGGATATAATGCTAATTGTGCTTCAATGCGAACCCAACGCTATTATGAATCACAGGGAAGCCTATGTTCAGAATCATGACAAGTATGATATGATTCTTACATTTGACGATGAAGTTCTCAAGGCTTGTCCAAATGCTCGGCTCTGTCTTCCTGCGTGCACATGGATTCGACCTGAGGTCTACAACTCCATCGATACAGAGAGAAAGAAGACAAGGATTTCAAGCATTACTGGTAGCAAGAATATGGGAGCCCCCGGCCATTCACTTCGTCAGTTTTTTTACATGAACCAGCTCTTGCTTCGTTCGCACTTCACATGGTTTCGATCGTCAGCCGGGAGTCTTCTTCCAGAGATACAGGCCAATCTCGTTGTTGGCAAGGATTCACATAGCAAGGATATACTTTTTCTCGATTACCAGTTTTCGCTGGTAATAGAGAACTCTCGTCAGAAAAACTACTTCTCGGAAAAATTGATTGATTGCTTGATTACGAAGACTATCCCCGTATACTGGGGATGTCCCAACATCTCGGACTGGTTTGATACACGTGGATGGATTATTCTGGAATCGGAGAGTCTCGTTGAACTCCGACAGAAAACTCTAATTATGCCGAACTATAATGATTACCGGGATTCGATTGAAGCCAATTACCAGAAAGCAAGGACGGAGTTCACAAGTCAGTACCCAGCCATTCAACGTGCCATAAACTTAGGAGTAGCCACCTTGGCTCCCGAAGAGTGAATAAGGGTGGATAGAGTTCCTAGACTTAGGGTTGGAGAGGGGCGAAACAGTCTTTCCGCATTCACGAATAGATTATTATAATTCAGTACCCCTCCCTGAATATTACTATATCCTGCCGCCTGCCCGGCCAGAAACGGAAGAATAACTTTAACTCTGAGCCCTTGATAGATATAAACATCGATCTCCGGAGACTGTATATTTTTCCATTCGATCATCTTATCGTATGCAGAAGAGTTGTATAGAATCCAGTGAGCTGTCAATCCAAATGGTAAATCGTATACTTTTACATTCCTGGTAGAAAGGAGCTGATTAAACATTGCTCCATGATTCACTATTGTGGTGGCACCAATAACTATATCCCACTGATCCTTGTGTATGGAGAGCTTGTAAAGAACTTCGTTCCAAAGATCACGAACTTGTTCTGGCGTATGCTGAAAAGGCGTGCAGTCATCTTCCCAAACAAGAACATATGGGTCTCCTCTTGCCTTTGCTTCTTCAACCGCTTTGACATGAGAAAGCCCGCAACCTTTCCACCCGGGAGATGCCGAAACAGCTGGGACTTTTGTGAGTGTGAATACCCCGTTCCAGTCACGGTTGATCGAATTCCAACGATCGGGCCTGGACTCTAAATTGATAACATACGGATTCGCCATCAGTTATTATTACCGAATATTTTTCAGCTGTTCCTCTGTTCGCTCGAACATATGGTGGTAATCGACATCGGAAGATTCAATGTCGCTGAATCCAATTGTCTGCTCGGCTAAAAAGGGCATGACAACTTTGATTCGAAGGTGGTTGTACATGTACACGTCAATCTGAGGATCACGAGTGGTCTTCCATGCGATCATTTTATCGTAAGACGATTCGTTGTAAAGAATCCAGTGAGCTGTAAACCCATGGGGAAGATCGTAGATGGTGACGTTGGGTGTTGAGAGCCCTGGGTTCTTCGTTGCGCCCTTATACGCAGCTGATGTAGCACCCAGGACAATATCCCATTGCTCTCGGTGCTCCACGAGTTTAGGAAGAACTTCCTCCCATAGCGCCTTAATAGCACGGGGGTGACGATTACGAGGAACGCAGTCGTCTTCCCATACCAGGACATGTGGATCCCCCCGTTCTTTTGCGTCTTCACACGCCTTGATATGCGAAAGGGCACACCCTACCCACCCCGGAGATGCTTCGACCGCAGGGAGACGTGTCAGTTTGAATGCGCCCTTCCAGATTCTGTTTAGTTCTTCCCATCGATCGGTTCGTTTCTCTAGATTGATGACGTATGGTTCGGTCATTTAGATAGAAAAACAGATTAACATTAAATGCCTCTTACAATTCCACAACCGGCCGGAGGGCTTGGAAATTGGCTCTTTCAGTTTTCGGCCGCAATAGCATGGGGTGACGACTTTGCCCTGTGTCCAGCTCTTAACCATCTTGCTGCACATACGTCAAGAGACTACTATTCCACGCTCTTCCGGAAATTTAAAAAGATTGAGGGTCTACCTCGCCTTACCGATCTGAACGAGCCAGAAGGAAATCCTATTCTCAATATTTCGCAGATCAAAGAGATCCTGAAGGCTCGGGACACACGGCTTTGCGGATACTTCCAGGACTGGCGATACATTCCTGAAGGGTTTGTAGGGATGTTGGAATTCCCGAACCCTGCTATTCTTGAGAAGTATCATCGTATACCGTCATCCTGTTTCATTCACGTTCGGGGAGGAGACTACATTCATCATACAGGTGCCCGATTAGTTCACTTCATTGACTTAACATCCTATTACACCGAATGTATTCGTCGTATGAAGGAGAAGGGAATTACCCATTTTTCGGTTTTCACTAATGATCCAGAGTTCTGTATGGCGCAACCGTGGCTGTCCGACATCGATTACGAGATCATCCAAGAGAACGAACTCGATTCGCTCTATTTGATGACAAAGTGTGCAGCAGCTATCTGTCCGAACTCTACGTTCTCGTGGTGGGGGGCATTTCTGAACAGAGGACGGCCGATCTGTATGCCTTCTAAGTGGTTCAATACATCTTTCCGAACAGAAGGATACTACTTCCCGGGAGTGGAGGTTGTAGACGTATAGAGTTCAAGCAGTCTAGGGTTTGTACATCTACAGTATTCGCATGTTTCGTGATTTTCTGGTAGACATGGGCGACAATTCAAAGCCCTATAATGATGTAATACTGCCTGATCACTGACAAATCCAGTAGACCCCAACCCTACAGGAAGAATTACGTCATGAACTGCGACCAAATCTATAAATGTTGGGTCTATTATCATCTTATACGTCGAATACCGTCTTTCACGATCCTGTTTGCATAGTGTATAATCTCGTGGATCAGTAGATGTAGAACTTATACCTGCACCAAACCACAGCCACCACAAAAACGAAAGACGATGATTTAATAGACTATCTATAGTCATCGGTTCATAAACAACAATATATTCGTCCAGATCTGTAAGTGCTAACCTATCAATACAATTTCTGGACAAATAGAGACTATGATTTTGCTGAGTAATCTGGGCTGAAAAACCAGATATCGGATGTAAATACGTATAATTCCAACGGAAAATAATACCGTTGAATTCCCTGGTAATCTCTAACAACTTTTCAAACTCTTCGTAACTACTATTGTTGTCATAAATAAAGAAGAACCCCGCACCAATACCCTTGTGGTAGTTTAACCAGTGATAAATCCATTTACTTGAATTTTTCTCGAGTGTTGTTATGGCAAATCTACGCTTGGGAACATCATATACGTTGGGTGTTACAGTTGTTCCATTTATATTGACATGAAAGGATGGAACACTATATATCCGACTACGTTCGTGAGGACAGATTATCTCAGTTGATTCATCAACCTTTAGACTCACATGATACGGACACACAACATATGTCGTATTATTTGAGTGAAACACATCATAGCATCCATGAACAGAAAGTGGGTCAATAACTTTCATATGGTTAATACACGATTAGACAAGTTTCTTGAAATATTTAGGCCCAGGTGTCTTGTGAACCGGTTCAATCTCCTCAACACTACAATTCGCAAAATATTCACGGCATGCTTTCTGGCATCCACCTAGTGCCCAGTCATCGATAATCAAAATTCCTCCCGGCTGAAGAAGCGGGTATAAATTTTCTAGGCAGACTCTTGTCGACTCATATAGGTCTCCATCTAACCTAAGAAGAGCTATCGGCTCATTAAATCCAACAACAGTGTCCTGGAACCATCCCTTGATAAATTTAAAGTCGGTGTGTGTTTGGGGAAACCAGTTCTTAACTATTCTCTCGACACTATCCAGAGGACACACCGTAATCCCAGATGATTTCAGAAGCTCACGTGTATTTGTGTAGGGTACGTGCTCCTTTATGGTTCCTATCCCAGGCTGCTCATCATCATCTCGGGAGGCTATGGGTATGCCTTCAAAAGAATCAAACCCATAAATAGCACGGCGCTGCCGATTATCAATACAGCATCGATGTATTGCTCCGAGCTGTGCGCCAGCAGCAACTCCACATTCTACAATACACCCCTGGATATTATTGTTTAATATGTGAGTTGTCATATCGTAGCTATTGCATATAGTTTCAAAGGATGAATACGCAACACTCCCGTATGGTTTTAAAAATAACATTTTATCTTCACGGGGGGTATGTTTTAATAGTTTGAAACGCAGCATTATACATAGTTGTTATAATATAACAACAATGTCATTGAGTTGGTTGCGCACCACACTCCCTCGTCGTATAGTGATTTCACTATCCATATATGGAGACGCTCAAAGGTTTATTCATGGACTCTATGAAAACTGTAGGGACATTAACAGGATTTATCCAGACTTTTGGATATATGTATATGCTGGTAATGATTTTGACAAATCTATGCTAAATGTCCTTGTGGGTATTCGAAATTTGAAGATTATATACACCGGGTTAACCGGACATATAAACATGTCCTACCGTTTCTTCTCTATTGATTATCCAGAAGTTAGTATTGCATTCTCAAGGGACTGCGACTGTCGTATTATAGCTAGAGATCAGTATTGTATCAACACGTTTATTCAATCAAACAAGATGTTTCAAATCATCAGGGATAATCGATCTCATGATGTTTCAATCCTAGGAGGAATGTGGGGTATTAAGAAAGGTGCAATCGATACGCCTTTGTACAAATTATTTAAAAAGTATTCAGATTCAAAGATAGGGGAGTATGGTTATGGTGACGATCAAGAATTCTTAGCACAATATGTGTACCCCATAGTAAAACCGAAATCCTTGATTTTTGACGGAAGGTTTCATTTTTTCAAGGACGAAGAGGTTGTGAATATTGATGTTCCAGATGAAATAACAGAAGTTGGAACACTAGAATTTGTAGGAAGGCCTATGTAACTCGTCTAGAGCATGATAAATTTTTATGTGGTATTCATAATCAGTTCTATGAACAACCCGTACACCATCCTAATAAAATTTCCTACAAGGAACCGTCCACAAAAGTTCATGGATGCCCTGCGCAAGTACATCGGGATGGCAGATGACACCACCAATATGAAGTTTATGATCACTCTTGATCGGGACGATACATCCTACGATCTGCACGATATTACTTCCGAGTTTCCGTCTCTCATCATCTCGATCGGTGAATCAAAGAACAAGGTTGATGCCATCAACCGAGACATGAACCGTGCTCCACCGTTTGATATTGTTCTCTTGGCATCCGACGATATGATTCCGATTATGCAGGGATACGACACCATCATACGCACAAAAATGAAGGAACTATATCCCGACACCGATGGTATCTTGTGGTTCAACGATGGATACCAGAAGCGTACGAATACACTTATCGTTATGGGAAAGAAGTATTTTGACCGGTTTGGGTTTCTCTACGATCCAGTTTACAAATCGTTCTTTTGCGATAACGAGTTCACAGAGGTCGCAGAAAAACTTGGAAAACAGACGTTTATAGACCAGACGATTATCAAGCATGAACACCCAGCAAATACAGGGGTTGAAACTGATGAACTCTATAAAACCAACGACAAATACTGGAAAGACGACGAGTATACTTACAACACACGGAATAAGATGGTATTTGAGTTCGATATATCTGTTCTTATTTGCACGATGCCGTCTCGTATCAAGCAGTTTACCGCATTGTACAAAAAGATCTCGGCCTTGATTGCGGATGTAGACTTGAAGATCGAGGTTCTTTCAAATGACCGAATGGATATCGACGTGGGCACAAAACGTGATAATATGTTACAGGATGCAAAGGGTAAATATTCCTGTTTCATCGACGACGACGATGATATACCCCATACGTATTTCAAGGAATACGAAACCCTGTTGAAAGACGGGAAGGATTACGACTGTTTTTCGTTGGTAGGAAAGTATTATAGCAATGGTCTTTATATCAATCCATTCTACCATTCCACGAAATATACGTCATGGTATGAAACAGGCCGTGGGTTCTTTAGGTATATCAATCATCTCAATCTTATCAAGACTTACATTTCTCGCAGTGTCGGGTTCAAGCGTATGACACATGGGGAAGATAAAGATTTTTCAGATAGACTGTATGAGTCTGGTAGAATCAAAACCGAAGGAACCCCGAAGGATATAATGTACCACTACTACTACGTGGACAAAAATGCAATAACACTGAAACCCAAACCAAGTAGGACGTTCAGTTTTTTGCGACGATTATAATTTAATTTATTGCAAAATAGAATACAAACCCACTAATGAACAATTTTTATGATGAAAATGGAAGTATCATTGATACACATGAGTATGAAACTATCGAACAACAGATTGCCGATAAGTTTATCTCCCAAGACGCAATTGTTCTTGAGCTTGGAGGACGATACGGTGTTGTAGCCACATGTATAAACAAACGGTTAGCAGACACCCGGCACCACTTTGTCGTTGAGCCAGATGAAAGCGTATTCGCTAAAATGTGTGATAACCTATCTTCTCATCGCTGCAATCCTCATGTATTTAACGGGATAATCTCAAATAAGCCACTTTACTTTCAACCAGGTGGTCTAGCAAGTCGTACTCGGGAGACGGCATGTTCTTGCGATTCATTTATAGTTCCGAACAAGACTCTCAATCAGATTATAGAGGAAACTGGGCTTAAGTTCGATACTCTTGTAGCTGATTGTGAAGGATGTCTAGAAGGATTTATTGATGATAATATTAACTATTTGGATAAGTTCAAGTTGATCACGTATGAATCAGATTTTAGGAGTGAATGTGACTATGAAAAGATTGAACGTATCTTAAAAGAACATAATTTTGAATGCATTCATCCAGGCGGGCATTCTGTATGGAAACGACAACCTCCATCTCTGCCAACCCCGCAGCCTATACCCCCTAAAAAGAAGCTGTTATCCTTTCTACGAACTCGTTAATCTATTTTTATGAGCTGTTCAACCCAAAAAAATAGACGCCGTGAAGCGCTGTTTTAAGTTTTAAGTGCTGGGATCACTCCATTCGTCCCAACGTTTAGGCCTTAAGAAAATGCACCTTCAGGAAGGACTGGAGGTTCAGGTACGTGACCGTGTCCGTGTCCTTCACCTTCAGCAGGCGGGACAGAACGCCGTCGGGGATGATGCGGCGCTTGTTGGAGGGGTCGAAGCACGAGTTCTCCTTGACGTAGGTGGACACGAACTTCGTGACCTCCGTCTGCGAGCGCTGCGAGCCCGCCGGCAGCTTCATGAACGAGCACAGCTCCGTCGAGAGGCCACGGGGCTTCAGGAAGGCGTTCTTGGAGCGGCGCAGCTCCCACGCCGTCTTCTCCTCGGGCGTCATGTCGGCGACGTCCTTCTTCACACGGCGCTTCTTGCCGGCCTCCTTGACCTGCTTGGCCGAGGCCTTGGCAGCAACGAGCGTGTCGGCGATGATCTCCTTCAGGTCGTTGGCGACGCGGGTGCGCAGCTCACGGATGCGCTCCACGATGCCAGCGATCGAGGCGGGAGCAGCAGCCTCCGTCGACGACGGGACCGCCACCTCCGGGGCAGCGACCGTCGGGACAACGACCTCCGTCTTGGCGGCCGGCGCCTTGCGGGCAGCCTTGACCTTGGGCTCAGCGGCCGGGGCCGGAGCGGGGGCCGCAGCAGCGGCGGGTGCAGGCGCAGCGGCCTTCGCAGCCTTGGGGGCAGAAACCTTCTTCACGGTCTTCGGGGCCTCGGTGCTCATGTTTGAGTTAGACTGAGACGGCTTTGCGGACATTTCTAACGCGGTTATGTATATACTCCTGTCCGACGGCGTAAATAGGTATGGAGATGAAAATATGAGAAATTCTTTCTCGCTTAAGAGTGTGGAGGGTGGTCGCCCCGACCCTTTCCAATTTTGAGGGTTGAAAAATTAGTGAAAATTTGTGTGTTTACTGCCTTACCTAAACTGCTATGCGTAGAACGAAATCGTTCTAGACATAACTGGTCATTTTTTGTGAAAAGGGGTATTTAATGCGCTTTTTTTTCCTGGCCGAAAAGTTGCAGAACCCCTTGAAACCTTAAAAGTCTATCTAGGGGGGGGGGGGGGGGGGGGGGGGGAAAAAAAAAAATCAATCTTTGGCATACACACACTCCCCGCAACCATTTTCCACGCACGCTGTCCCATAGTCGTATTATATCTGA